GCGGCTTCTCTAGCGGCTGTCTGCACAGCAGCTCCTTGTCCAAGTATGGCTCGTCCGGTCGCTCTCTGTGCTCTAGCAACTTCTAACGGACGAAAAGCTAGTGCGGCGGCGTCAGGATTAAACGCACTATTCAGAACGCCAAACCCAGTCTGTCCAGGCATTGGTGTAGCAACAGCTGTCCCTACATTTTTGTAGTTTGTAGTGACTGGGTTTGCGCTGAGGCTAAAATAGTCTCGGGTCGTCTGTGGGGCCATTACTGGCATGGTAGTTTTTGGTACGGTCCCTACAGCACCAGATTCTGCTAGACTCCTACCCGCCTCTCCCATATTTACGCCAGGTTTGAATAGGGTGTTGCCGCCCTTTATTCCTAGCGCTCTTTCTCCAGCTAGTTCTGTCGCCCGTTGTGCTAGGTTGCCTGCACCATATTCTGCAGCTCTTCCAGCGGTGGCTTCTGCGCCTCTACCAACCAGCTTTCCGAATAGAGCACCAGCGCCTTCAACTAACGATCTACCGGCAGCCGGGAGGAAAGGCGTAGCAGATACCTTTTGTAGGTATGCCTTCTTAACTTTTCCCTTCTTCTTATTATACAAAATAAGACCGCCGGCTGCGGCTCCGCCACCGGCTACTGCACCAGTACGTAGTTTCTTAGCTAGCTGCTTTACTTTAAAACGATGTACTATCTCAGGAGCAGCCTTGCCTACGGCGTATCCAGCAACCATTCCCAACCCCTTTCCAGGTGTCTCATACTTTGACATATGCGCCGCTAATTGTTCTGTATGACCCTGTTCGAGTCTGCGTAGAGCATTGTACTGCATCTGGTCTTTGATGGTATTCAGAGCGCCAGGTACGTTGTTAGACTTAGCGGATTCTGTATACTGCCGGAACATTACGAATTCAGGGGCTTCTTTCCCAAACTTCTTAGCAGCCCACTCTCTACCTGCGCTTAGTTCTTTTTGCAGAGAGGCGAGTTCTGCATTAGTTGACTTCTTAGCTATATGTGTGCCTACACGCTTGCCAATTTCTCCACCAGCAATGGTAGAAGCGGCCTGTGCTATTCCAGCCAAGGCGCTGTCCTTAGCTTTTCTTTTTAGGATCGCATCAGCTATGGCTTCAAAGGGCGCTGGCATATCTAACCTCTCAATATGTCTTTTATACCTCTAGGCACAGGGTCTAGTTCTACATTGGTAAGGGACGTTCCGGTGTATAGCAGGAACGCTACAATCTTGGATTGATAGCGAACCACCTCGTCCACGGGTAGCGTAGCAAATAAATGTATACGCTGGGTAGCCGCCCCAAAATTATGGGTTATGGTATCTTTGGAAACTGGTATTTCTGGATCGCCCTTAATCATGGGTAATATTCTATCGTGTAAAGTAGAAACAACAAGGCCGGAAGTAGTTTCCCACTCCCGGCCCTGCTGAAAAGACGTCGTCAGGTTATTGATTAACCCTTGGCCTTCTTGTACGCCGCCAGACCACCGAGGCCCGCCGCCGCGCCACCACCGATGGCTAGCGCCTTGCGGTTAGCCTTCAGGGCGCTGATCAGCTTCTGGCCCATGGTCTTCTTGGCTAGCAGCTTCTTAGCAGCCATACCTGCACCACCAACCAGACCAGCCGCGCCTAGCGCAGCAGCGGCGCCTAGGCCTGCATCCATACGGGCATTACGGCCCTTCTGTAGGAAGTTCTCAGCCATCTGTGACGAACGCGCCGTGACCGGACCAATCTGGCCCTTGCCACCGCGACCGACCGCCATAGCGCGCTCGGCTTCCGCCTTACCGCCACCAAGAATCGCCTTGGCGCGCATCTTAATGCGCTGACCCAGGACTCCGGCTTCCTTGTCAATACCAGCGTTCATGTACTGCTCTACTAGTGTCATTTTAAGTACTCCTCTATGTTGCAACACAGTCTACCCGTGACGTCTACGGGCGCGATATTATCGCAACGTAAGCGTAACGCAGTATTTACAAGCAAGCAATGTATCGCGGCCGCAAACCTAGACAATAAATTGTTATATGAGAGTGGACCACACAGATACTAGGTACGACCATGTTTACCGTCCATCTCTCTTATGAGCAAACGAAAGACCTTTTAAATCCAGCGTACACTCTGCAAGAGCTGTCCGCACTGTTTAGTATCAACAGTAATAAAAAGAAAAAGCGCAAACTTACTCTACCAAAATTTCGCAACAACGCGACGAGGGGAACATGTTCGAAGGTGAAGAAGTACTGAGTTACCTACTGGATGAGATCGAGGACGAACTACGAGATGCTGGTGTTGTTGATTACGCATCAACAGCAACAAACATGCCAACCACTCTTAAAGAGTTCTTGTACAGATCGTGGGTGGCGGCAGAAAGGGAGCTAGGCACTAGTGTATGGTCTGGGTCCGTTACAGACGGTAACTTGGTTATTCAGGCGGAGATAGAGTGTGAAGGCCAGTCCTTCACAGTGCTATGCAAAGAGAACTTGCTAGAGATCAGTGAGAGTACTGATACGTACGATGCACAAGGCAATGCGAACGTAAACACTCTATCAATACGGGCGCTTTCGACTAGCAAGGATACATATACATTTTCGGTAGGTCTAGAGCTTCCGGCGGAAGCTACAGACTTTTTCTTCAATGTCTGTTCGGGAGTTCTTGATACGTTCAGCACACTTGTGGATGCCAAGCAAATCAACTGCACCGACAATTTGGTCAACGCTATGGCCTTGCTGGAGAAAGCACTCGTTGATAACACTACTTTTGAGGTCCCTAAAAGAGTCGTACCTGCCGCCACTTAAAGACGGTCAGTGTGTAGTAGAGTACAAAGGCGCCTGGTTTTTATATACAAACGTACCAGGAGGCCTGTACTTCAAACAATGGTACAGGTTGCAGCACGGAGTATGGCCTAAAGGTAAGTGGCCATATTATTCGGAAGAATAAACACCAAGGTGTGTTACTAGAGGACGAGGCTCGTGGTGGATCAACCCATCACGAGTCTCTGTCCTTTCTCTTCTTTTTTAGCACCTTGGTTAATATAGATACTTCCTGCTGAAGTTCTTCTATGTCGGCGTATAAAGACTTCGGCTCTTTTATTGACACTCTGTGGATATGGCTAGCGTCAGCCGAGGCTAGTACTGCATTTATTTTGTCTGATACTACGTCTGATGCAGTAGAACACTTTTCCTGCTCTTCTTTCTCTCGCTCTTGCTGTTTCTGCGATTTGTTACTCTTAGTTTCCTTAGGCTTCTTTCTAGAGTTGCCTTTACGCATAGACGCTGACGCTGCACTAACAGCGGCGGCTGTTGCAACAGTGGCTGCTGCTATAACCAGACCGGTAGAAACATCTAACGTAGGTTCGGATACTACAGGTGAAAGAGGAGTAGTTGCTTCTACAGCAACGGTCGCGACGGTAGTGACTTCATCTGGTTGATCCGTCTCTGTCACAGCAGAAGAAGTCGTTACCTCTACAGGGTTCTCTACCTTAGGCGGGTCCTTTTGGTAACTGAACGCTATAGAAGAGCCGTCTTGAAAGTCACAGTTGGCTATAGACGACGATGTAGTTCCATCTGGTAATAAATACCCGCGGTCGATTACTATCACCGACTCACCAGGCTTAACTACGCAGTGTTTGGTGTCTTCGCTCAAGTCTTTTTCTTCTTATCTTTCTCTTCGCTGGTAACTTCAACGACCTTCTTTTTTAACTTAGACACTTTAGTCTTTAGTTCTTCCACCTTAGCTTCACTGGTGGCCACTACTTCTTCGACCTTCTTTTCAGAGGCGTTTGTCTTAGACTCAAGCTCGGATAACTTGTTCTTTAGCACCTGAAGTGCTTCCTCTAATGCCTGCTGTTTGGCGACACAAGCCTCATGACCAGTTTTCATGGTCTTTAGTTCTTCCATCTTCTGTTCGTGCGCCAGTTCCTGCTTCTTCTGGAAGAAGTCCCATACCTTCTTTCCACCAAGAAGCGCTACCGCTCCTAGTGCAACTACCATTACTGGATTGCCGCCACTTAGCTGAGCGATCTGGTTTATGTCTATACCTGTAGCTGATGTTGCCGTAGGTACTGCGGGCAGTACAACCTGAGCTAGAAAAAACATTTGTACTATCTCCTTAAGGCGCGTACGGGCACTGGTGTTAATCTAGCCACCAGTAGGTTTATCTACTGGTTGAGGCGCTTTAGCGCCCGTTGGTTGGGGTGCTTGCTTAGTATCTGCAGTAGTTGGGGCGGGTGTGGCAACGCTTGTAGCAGACTTTCTATTTCTAAGGGCCTCAGCTTGGGCATCCATAAAGGCTGCTCTAGACGCGTTAAAATCTTGCGTCTCTTGAGGAGTTGCAGGACGCGTTGCACCCGATGCCACATCTTTAGCGTCCTGTCGCTTGGCGGCGTTGGCGGCTAGTATGCGTTTCACAGTGGCTTCTTCTCTCTTTCTAGCAGCTGGGTCAACGTAAGTAGCCTTTTCTGCTCCAGCTATTTGAGAAACTGACTTATCACCAGTAATAAACTTTGCAGGATCGAAAGTCTCTCCTGCCCGCAGCATTCTTCCGCCAGTAGCTTGGCGTACGTTCTCAGCGGACCAATTAAACCTAGGGTCTTGCTTACTTAGTTGATTGGCCAACCAGCTATAACCCATGTTAGCTTTCATGGTTATGGGCGAGCTTTTAGCGGCTGCAGGTTGTGTTGCCGGAGCGCTGAAGTCCACACCCGTCCATGCCAAGTTCTGCCGTAGATACTGAGGCGTTATCGGTTGTGAACCGGAAGCTGGTGCGGTCTTAGGCGGTGTGTATGTTGGTACATTGAAAGAGGCGTTTACTCCGGTTGTAGGCGTAGGGGCTTCTGTACCGGAAAAGTAGTTTCTGGCTCTACCTGCCCAGTCACGTGCGGTGTTAAAAAAAGACTGCGTAGGAGATGCGTTAGTGGCGTCTACGGCAACCTTCTCTAGAGGAAAGTACGACTCTTTCAGAATTTTGCTTATTGCCATCGATGTCGCCTCATTTAGGAACACACGTACACAGTATGTAAATTATGCCCCGTAGCAGACCAACAGGTTAGCGCACTAGCAATAAAGTTGCCAATATCAGGTATAATAAACATGTAGGGCCACAAATCCGTATATAGTCCTAGTCTCCTTTCATTTTCTCCTCGTTACTTCCCGTCTTCTATCCCACCAATATCCCTACACACAACGCGCCATCGTTACGGAGTGGCGCGTTTCTTTACCTATTAGGTGAATACCAGCATGAATATCTTTGTCCTAGACGCCGACCCTAGGCAGGCGGCAAGGTATCTATGTGACAAACACGTAGTAAAAATGGTGCTTGAATCGGCACAAATTCTTAGCACTGTGGGCAGACATTACGGAGCAACAGAACAGCGACTCTACAAGACTGCGCACCCTAAACATAAATGTACGTTATGGGCGATGGAGTCTAAGGATAACTGCGCATGGTTATGGGAACACGCCGATGAAATAGGCAAGGAGTTTACAAGGCGGTACGGCGGAGTACATACAGCCGCTAACATAGTGCGCCTATGTGAAAATGTGCCAGCGATGTGCCCTGATAACGGTCTCACGCCTTTTGCACTGGCTATGCCAGACCAATACAAAACAGACGACCCAGTTATTTCTTATCGAAAGTATTATATAAACGAGAAAGTGCTGTTCGCCACGTGGCGGACTGCCGAACCAGAATGGTGGAGAATTATATGATAAGCGCTGAAGTGATTACAGATAGTACAAATAGTGGGCACCGGCTAACTACCTTTAGGTTGATTTACCCGCGTTTCATTCACGCACACGTGCTCACGCACAGAGCCTTTTCTAGGAACACATCCTCGTCTCGCGCAATACCTGCGGCTAAACTAGCACGACTAGTTAGAGAGAACCCAGCCATGCCTATGTTCTGGGGAGAGAACGAACCAGGGATGAAGGCACACAAAGAAGTATCGTCGGAAACGGCGACTGCGTGGTGGCTAGAGTGTATGGAATACGCGCTGGCACAGCACCAAAAAGGGTTAGAACTGAACCTGCATAAGGAAGTATTAAACAGAATATTAGAGCCGTTTGCGCATGTGGTAGTAATCTTGTCTGCTACAGAGACGTTCAATTTCTTTGACGTACGTGCGTTTGGGGTAGGCGTGCAGTCAGAGACGGCTATGTTGGCTAGAAGTATGTATGAGGCCCTAACAGCCAGTACGCCAAAAGAAGTAGATGTTGGCGGTTGGCATCTACCGCTAGTACCTGAAGAAGAAAGAACTGACAACCAACTAAACGACGCCTACGTTAGCGCTGCTAGATGTGGTCGGGTTTCGTTTTTATTACCAGAACTGAACTACCCGACCGACCTAAAGAAAGGCCGTAATATGGAAGTAGTTAAGCACTGGTCACCGCTAGAGCACCAGGCTACTCCGTATAGTCCAGCAGTACACGGAGACACGCCCGATATACAACGTAACTACAAAGGCTGGGTTCAGTTACGAGCCCTTGTAGATTACTGAGTGCAAAACACAGAAAAAATGTGATAAAAGTACTGTGCGCTGTAAGGTTATCTAGGTAGATCTTATGCGTAGGCTGCACCAGCGGCTGAAAAAGTTACTGACGTCCACACTGTTTCGGCTGGGATTTAGCGTCAGTGACATAGGTAGTGTTCTAGTTGATTCCTGGAAACCGTTCCGGATCATCCGCAGCTAAAGCCGCTACTGATCCTACACTACTTTCCAGGATTAAACGATCTTCGCGCTGGTCATGTGCTTTATGTCTGGGTAATAAAGTGATTGGTGGCTATTGCGAATACTGGTCCTAAACGTAGTTGCTTCGACACGTTACTAAATGGGCAGTAATATCTCACAAACAGTTCGAGATCATGTCACCACGGGCTTAACATCCCGCTGTGACATGATCCAGAACTTATTCGCACCAAACGCGGGTGTGCGGTAATGCACATCTACACTGAATTCTACAAGTCCCTAGGTAGGCTTGTAGATAGGCCGTATCGGCGGCTGAATAGGTAAAGAGCAGTCATGTTGCTTCGATATGTCTACAAAAAGTCTTTACTAGGAATACTATGGTGTACTTTAATATGTCCTGGGTTACGTAATAATTTTGAGAAAATTATTACTACACCCAGACATCTTAAACTCATCATTTGCGCCGATGGCAAGCAAGTACGTATGGACATCCATGCGTACTTGTTTTTAGCGTATAGTCCTGCAAATAAAACGTGAAACACGGTATATGTACTGTGCACAGAAAGCGTCTAGGTAGCGATCTGTGAAAGCTTTAGTGGCTGAACAACGTCAGCAGCACCCACGGTGTTTCGCCGTGTGTACAGAAGTGGCTGACGTAATACTACAAGGTTGCTCAATTATTTATTTAAAGCTCCTACCGAGCTTTAAATAAATAAACGCACTCTTTTGCACTATAGCCAATGTGTGGGTGCATCGCCGTATGGGTATCTATACGGCGGTGCATTCCCTTTTCTTCTTAGGTGCCTACCATGAGAATAGTCGCAATCCCAAAGAGAAACGGAAGTTACCGGCACGTATGCGTGCCTACCGAAGCTGAGAAGAAAGATCTAAAGGTGTTACTACCAGAACTGAACAAACTTCAGTATTCGTTGTGCAATAACACCGTACACGGCTTCATGCCTCTTAGATCGGCGGTTACAAACGCCAAGGCACACATCGGTAAGCAGTTCACGTTGTGCTTTGACCTAAAGGACTTTTTCGATACCGTCACGCGCAGTAAAGTCACGGCGGTGTGCGATAGATTTGCCGAAAGTTATTACGACAAATGTTTTGTAGACAATGTAGCTAGACAGGGACTTCCCACCAGCCCTGCTATCGCAAACATTGCGGCCATCAAGCTAGACGCAGGTTTGTCTGTGGGCCTGCGTCTTATTTCTACAGAAATCGTCTACACCCGTTACGCAGACGACCTGACCATTTCGTTTGATGACGGGTCATTGGTAGAACGCATAAAAGAACTAGTGCGTGATAAAGTTATCGAAAGTGGCTTTGAGCTAGCCGCGCATAAGACCACTTTGTACAAAGCGTCGGCGGGCTATAGAAAAGTTACCGGCGTGAGTGTGGGCTCTGACGCGGTATACCCTACCAGAGAGTCCAAGAGAAAGCTTCGCGCAGCCAAGCATCAGGGTAACGAGAGTTCCACCAAAGGTCTTGAGGAGTGGCAGAAACTAAAGGTTCCGCCGGATGCAGACACTAACCTGTCCCGCATTTGCATAGAGTTCGGAATACCGGTGGTAACTCCACCTCCTAAGCAAGTAAGCATCCATGAAGTAGTCGGAAGCAACTTTAGTATACAAGTAGCTCCGGAGATTGTTCTGGCAGCGGCACACGTAAACTACGGAAAACCCTCCAGATTACTCCTAGGTAAAGGAGGAAAAGCGCTACTGAATTGGGCAATAGATCCGCGTGTGTGCATCGTATGTAACGATAACTGGAACAGACGTCTGACTGTCGGCAACACTACTATAGAATACGGTTGGCGGTCATCAGCAGTAACTCTGGCTATATTGACCGAGGCCGGTCTGGTATTGCTAGACACTGTGATGCACAACAGAAATAGCCGACGCCTAGTCAGCCAACTTAGGCGGCTTGGAATCAAACGCGTGCTCACGGACTCTGAGCTGAGTCAGGTGCGCGATATGTCTGCTCTAAAAGAGATAAAAGTGGAGATTGACAGAATTACGCGGAGTTTCTTACGGCCCAGTGGTGTAATTATTGATAGAGCAACTAAAAACAAACTATTCCTGCGATTTTATGTGGAGGGTGATAATGCCAATTAGAGTGTTTCTTGTCGGCGGTTCCGACAAGCATAAAGACGAACTGGCAAGTTACGGTGAGGAGTTCGGGTTCGAGATTGTTGGACACGTGCGGTATAGGTCGCGTATTCCATTTCCGCCCAAGAAAGGGACGTATGACAAGGTAGCCAGCATGGTGGTCTACCAGTCACATCAGCTGTCTAAGTTCGCTGCGGAGCTGGCTAAGAAAAGCGGAGTTCCTCTGGTCATTCTAGCTTTCGGCTCGAAAATGAACGCTATGCGTATCGCAGGTATTGACGTTAATAAATCTGATGAAGTCGCTCTAAACGCTCCGACTGACTTGAGTCAGGCAGATGCGATTAAGTACCTTGGGTTTCCTTACCACAAGTGTCTGACGATTCTGCGTTCTAGTCTTGTTATCAGTCGACAAGTATCCAACAAAATAATGTACGACAAGCGTAGTCTGGACAACGCTGTGGAGGCGCTTACGAACGACCAGAACTTGTTCAGATCGCTGCCAGAGCCCTACCCTAGGAAGAAGGCACTGGAGACGCAACAGCAAGATATTTCAGAGGAACTAGAAGAGACAGAGGAACCGCAAGTAGTGGCGGCTCCTGTTCCCGTCCCAGTTCCAGCACCGGCTCCTGTAGTAGACAAGCCTACCAAGACGCCATATCTACTCTTTCAGCAGGTAGTTGGAACTGACACTTACAAGCTGGTGCCAAGTTTCGATACGTCCCTACTACGTGGTTCCACTGAAGCTAGCGACCTTGCGGCAACTATAGAACTGGCGGCTGATATTAATGAACTGCCCAATAAAACAGTTCTGCTACTGGTTCAGCCAATCATCAAAAGCGAAGTGTTGCGGCAAGTAACGTTGAAGCAACTGCCCGTCTAATAAGGATAAACATGAGCTCGGTTGACCATCCTAAGCACTACAACGTAGGTAAGTTTGAGGCCATAGATGTTATTGAGGACTGGAAGCTAGACTTCTGTCTGGGCAACACGGTCAAATATATCTCTAGGGCTGGCCACAAAGACAAGTCCAAGACGCTAGAGGATTTGGAGAAAGCGGCTTGGTATTTGAACAGGAAGATAGAGAGCTTGCGTCGAGAGCGAGAAGGACAGGAGTAAAACAGTAGAACAACGCGCACTATCGATTGGTGGTGCGCGTTTGTTCTTACCTATCAACGCTTCTGTGCCTTAACTCCGCGCAAGCTTTTATCTACGTGAATATCTACCAATCTAGGGGCAAATAACGTTCCCTTAGTAGACTTCTTTTCATAACCCACTCTGGCTACCGAGCCTACATAGGATGAGCGGTTCTTCCACATGTCCTTACGTAGTCTATCTGATATGCCAGTTCCTACTTTACCTAGGATCGGACCACGTGGCGTACTGGAGTAGGTAAACACGCCAGCACTATCTTTATATTTACCTTGTCCCGGCTGAACGCCTCTGATGTAGACGTCGGCTTCATCTACTATCTTGGCTTTCTGTGGTCCTGTTGGTGACCAGTGGACAATTCCTTCTGCCGTAAGTGGATGCTTGCGGCTCTTTATTGCCAGTAATAGTTTACGCTTTTCGTCGGCTTCTATTGCTGTAGGAGGTTCGTGTACAGCATTGAGTCCTGCGGTATACTTCTTTATGAGTGCTAGTCTAGTAGCGTAGGGCTTGTTTTCTTGTCCTACAACGTCAAATGGCATCACGCGCAACTTATCTCTAGTCTGCGCGGCGCGTGCCTTGTCCACGTTTGAGTTCAGGATGCCTGCTGTTCTAAAGGCTGGTTGGGCCTTTCCTTTCGGATCAGATAAGTAAGTCTCTGCGCGAAGAACTGTTCTAGGTACACCAGCAGGAACTCTTTGCGAGAAAAGCCCCGGTATCTTGTGGGTGTACTCTAGAGCATCGCCGCGCTTGGATTCTCGATACGAGAATACCCGTGGACGCTTACCGCCTTCTAGTAACAGTAGCGAGTGCGCTCCATCTACTTTTGGCTGGAGTGGCCCTTCGGTATCGCTCAATGAAAACGTATACGGCAGGCTCTTATATTTGGGCTTCTCGTGCGGTATCTGGTATTTACCGGGGACGGTGCTTCTATTTAGAAATAACCAATCCTTAGGTCTAGCTGCCCTAGGTCTGAGCAATACCATTTCTTTGGTAGTGCGTCCTTCGTGGATATTAAAGAGCACCTTGTCTTTGCTGACCTCTACTACATCAGCTGTACCTTTGGCATGAGTGGAGACTTTGCCGCCACCATAAAGACCTCTAGGTATGTCACCTTCGAAGTCATGCCAAGACACTGCGTGAGTAGGCTGCTGCTTGGCCAAAGTAGCCTTTCCGGGCTCCGGTATTCTACGAGTAGCCCAAGAGTGTGACACGTCAGACGGGGCCAATCTGATATCGAAATGCGGTCCCGCCCTGAACGCCTCGTGCTTCTGGAATACGTACTTCCAGTTACCAGCAGGCTCTTTTATTTCCTTTATTACTCTACGGTCTGGAATACCAGGAGCAGGTTGTTTCTTAGGCATATCTGAACTCCCGATTCCGTTTGGCAGCATATTCTGCTTTCTGCGCCTCAGAGCGATTTGGATAAGCCCCGGCCACTTTCACTAGTGTCCAGGGTCTACCACGCTTAGTGTACTTCGCCCCTCCGGATAGCTCACCGTTATGCTGACGCAATCTTCGGTCTACGTCTGTAGTACAACCTACGTAGGTACGGTTGCTGTCGTTCTTAAGCAGGTAGACTACCCAGGTGCTCATTATTTACTTCGCTCTATTCTGCATGGCAGACATAGGTACAACTGCCGAACCGTCCTTAGGTAGCGGCTTGCCCGTCAGGTAGCTGTACAAGGCGCGTATTCTAAACAGACGAGAGCCGATGTCGGCTTTCTTTTCCATATCACGGCGTCGAACTAAGCGCTTAACTCTCTCCCACTTGCTCTTAACTTCTGGAGAAGTGGTTGTTCCTCCATGCGCGTAAGTGGGCAACCCTTGGTCTTTGTCTGGGGCTTCATGCGCCCAGCGCTTAGCAATTCTAGGATGCTCCGCAAACATGAAGCGGCGCTGTTTTTCTGATGTGAATGGCATTAAGTACCTCCTGCGCAGAAGTTAGGATACTACAAATAGTGATAAAAAGAACGGGTGCGGTCTCGCAAAAATACACTATCGTCGGGTATAAGCCCATGCAGGACGACAACTATTACTCTAGGGAGAATGCCGTGAACGTGTTCTGGGGTTATCTATACTCTTTGCTCTTGTGCTTGATCGGTATCACCACTGTAGTAGTGTGTGCTCTGACGTCTATGCTCTGGCTACAGAGTGACTACCAGTTGGCGGCGTTCGGAGTATTCACTACATTCATGTTGATAATCGGCTTGGACATAACGTATCACCAGGCCAAGCAGTACTAAAACCACTAAAGGGTCCATATGAACACTTACAACGAAGCTCTTCTACTAAGGGTAGAGAAGACGCTGGTAATAATGGGATACGGTCATATACATCCTAAGCGCGTTCTCACGTTGTGGGACAAAAACCCGCCCAGCGAGAATGAACCGTGGGAGATGCGTGTGCGCTCTTCACTCGACTTATTAGGCGCTAATAACAAAAAGATTAGGCTGCCTAAAAAGAAAAGGCCCACCTTGCTCTACAGAGAAAGCAAGGAAGCCCCTGTACAAATTTTAGCGGAGAAATGAATGAACTAATGCAGGTTTCTAATGAAAAACTACTCGATGGTCAAGAAAGTGACAGAGACAACTATGGCCGGAGGTACGCCTTTAGAGAAAAGACTGAATGCGTATCTGACATGTAAGTTCATAAGCGACTCGTACATACCAGACGACGAATGTCTGCCAGAGGCACGATATATCTTAACGCTAAAGAAGAAGGGACTGCGCGGAGAGCTACATAAGTATCTGGAGTACCAATTTGGTACTGCTCCGGCAGCAGTAGTAAAAGAGATCGTCGGTATGCTCAAGACACCGTAGCTATGCTACAAGTAACGACAAGCACAAACTTTTGTCGTTACTTAGCTATCACAGAAAAACGGCGCGCGATTTCTCGCTGACGCCGTCTTCATTGGTAGCACTAACTATTAGAGAACTACTAGAATACAACCGGCTTAGAGGTGTCTACCGGAGCTTCCATAGTCGGAGACGGAGGTACCGACGGAGCCTGTGTGGCCGACGGTGCACCCGGTGTTACTTTCGCCTGCTGCTTCGCCTTGTAGGCCGCGGTATCCGCAGCTACGCGCTTAGCTACACTAGCAGGCATCTTTATATCTAACTTCAGCGGGGCTTGTCCTTCCTGTGGTACTTGCGCCGCGGGTGCCGCGGGTGCAGCCGTGGTTCTTGCTGCTGGTGCCGACTTGGGCGAAGGACCTGTAGCCATCATTTGCTGCTGTTGACGACGTACGCCTTCCATCTTGGCGATCATGCCCGGAGACACGTCAATATTGTACTTAGCCGCCAACGCCTGACCCTCTGGGCTGCCTGACATGTACAGTCTGTCAGCATAAGGCATTTTTTTAGGATTCAGTCCCGCGATTCTATCGGCGTATGAGCCATTTTGGGTCAGTGACCCATACAGATCCACGTTAGAAGGACCTGTGGCTTTGGCGGCGAATTTAACTAGTTGGTGTCTGCTGAAACGCATGTTCGACTCCATATACGGCTCAATTGTATTAGCTTACTCCGCAGCCTTAGGGGCAGTTTCTGTAGCAACCGGCACTACTGAGCCTTCTCCCACAGGGGCCTCTCCGTTTCCTTTTCTCGACGCTGACGCTAGTTTAGCTTTTACTAGATCGTCAGTGTCGTTCTCTTGATCCATCTTTTCTATCAGCTTGTCATCGCGCTGGCTATTGTTGAACCAATAATCTATTACGCGGTTATAACTACCAATAAATGCACCCAACAGCAAGAACAGCAGCTCTTTCCACTCCTGTGCTATGTGTGCGTTGAAGATAGTCGCGGACAAAACACCCATAAGTATGAGCATTAGCGTCAACAACGTAATGATGGTTATATACCACCGCGTGTTGAGCATCTTCTGATAGACCAGGTTGAATCGATTTTTATCATCGGTAATATCCACTTGGGCCGACGACGAAAAGATCTTCTCGATAATATCCTTGAACATCTCAACCTCTTTATCTGCTTAGCACAAAAGTGAACTTCACGTCCTTCGATTCTACTTTATTACCAGTATTAAAAGATAGCCTGATACGGTTACCGTTTATTCCTTGGGCCAGAAGTTGCTTTTTAATCTCTTCGGCGCGTTGTCTCAGCTTACCGCTGAACTCAGTCCCTACTTTTATCTGCACGTCTAGTTTTTGGTTGGATTTCAATACTTTAGCTATGAAGTTAACTGCGGTATCTTCATCAGCCCGCTTATGCGGTTTTACTGCAGCTTTTTTATGCAGTTCTTCCTTACTGATAGTCTGCGTAACTGGGTCGGGTAGTTGCTCCGCTGGAGTAGGCGCGTTTGGTAATGCGGCGGGAGTTTCTTCCTTAGGTAGCGCTATTACCGTTTCATGTGGAGCTGCGGTCACAATAGTTGGCGCAGACGCTGGCGCTATAGGCGTGATGCGCGGCTCGTCCGCCTTACCAAAGGTAATATTTACTGCGGGTGATACAGCAAAAGCGTTTTTAGCTACTACAGTTGGTACCACAAACAGATCCACTTCTAAGCATACATCCATACCCGAGTACGGAAATGCTGTTTTGATACCTACGTGACTCACAACATCGTAGTCAAACGGCGCGCCCCATCTAGGCGACACTGCCTGCACGGCTGGTCCTATAGCTACCGCCAGTGAGAGTTTGTCCGTTCTAAAACCTAGGACAGCGTCCATAGTGACTAACGGACTAGTAAGTTTTGCTGTATCTACATGAGTACCCTTTACCACGTACTCTTGCTTCGGCTGTCCGTTAAGAAATAAGTAAGCCGCCTGTGTCTGCACGCCAAACTGAAAGTACTTAGTGTGCCAGCCTACAGAAGCGTGTAATGACGGTCCTTGTCCACTTACAAGCTTTAAGTTTTTACTAGGGCTTGTGGCACCTAGTTGGTCTTCTATAGAGTACTCGCGGCGGTAATATCCAGCATCTATAGACCAGTCCGCAGCGTAAGCGCTGACAGCACACGGTAGCGTAAGTAGCGAAAGCGTTACGACTTTGCGCCACATTGTTAGTCCTTACATATGAGAGGCTGGCCTGTGCAGTCAGGATTAGCTTTGGCGCAATAAAGAGTTAGGGCGTCTTGTCCACATCCAGCGCGTGTCTCGAAGTATCTAGCTATAGTGCCTACGGGACACTTAACACTTTGAGGAGTTCCAGTTCCAGGCATACCAGGCACAGCAATTGTCTGCTCTGTACCAACGGGCACGCCTCCAACACTAAGCTGTGAGCACACTATGCTCACGCTATTGAACAAAGTAGAACCAGGTTTATTACCAGTTATACCTACGATAACCCAGCCGTTAGGGCATTTCGTTATTGGAGTAGGTGCCGTCGGCTCCCATCCTGAACATCCAGAGCCACCGTTTTTCTGAGTAGTGGTTTGGGTTGTGGTTACGTTCCCAGTCTGGTCTGCCGTGACAGTGCCACAAACTACAGTTGTTCTGGTGGCGGTCTTAGTGTTGTTACTGAAATCAAACCCTATGCCTATAAGTACGTCTGTGGTAGCGCAGCCCATCTTAGGACCTACGACTCCGCCCATTCCTCCAAGCATACCTGCTGTCACATCTCCGTTGTAAATAAACTTAGGAGCAGCGCAACCGAACCCTGTTAGACAAGTACATACGCCGTTGGCGCACGTACCGCCTCCGCATTTAGTACCGTTGGGCTGAGCATTGTATGTACAGCCTGCGGATATATCACAAGTATCTGCCGTACATTCGTTTTGGTCATTACATATGATCGGAATACTGGTGCATATACCTTGCTCGCAGTTGTCCCCTTCGGTACAGGATGAGTTGTCTGTGCATGTCGCTGCAATAGGCAGACTTACACAGCCTACTACGGTGTCACATAGATCTGACGTACAGGCGTTTCCGTCCTCGCAGACTACGGACACTCCTAGGCACATAGCCAGCTCGCACTTGTCTTGTTCTGTACAAGCGTTCTGGTCGGTACATGTGACATCGTTGGGCTCGTTAACGCATCCAGACAAGATGTCACATGTGTCATCAGTGCATGGATTCTGGTCCTCGCAAGATGTCGGATCTCCGGGCAAGCACATGCCATTAGAGCAGGCGTCGTCCAACGTACACTCTACTCCGTCGTTGCATGGCGCAGAGTTATTATCATGAATACATCCAAAATCTTCAGAGCAGCTATCAGATGTACATGGATTAGCGTCATCACAGTCTATTGTTGGACCAGGTTGGCAAGAACCTCCTGAGCATACGTCTAAGCCGGTACAAGTTGAGCCATCATCACACGCACCAATATTAGCCCAAGCCTCACACCCCTTCTCCGCATCGCATAGGTTATCTGTGCAGGGATTGTTATCTTCACAAAATAAACTACCAGCGCTTAGGCATTTGCCATCTAAACACTTATCTATTGTACAAACAGAGCCGTCTAGTTGACACGGCGTGCTATCTAGAAGTGTTAAATCTTTCTTGCACTTACCGTCATCACACCAAGCGTATGCGCAGGGTTGGTCATTGGCGCAGTCTGATGAGACAGTACATTCTGCCGGTATGGAAACTATATCTCCTACGTCAGAAATAACTGTATCTTCTTCTGACGTAGAGTCTTCTATAGAAGTTGCGTCTGTCGGGGCTTCTACGTCATCAGCACTGTCTACGCTGACAAGGATTTCAGTACCTTCAGCGTCGTCAGCATCGCTATTGTCGCTGCTCCAAATGTCAGCGCTGTTAATATCGTCAATACCGGTATCAATGCCTTGAAGAGTATCCTCATCGGTATCTTCCTCGTGTGTGGTATCACAGTCTATGGTGGTATCGGTAGGCTGGTTGGACCAACCTAAGTCATCGCCGCAACTATACAGCAGAAGAGACAGAACTAACACGATATTTCTCTTAGACATGATACACCTATACTGTTCTGCTGTAACACAGAACAGTATAGGGGCTTACGTATCGTCTAAAAAACGTTAGAGCTAGACAGGGACGCCGAAGTGGCGCATGAGCGCTCTTACCTGTCCTAGCAGTTTATCATTGCCTGATAAAGCCGCGTGCTCTATAGCTTCATGCGAGTACTCTAGCGCGTCCGCTGCGTTGCCTAATTGCGCTGCGGCGCAAGCTCGGCCAGCCCAAACCTTTGCAGTCTCTTGCTGGATGTCGTTTAGAGACTTCTGTTTTAGTTCTAGCGTGGCCTTGTCTATGTACTCTCGCACGACGACACCTTCTTAGTTAAAGTCTTCGCCAAATACGGCATCCTTGACTTCGTCCCACCACGCTAGCGCTTTGCACTCAGCTGGGCTGTATAGACGTAGCAGTTCGTTACCAAACGTCGTCTGGCCTTTAACCAATCCTACTTCCCACTGGAAGTGCCACCACTCTGCGCCGGAGTAGGTTCCACCTTGGAAGAAGAATTTACGTCCACCAATGCCGCTCCAGCCATGCTTAGCGGCCAACTCGGTGAAGTTAAAGAAGCGCCCAGTGACAGGAACGGTCGTGAGGACCGTCTTGCCATTGACTGTGCTGCACTTTACACCTTGTAGCGTTACAACTGGAACGTTGGGGTTTTCTGTGCGTAGCCATACGATCCACTTGCGGCTATCGGGACCTACACGGACACATACAGCGCTATCTTTGGTCGGGTCTTGCATACCCGCACCAAGTGACATGTCGTGCGCTCTACCTAGATAGTGCATCGAGGTCTTTGACTGCGCCTTGCCGCCACCAGCTGATAGCGGACGCTTACCGCCTGCTGATGATAACTTGCCGCCTAGGGCTGTGACCTCGTCATACATCGCCTTAAACGAAGCAGCAGCGTCGTCGCGCAGAGTTGTGCTGGAGAAGCCGCCGCCTGCTACGTGGCAGGGAACGCTTACCCACTTGTTCTTCTTATCAGCCGGAATATCTACCGGGTCGGCAGTCACAGCTACGGCAAACTGGAACTCAGGAGCAACTTTGGCATTGTAGGCCGTCATCGAGCCTTTGCCGAACACACCGTCAGACGTCAAATCTACAGAGTCCTGGAAGTCCTCTACGGCGTCTTCAGTCTTTTGGCCAAAAGCACCGTCGGGCGTACCTACGTTGTATCCCAACGACGCTAGACCCTTCTGTAGTTTAAGTACGTCGTCACCCTTTGATCCTCTCTTGAGTACCATGCTATCCTCCGGATTGAATGTGAACTACTTGGAAAACGTGCGTGTTCGTACCGGCTCTCCAGTGTTGCTGGAGATTCTTTCTGCGCTAGCTTTTCCGCGAGCTAGTGCGGCACGTTGTTCTTTTGTCAGAGCCTGCGCCTTCTTTCGTGGCATACACTTTAACGGGTCATTGCCGTTTTTGGTGTACTCGGCCCAGTCTGGGTCTTTAGAGATGCCGCATTGACCGACTATGTCGCCGGGCTCTACCAGTCTGCCGCTACGCAATCTCTTACGTATGGGGCTAATAGATACCCAGTCGCCCCATTGGGCTTTTCCTCTGTCCTTACCATGTCCGCTAAACCATTCGTCAAGACCACCGTGGCCTACGTCTTTCTTAGACGCGGCGGCAATCTTTATTAGCGATATGCGGATGCTGCGCATGGTGTCCTAGTGCTTAGGCGTGCTCGCCGGTTCTCAGTTTGCTCTCAAGAACTCTGATACGGGCCTCGTGATCGTCCAATTTAGGACCTAGATCATTTAGTTTCTGAGCTATAAGTTTCAGATCTGTTTTTATATCAGCCAAAATATTACTGAAGCGCCAGATGATACCGGCGGCAACCACAACGAAGCTAGCAATCTGCAGAATATCTTTCATTGTTATCTCTACGCTCATGGGTGTCTCCCGAGTTCGGTTGGCTTACGCTTTCTTCCAGCTTCCACCACGTTCTTTGTACCACTTAGCCGCCCATCCATTTGCGTATGCAGATGGATAAATCTTGAACCGACGCTTCGCTTCTTGCACAGCTTCGGCCCACAAATCTGGTTGTGTAGGGACATTTTCCTGCGATGACTTAGACGCAGTCTTGCCCATACCTAGTTTACCGCGGTGAACTGAACCGTCTTTTCTCGGGATAAGCCCTCTTGCCTTCAATCTAGCTTCTTCTGTAGCACCTAACTCCTTACCAGCTTTATACTTTGCGAGAGCGTTCTGTAAGTGCTCTTTCATGTTCGCAGGTCGTTCAGCGACCTTTGTAATAGTAGACTTCTTAGACATCTCTCCCTCATTTCTGAGGGAGTTAGCAATACGTGTGGACCACGCACGTCCAGGATCGCCACCCCACAACAACCAGGCCTGATATCCCTTGTCTTGGTCCGGTGTCTTACCTGGGTCAATCGCTTTGTTTTTCTGGTGGCGTGAAAAGAATGCCACCATGCGACGTATTGTCTCTGGTGAGAGAGCACGTCGGTTCTTTAGATCAACTGCTCGCTGCACGCCGGAGCCAATGCCTTGCTCATGCGCTTGTGATACAGTTAGGCCTCCCTTATTAGAAGGCGAAGCTTTGCTACGCAATTCTAACCCACGAGCAGCGGCGGCAGCTACAGCAGGGGGCGGTACAAAACCTGCACCGGCTATTTTCAGTAATATACTTCGCACAGCGCTTGCCTGCTTTATCACGGCCAGCTCCTTGTTTTTACCACCATCCCAAGCAACATGCGCGCCATAACGTTTCGTATTTAGCAAAGGAGTATTAGCTAGATATCCAGAGCCCTTATTTAGGTCGCCTTTTGCTAGACGAGCCCAAATACGTTCTGCTCCGTGCTGTGCATCTTTTTTGTTAGCTAATAAACGAACCTTTACGTACGTCTCTCCGCTCTTGGAGTTCCAAGTACGCACATCCTTGGCTGCAGTCTTTACGGCGCCTTTGGCCGCCTGAATGAACGGACGCATGTGTGTATGTAACTGTTTAGTGTTGTGGATCTTTCCGCTGTCTATTTGAGCTAGTACGTGTAAATAGTCTTCATTGTACTTCCGGTACTTAGCAGCAGGCATAGCCTTACCAGCGGCGGAAAGCACTAATCCCGGTGACCCGTCCGGTAGGCGGTACTTGTAGATGTCCTCCGCCTCCATCTTCAGAGCAGCAGAATCGTGGGCGGCGTGCTTCTTAAAACGAGCATGGAACTCGGCGTCTTTCTTACGCCGAGCCCACATAGCTCTTTGCTGCTGTAGAGAACGGTAGGGCATTACTTACCCTTAGATGCAATCTCGTTCTGCAACCAATCTCGTACACCTGACACCTGCTGCTGAGCCTGGGCTACTTTGGTCAATGCCCATGCAGGAACGTCGTCGCCGTCTTCTAGCATGTTGTGCAGTTCAGTAGCGTCTCTAGCTATGGTGGCTAGGACGCTCTTCATCATCTCGCCTTCGTTAGAATCCGACTTGACTGTGCCATGGTCTAACATACGACCAGGGGCGCCCATCTTAGCGGCGTTCTTTTCTTTGTTAGCTAGGCTCGGATACTTGCGTGCTACGGCGGCTCTTACCTTGGCTTGTTCAGCCGGAGTTCCGCTCTGAGCCACGCGAGCAAGCGCGTTACGCGCATGTGCGATGTCGTGTATTGGGTAGCGCTCTCCAGAAAGAGCAAAATTCTTCTCGGCAATGTGCTCTCTACCTGCTGTAGTGAGCACCTTAGCCATCTTTACCAACTGCTGTCTGTCGAACATCTTAGCCCCCAAGTTACACGGCAATAAGAATACTATAAACTGGTATAAGAAATATGGAAGGGAAGGACTTAAGAAGGAGGGCACCATGGAATTTATCGCGATGCTGCTGCACGAAATCTGGGACACTGGAGATAAAAATGTCCCGTGGAAGTTCGAGGCGCTGGTGTGACAACGAACGTCGTAGGCCAATAGAGCCGACGACGTTTTTAGCTATTACCGCGAATATTCTGGTATAAATCTTACAGTACCTAACGGTACTTATTTACTTGCGTAAGGAGGCGTTATGAAAGACCCTTTTTTCGATGGGCCTGATGAAAAAGAGCGCTGCTTAGAGTTGCTGTCTCTAAGTGTGTTTCCAGAGCTTGAAGACTCTGAGTGGATTGTCGAACGCAAGGATTCGTCCTTGTGCGATGACTGCACTAAGAACGATGAAACGGGATCATGGCGGGTGCGCCCAAATATCCTCGTGTTCTACCATCCCGATCTAGATTACTACCTGTGTGGAGACTGTATTGAGCACCGCGCAGAGGCCGAACGTATTCGTGAGCGCGACGACTAATTTAACCATTTATCGCTTAGGAGACATTATGAGTCTGAACTGTTATTGGCCCGAGTCTTTGCTAGACGATCGAGAGACTATTGAAAAGTACGGTTTCTTTATGGGTACTCTGCTAATGGCCACTGGTATGTGTGAGATCACTGAAAGCAACCTAAAAGAGTTGCAGTTTCGTGCAAAGGTATTCGACGGGACGTACGGCGGTACTACACCGATCCATGAGTTATCTAAATGGGTTGGACTGCGCACAAATGTCAGCCAAGAGGCGCGACGTGTGTGGTTAAATAGAATCAAGAAAGGCCGTCTGCACGACGCAGAATACCGAGCGAGAATGTCAGGCGGAAATATCAAAGAGGCTGCTGAGAAGTTTAAGAAGACCTTTGCCGCCATTGTTGAGGAGGCAGCCAATGACCAAGAAGGAATTGCTGCATAAGGCACAACAAGCTCTACCAGGCGCGAACTGGGAAGAAGTCTCTGGAGAAAGCTTTGACGGGTACGAAGTGCAGCTATTCTCTACTGAGCACGACGACTACCTAGGCGTGTACATTATGGACGATGGGAAGGTAGAATCCGCCAGAGGCGTGATAACCTGCCCAGACGGCGAAGATCCTTTTGCATGGCTGCGTAAAGAATTACTGCAGATAAAGTGCAAGATAAACGAATTACTTACAGGTGATGCGCATAATGAAAACTAACGTAGTAATCACTTTTGAGGACGGAACGTCGTTTTCTTGTTCTCTATCATCCCCAAGCCTAGAGATACAGAACAACTTCGAAGAAGGACCTATCAATATGGTAAGTCCGTGGGAACAGCCTAGGCCTGTATACAAGAACAAAGAGCTCGTTCTACGCGGCATCGTGTCGCCTGGGACGGACCAGTGGAGAGACCCTCCTCCGAGGTTGTGCGGCGATGCTCAATGAAGATAACTCAGTTGTGTTCTATCATCAGTCAGGCGTAAGAGCCACGGTTGCCGCACTTTTATTCGCCGCGATAATCGTGGTGCCTATCATGCTTGTCTCCGTAAGCAAGAAACGCACGGTTAGTGCGAACTAGGTCGCTTGACAAAGAAGTACTGCGCATTGTCATATGCGTAGTACTTCTTTTTACCTTCTTTCGGAGTTGTTATGGAACCGGAAAACAAGGACGCGGCCGAAGATAAAGAACAGAAAGCCGCTCTTGATTTATTTGACGAATTGCTTAGCAGGGTTGATAAAACCACTGCTGAGGTAGACGCCATTACTAAGCGTATAGAAGAGTTACTTCGCACAGCTGGTTAATTAGGACTTACACGTACAGCCGGAGCACAAGTTGAGCACAACATTGAACAAGATAGATAAGTTGCTGTTGTTAGTAGCTAAATTCGTTGCTGCTGATGACGCAGCCAGCGCTCCTAACAAGACTTTTAGGGGATGTGGGCAAGTTTTCGCTCGACACGGCTCTGAGTATTTGTGCGGTAAGAGTAGTAACTGGCACGGGTTCTGCGATGCGTGTCAGACCGCTTCTATAGCGAATAGACTAGACAAGCAGGGTAAGAAAAAGGTGCTTACTTCAGATAGAGATAAGGCGCTAAAGGAACTTAAGCGTTATTGGAAGGAGGGTTATAATGAGTAACCAGCAAGGAAATGAACTTGTCAGTTTAGAAGAGCAGATCGGCAAGCCTTTTAGAAGAATCGCTCTCGCTATTTTGCTCCTTATCGTAGCAATGTTCGGCTTTACCATTGGGTTTGTATTAGCCCAAGTGACTAGATGAGGCTGTCTATGAAGAGCACATCAAAGCTCGACCCTGAATGTATAAACCTGGTTACCATTCTGAATAAGTGCGCAGGTGTGCGTACGTTTTATTCATGCTGCGGCCACGGTAAGTCACCGTTCATTATAAAGTTCGTAGCTGAAAGACTAAATTCGATTTATCCAATAGTCACCGCTAGCGATGGTGAATCGGGTGGTCCGACTTGGGCGTGCTTTGTAGAGTCGTACTCCTATAGAGGAAAGACTAGGTTGACTTTTGTGTTGACCAGTCCCTCTGATGTGTTGGGCGAAAAAGCGTACAAAGAAGCAGATACTATTGCGCTGGGTATAATCAACCTGTTAAACGATGAGCAGTTGTGCAATAAATACGGCTACCATTGGGCCGATAAAGGTTCGCAGTTACAATTTGATTTCATGAGTGCAGGCTAACGAGTAGTAATTATTATTCGTAATACCGAACTCATCAGCGCAACCGGCATTAAAAGTGTCGGTTGTTGCTTAGCTGTTACATGTAATATCAACGACATTTTCGGTATAAGTCACGTGACCGCAGGAGAACTTTAGTATGGCAGATATAACAATGTGTCTTAATAGAGATTGCCGCCTAAAAAACGATTGTTGGCGACACGCAGCGCCTCCAAGTAGATGGCAGTCTTACTCCAAGTTTGAGGCAGACTCAGACGAGAACAAGTGTACGCACTTCTGGCCAGCTAAGGAGATGTACAGGCGCGCACCAAGCAGAACTCCTGATAAGAAACCTAATCACAGTGGTAAGGGGTAGTCGTCATGTCTAGCGCACGTGAGATACAGCTAGTAACCATACATCTCAGAGATGGTCGAGAGTTAAAGTTCTCCGGCCCCGCCCAAGTTACAGAAGAAGAGCTGCGCAATAGTGAAGTGCGGATCAAAGAAGTGGCTATCTCTCCTCCTAGGTTGCTGCCTAGTGGGTATCAGTTTGAAATGTTGCCTAGTACGGACGGAGAAAAAGATGGATGAAGATAAGGACCTTGTCGTATCAGTTACTATGACAGTGTCGCAGGCTCAAGCCTTGATCGCAGCCAGTGACCTGGCCTACCGTGTGGCTGCCGGGGACTGGCGAGAGGTTAGTGCTTTTGCTGCGTTAACTAATCGTGACGCCGACACAGCCGGAGCTCATTATGGACCTATCAGTCAGATACTATCTGCCCTGTCCGTCATGACGTTTACCGGTAAGACGCATGAGAATATGCACTACGGGATTCTGTCCGACCGTCTACACCCTCAGATAGTCCAGGCGGATGTAGTCGCCAAAAGCCTGCGGCGTGCTATAGCGTACCACCGTAATCCTGAGGGCGGTTGGTCAGTATGTTTTGATCCTGTTATGAACTGGCAGCGTAACAGTGAGCCGCTACCTGTAGTAAAGATAGAAAGCACGCCTAAGTAAGCTTGTATAAGCAGTCCGACTAGCGATCTGGAACTTGTACGTTCCTGTAGGTTATTAGTATCTAGCGTAATATTTTAGCGCTATTGGAGAGTACATGAAGGTGAAGATCACGGCCCATATGGGCCAGTTGGTTATTGAGACGACCCCGCCATTTACCGAGACAGACGAGTTCTTCCCAGACAGTCCAACCCGATTCGGCTGTGTCGTCCGCGACACGCGGAAGAACTTGGGAGTGTCGGAAGAGGCGCTCGAACTGCTCGGCAGCATCCCGCCAAGCCCGGACGACGTGGGTGGCGTGATGTGGTTTGCCAGTAAGGACGGCAACCACAACTTCGGGTGGATGGGTGGCCCGCTCTGCTTGATGGATCCGAAGGAGATGGACGGCGACCGCGATTACCGCGTGTACCGTGACGAGTGCGTCGTCATCCCAAACGACCCGCCGTCAGAAGCGGTGGTGGTTATCAACCGTATTAGTGAAAAGCAAAAGGAGGCCTAATGTTTGAACCACGACAGACCGGTAATAATTGCTGGGTAGCATCTATACCAGATGGTAAGGGTAGATATCTACGTACCCTACGTATGGTGTTTCGCACCAAAGAAGAGTGCCAGAAGTTCTGCGACGAGCGGAACCGCTAAAAATCTTTACAGTTCAACTGAACAGTCAGATAGGACTCAACTCATTACCTTGGAGATAACATGAACAGCACTTTACGCGTGTTAGAGCTTTCTACGGCTCATATGCCTAGTTCAGATGCGCTAGAGGAGATAAAGCCGATCACTTCTTGTGCGACCAATGAGTACGGCGGCTTTGTCTGGGTCGGGCAGGAAGAATTATCGTCGTTGCCTGCTTGGTTACGTCCAATCTGCCGGTGGGCAAAAGCCGGTAAGGCTGAGTGGGTACGCTTTGATTGCGATGCGCCAGTAGTAGATAAATTACCCAAATTTGATTGGGAGAACCCGGTCACGGTGAGGGAAACACAGATCTACGAGGTAGATATAGAGGCGTGGGTACCAATCGGCGCGCACGTCTATGTATCCGCCACCAGCCAGGAGGAAGCGGAGAGCAATACCCAGGCCGATATTGATCGACATGGCTGGGGGAGTGACGCGTGGCAGAACTCCTCGGATTGGGAGGTCAGCTACGACGCGGCTGAGCGACTGTGCGTAAAGTTTACGACGAAGAAGACGTAAAGTACTTTTGATAATAAACGCAGAGGAAGGGGAGGTTAGTAATGGGAACCGACGACTGGATTGCTAGAGAGAGCCATGTCTGCCCACGCTGTGGGGCACCCGACTGCGAGCGGTGGGCGATCGAGCAGAAGATCGCGTTGGCACCGATGCTGGTGGTCCAAAAGTGGTGGCTGGACAAGGCGAACGAGGACTGTGAGTTCCGCGCCAATGCGTGCCCATTTTGTAGCGGCAAGTGCTGCCGCGACACAGACTACGGCTACCACGTCGTCCACATGGGTGCTGAAGCCTACATGCACTGGTGCGACGACTGCCATGACGGCCAAGTGCCCAAGCCTGATCCGCGTGACGAGAAGATCGCACACCTCACGTCGGAGCTTGCCGAGAGGCACGCCGAGAACATCGAGTGGGCCAACGCGTCGCTGGTCACAGACGGACGGATTCACCGCGCAATCGGCCTGTGCGAGTGGATCCTGTCTTGCACCGGCCCCGACGAGGCGACGGCGCAAGAGCGCGCACTAGCGCGATCGGTGTTGATCGCGCTGAAGGGGGATTAGATGACACTGGAACAAGCACTGGGATCTATCGCGTGCGGCGACTGGAGTCCGAACACCAGCGGCTCCCATGATGTGTGGGAGTGCCCCGGTGAGATGGCCGATGGCGTGCCCGACTGGGTGGTCTACGACCGTGGCGGTCGCGGCTGGGTGACTCGCGAGATCGGCTGGTACTACCAGCGCGGTGACTGGAACGACTATGCAGACCTCGTTCGCGTGGCGAAGGCGATGAACGCAGCGGACAAGGCGCTGCAAGCAGCCATGTGGGAGGAGCCGTGAGCCAGACCAAGCGGTGCTACTTCGAGGACTACCTCTGCACCAAGCAAAACCCCTGCGGTTGGGAGCACTTCTGCGAGGTGTGCGAGCGCGTCCATGTCTGCGACGGCAAGTGCGAGGAGGAAGCTATGGCGTGCGAACACCACTGGACTGTGACCAGCGAGTGCCCCAAGTGCTTGCGGCAGAAACTTGAGGACTCCAAGGAGATGTTGTCTGTGCTTGAGGGCGCGATCGCCCAACTGCGCGAGGCGATCCGGCACTGGGCAGTTGGCCCGCACGCGCAATGGTGCGTGACGCGAGCGGAATGCCCGTGCGACTGCGGGGCGGCGCAAGAGTTTGAGGCCCGAGAAACTGCCCGGCGTCTGGTCGGGCTGGGGGATAAAGAGCTATGAACCTTGAACTAGCAAAACGTGCGGTAGCCTGTAAGCACTGGAAGTGGATGCCGGGGATGTTGACTACTGACGATTTCCGCATTACGGCAATCAACCCTGATGGTCTACCGCACGGTGAATACAGCCAAGTTGGGCCGCTACTGTGGAAAATCAACGCAGAACACATGCCCGATCTCGACGACCCCGCGACGCTGGGATGCTTGCTGGCGCTGGTGCGGTGGGCTTGGAACGATCAAAGAATCAACACCCTTCCGACAACGGATGTCGGCTGGGCTGTGGCGGATGGCGATGATGACTGGATCTGCACTGGGACAACCGAAGCCGAGGCGCTCGTCGGCGCACTGGAGGCTGCGGCATGAGTCGCTACGAAGTCGAGCCCGAGTACCAGATTGAAAAGGGGTGTAGGTGTTGCTCTTGCTGGGAGCCAACCGGCAAGTGGCTCGTTTGCGATACCCAAAGCGATGCTGAGGATATTATCTGTAATACTAAAGAGGAGGCAGATGTTATTGCCGCAAATATGGAGTCTGCCATTGTAGAAGGCGGTCGCTAAATAGGGAGCATAGTATTAATGCAGAAACCAAATCCAACCAGACTGAGCAGCAAGGGACGCGTTGTCGTAGTAGTGGACTGGACATCTGCCTCCGTCAAACAACGCGTTTTATCAAAGACAGATACTTCAGGCGGTCCAGACTCCTGTTGGATGTGGACTGGCAGCTGTGACCCTAAGGGATACGGAAGTTTCCATACATCTTCTAGCAGATCTGTTACCGCCCATCGTGCGGCGTGGGCAGTGGAGCACGGCAGAGAACCAGAAGAAGGCATGGTCATAGACCACTTATGCCGTAACCACGGCTGTGTTAATCCGTCACACCTAGAATTGGTTTCTAACCAAACTAACATAATGCGTGGAACTTATGGTGCGCTGAAAGAGACATGCGCCAAAGGACACCCATGGACAGAAGAAAACTATAGGTTCTCTAAGCGTAAAGACGGTACATATAGGCGTTATTGCGTAATATGCCGGCGAGAAGCTAATCGCGCCAGTTACCGTAAAAGCAAAGAACCGGAGAAGACAAATGAGTGATAACGACTCTATGCAGGACAAACACCCATCCAGAATTTGTGACTTCTATATAGAGAAGAAACAGCCATGCAAAGATTGTATGGAACCGCAGGAAGAGATCGACTTCTGGCAGGAGTGTTACAACGGTGAGCATACTAGCCCTGCTGACTGCCCCACTTGGTATGATTGGTGCAATTGTGGCGTAACGATGTCAAACGAGATCGAACATTTGCGCGGTGAAAGAGATGGACTAACGCGCGAACTGCGAGAAACAAACGCTACGCTCATGCAGTGGCTTCGTTTCTTGTGGAAAGAGTATGTTCTATGTGATGAGAGCGAACTCACGGCCGATGCGAAAGACCTACGCGCAGAGCTGCTAAGTTGTGTAGAAATTAAGGATGCGCCTACATTGCCCAAGGGTCTAGATACGTCTTCGATAGGATATAGTTGGGCACGTTCTCCTGGAGTAAAGTTCTGCATCGCTATAGGTGGAGAAAAGGTATCTCTGCGCCTAATAAGCGTGATGGAGAAAGACGAAGTAGAGACCGTGTGTGGGGCAGCCGAAGATACTGATGGTAGTGTCGCTATCATCTACGTACCGACCAGTCGTATGGAAGAATTACACGCGGAGCCTGACTTATCAGATCCGGCCACGTATGGCTGCCTAATTAAACTAGCGGAAGAAGAATTAGAGCGCAGCAAAGTCCACTGAGATATTGGTATAAAAATATGGAGGTGACATGTCTCAAAGCTATGTGGCATGGTCTAAACATTTATTCAGCACTATTAAAGAAGGCGGAACCTGGGCTGTTCCTAGGTCCGGCCTTATCTTCAAAAAGAGCAGTGGCTCATTTATTCTCACGAATAGAATGCCGTGGGAGTCAGGTATGTCGGTAGGCTTCAAAGAGTTTGATAATTACCAGAAAGAAGACTACCGACTGATAGCTAAGCATATGAAAGAAGCAGGAATTCCTGTAACAGATGATACAGGATTAGACATTGTATGAGCTCATGGTATCAATGCGCATTGTGTGACGCTGGTTACGAAGACCAGCGTTGCACGTGCGCGATTAAGGAGGGGAACGTGTCTGAGTCCACCAATTCTGTGGTAGAGCAGGAAAAAGCTAAATTTAATGAGTTTAGTCTCAGTAGAGAACTCGAAAACTTCAAGTACGTAATGCGTATTACTCACCAAGACGGCAGCGTACTTATTCTAAATAATTCTTGTTTATGGGTATCCGAAGTCCTATCAGAAGACGAATTGCCTAGATTCATCGGCGTTGCCACAGAACATTTGGGTCATTGGTTCTTCTTTGTAGATGACTTGACTGGTTGGAGTAAGCTGCGACCAGTATGAGAAGTAATGTCGTAGATCCATTACAGATTATGATGAATCTAGCGGCTAAGGCTAACGAAATAGCTAGGCAGCGCGGTATTCGTTCCAATGAATTAGATGATTGGCGTGCATGTCTAGATGAAGCGTGGAGCCAAATAAAACACCACCCATATAAAACTAGGCAAGAGCTGGCAGAAGCTTGTAACGATCGAGAACTGAATAGAAGGAGACGTAGATGAGCGATCGATTTGATATGACCGACTTTAGGGCTCGATACCAACGCGAGCAAGAAGAGCGCACAGCACGCCACAAACAAGCATTTATTACTGCTTGCACGGAGAACGGCATTTACAAGGTGAATGCTTGCTTCTCTGGATGTGGTGATAGCGGAAATATAGATACCCTTATTGCCTACGACAATAATAAAGTCGAAAAGGTACTGTCACGCGCCGTAATTGACGTACTAGAGGACTACTTGATAGTGGCGCTACCAGGCGGTTGGGAAATCAATGACGGCTCGCAGGGCGATCTATGGGCTTACGCAGATGGTCGAGTAGGTGGCGACATCGGATGGAATGTCATTACTGTCGAAAATGAGTCTATTGGTGAGGGCGATGACCCTAATCTGGAGCCTGAAGAACAAGAAGCACCGGTAGCAAGTAAGAGCAAGAAGTCCAAGCCTCGTGGGGGCGTTCTATGACTAGCACGTATTATCATGCTGTATCTTCTGCCAAGAAGTACGGCGGTGTACCTGAGGACTATCAGGCTATCCATAATTGGTTCGATGCGACTAAGGAGCATTGGGCCGATTTTAGACACCGCGCTTTGCGCCATCATAGTCAGGGTATCTTCGAAGCTGAGCGTGTGTTTGGCGTGACCATTACTAACTCAGCGGGCAAGAATATTCCGGTCAGATATATCGGTGAGCAGCACGTGCTGGAAGATTGTGGAGGGCGCATCCCTACCGTAGCAGACTGGCTAGTCAACCTACGGCCAGAGGCGTGGATGAGCCGTGGTTATGAGTTTGACGCGGCCACAAGCGATGCAGGAGCCACAGATGCAGGATAGCGCAGCGGAGCAAGAAGCCAGATTGACGCTGACAGGTATCGTCAGTTACGAGCCAGTGACTCTGACGGGTGAAGTTGATTATGAGATGTCAGACGAGGCTCCGTCCTGTTGGATAGGTGTAGATGGATTATCTGTATACATCTACCGAACTGCAAAGGGTGTGAGCGTAGAAGTGTTCAAGAAGGGCTGCGAGGACGATCCTCCACTCGATGCCATCTTCGTACCGCAAGTAGACCCCTAAAAATAGGTATAAGACTTTTGCTCCAATAACAGGAGCTAGGAGCTGCCATGGATATCGAGATCAAAGAGGTGTTTGATAAAGTCATGGAGACGGAGACCGATGCCGACTGGCGTCGTCATGTCAACAACCTGCGGTGCTTTACGCAGGAAGACGTACACTTTGCTCGATTCGAGGACGCAATCACAAACGTCAGTGGCATTATGGGAGCACTGTTAGTGCAATCAGCTTACGCTCCGCCGAACAAGGCTAAGGTATTGGAGGAGTGTATTGCTCAGTTGTCAGAGTTGCTGTGTAAGCTTGAACTGCGCGGCGGGTTCGAGGCGGGACCGGCAGAGGCATAAACAGTGGAAGGTGTGGTCATATGACTGCACCTTCTGCTTACCTAGTAGGTGTGTGATGCGATTTAGAATAGGAAATACAGCAGTTATCTTCTGGAGCAAGCCCGGAGAGATAAGCGAAAAGGGCTGCTGGGTATGTTTTTCTGGCTGCTGGATGTATTGTGGTCGCACTCTGGTGGGACTGTTCGTGGAAATGTCCCGCAACTGGAAGCAAGACCAATGCTTAATAGGATAGACATGCAAGATATCAATGGTGATAAGCGCATAGCATTTGAGACGTTGATGGATAGCGGAAAGGTCCGCGTAACGTTCTGTATGGTCCACGAAGGTGTGGAACTCCCTGGGGCGGCTAAGGATAAGTCGTCAGACGGTGTTCTATTGTCCTTAGATTATTCAGCCAGATTTAATATGCCGCAGTTTAAGGTAGACGACAAAGGTATACGCGCCGTTCTTACCTTTGGCGGTAAGTCACACATGACGTTTGTACCGTGGGACTCGGTCATACATTTAATGCAGGATAATAAAGTTATGGAGGCCTGGTCGTATGTAAACGAGGAACTAGGCATAGGACTGATACTAGAAGGCGACAAAGACGCCATGGATAAAATGGACGCACTGTGCGGCGATGAGGAAGATCTCTTCGAGATAGACGCCAAATGGTTAGCAGAGTCCGCAGAAGGATAACGGCAGATAGTCTTATCAAGCAGTTACACCACAACAACACCCAGGTTATGTATATCTTGGGTAATAAGATTAAAGACGTAGGCTAGCAGAAGTTGCTACGCGGCTAAGTAGCTGTATGATACCCGGGCGTGGTCCTTCTGGGTGTTGCTACTTGCATTTTCTGTAATGATTACGCGGAAATCCTAAATAATTTAGTAGTTACCTCGTCCTACCTGGCGACGTTGCTGCTTCACCATCGGCAGGAGCTTACATGCGTGTATTTGACGTTCCAAATGGCATGGCTAAATCGGTATTCAATAACAAGTACGCCAGAAAGAAAGAGGACGGCTCTCATGAGAGCTGGGAAGAAGTAGCGCACAGAGTTGCCTTAGGCAATTGGTCACTAGCTGAAAATGGTAGCGAGGAGGAATTCAACGATCTGTATAAGGCGATACTATCTGGCGTTGCTCCTACGTCGGGTAGACACCTACAGCACGGCGATTCCGACCAGCCAGCAAAGCTTATGGAGTCCTTCACTAACTGCAGCACGGCAATGGCCAGCTTTATCAAGTTCTGGCTGCTAATGAAGGGCTCTGGCGTCAGCCGTCTGTACGATTCGGACATGTGTCGCGTAAACTGGGATAACATGCCCAACGTGCGCTTCGTGCTAGAGGGACCAGACCAGTGGGACATGGGCGGTCACCCTGACTACGAGGACTGGATCGAGAACGCTCGCGATGCACGTCACAAGTATGCGTCGGACTCAGAGGCTGTACGTTGGTTTACAGTGGAAGACACAGCCGAAGGTTGGGTAAAGGTAGTAGAGATACTAGAGACCGCGGCATGGCAGGAGAAGCACAAGGAGAAACTATTCATCTTTGACTTCTCCAAGATCCGTCACAAGAACTCTCCTATCAGAGGACAGCAGAATAGACCGTCCTCGGGGCCGGTTCCGCTGATAAAGGCGCTGATGCAGGTAGCAGGCATTAAGGGCTCAGGTATGCGCCCTTGGAAGCAGGCTATGTTCGTAGACCACTACTTGGCTGCTTGCGTTGCAGTGGGCGGTGTTCGCCGTGCCGCCCGTCTGGCTGCTAAGACTTGGCGTGATAGAGACATCTTCGACTTCATCGACATCAAGCGCGGCGGGTTTCTACGCTCCGCCAACAACTCAGTTGTGCTAGATGAGGAGTTCTGGGAGCAAGCCAGTTCGCCCAAGCCCAGCCACGGTCGTCGTGTGTTTGAAGCTATGGTCTCCGCTGGTTACTTTGACGGAACAGGCGAGCCTGGGTTTATCAACGCGCATCTGATGTCTTGGAACCCGGCTGGTGTCGATGCTCTAGATATCCGCACACTCTTTGACGAGAAGATTGCTGGTAAGTTAACTCTGCATAATAAAACTATGGAGATGTTGGGTTACACGCTTGAAGTAGCTAAGAAGAAGAGATACCCGTTCCTGCCCAACCCATGTGGCGAGATTATTCTGGCCTGCTGGGGCGCCTACTGCACCATAGCTGACGTTTGCTTGGCTAATGCTGAGTCAGCTGAGGAAGCGCTACATGCTGGCGGTGAGATGGCCAAGTTCCTAGTACGCGTCAACAGCATGGACAATCTGTATGCAGCAGAAGTCCGTCGCACTAACCGCATAGGTATTGGTCTAACAGGTGTCCACGAATTTGCGTACAAGTACTATGGCTGCACGTGGTCTGACCTAGTAACCCCCACTGAGAAGGGCAAGGAGTTCTGGGAGTTTGTGGACAGTCTACGTAAGCATATAGAAGAAACCGCTGACAAGTACGTGGATAAGCTAAACGCGGCTAGACACAAGCTGGTGTACGACGGCTTCGTAGGTAGACTCCAGAACGACACCCTCGTGCATCCTCACACGGTCACCACTGTTAAGCCTTCAGGCACCATTAGCAAGGTGATGTTCTGCACAGAGGGTGCGCACCTCCCTGCCTACGGTCACTATGTGCGTTGGGTGCAGTATGGTATAGGCACTGACGAGCTCAATAGTCTGATAGCCAAAGGATATCCGCACAAGGATGTGTCAGCATCGTACCCAGGCCATTGGGTAGTTGGTTTCCCGACAGAGTTGCCGATAGGTAATCTGATGGGCGAAGACTTCACTGCCGCCGGAGATGCCACACCAGAAGAGCAATACAAGTGGCTGCAGCTAATTGAGAAGTACTGGCTGGGTCCTCGTGGCAACCAGTGCTCGTATACTCTTAAGTACAACCCTAAGAAGGTTGCGTTTGAGCAGTTCACGGAAATGGTGCTCAAGTTCCAGTCTACGGTGCGTTGTTGCTCTGTGATGGCTCAGGACGATGACTTCTCTGCGTACGCTTACGTACCTGAGGAGCGCATCGACGCTAAGAAGTACGCAGAATTATCAGCGCAGATAACCGATGCTGTTACGGAAGAAGGTTACGATGAGGAAGCACTTGCCTGCTCTGGAGGTGCTTGCCCAATCGAACTGAACATCGGCTAATCATTGTGTCTGGGTATGCCGTAGATGCTTTATTCGTAGTATCTACGGCATATCCTGTCAGATAATACTTCCGATTCCACCTGGCACAGGTATTCTTATATCAGGGGTGGATATGAGATACAAAACATTGGCAAAGAGGGTAATCAAGTGCAAAGGCTGGCGCTGGTTGCCTGGTATGGCTTATCAAACAAGCGATGGTGTGACTTGGCGCGTACCCGATAGCGGGTTAGTGGCTCTAGAGTTTGAGTGCCTACCTATGTTAGACGACCCGACCACGCTAGGGGGGTTGCTAGAACTGGTGCGGCGTGCGTGGCAGGACAATAGTCTGTACGTACATCCAATTAGCCGTATCAAAGGCAAGCAGTGGCGAGTTGGTCGTATAGGTATCGTACCGATACTCTCGGACTACTCATCTGAGGTGGAAGCGCTTGTTTCTGCACTAGAAAGCGCGCCAAAGATTAGTGTACCTGCTTAATATAGCAAAAGCCTTAGTCATTGCTGGTAAAAGTAAGAAGGGGTAGTCACTGTATGTGGCTACCCTTTCTTATTTAATGGAGGTGCGTTATGGGTCTTGATTGGGTACTGAACAGAAAGTTTATTGATGAGCACCTTGATGAAGGAGTTGCGCTAGAAGAGGAATACTACCAAGCAACCTCTGATAGGAAGAAGGAACTACGTAAGCTGATGGACGCCATCTCCATCAGCCCATATGAGGTCATTGGTTGCCCACGCGTTGGTAGAGACGCCGCGGCTACGGAATGGCTGCGTGCGGACCATGCGGCTAATCCTGGTGGACTGTCGTGGGAGGAAGCCCTAAAAGAATGCGACGGCATTTACATCGGAGAGTTGGCTGCCACACAAGACGGCTTCGGTGAGGTCATCGGTATTGCCACAACAGACGTTGGTTTTCGCGGCAATGTGCTGAGGCACTGTTCAAGTACAGTAGGTGGCGACCTCATTGGCGAAGCATACAAGGATATGACCGCTGATAAAATGTTAGAGTATGCGGACAAACTTGAGGCAGCCGCCAAGAAGTCAGCCGAGCTCTTTTCTCCCGAGATCAAAGGGATTGCAGAGGCGCTTATGACGGGTAATAAAGAATATCTGCCAAAGACCTACAACTTCCCAGAATACCCGCTTAGAAATTACCTAACAATTTACCAGGCTTGTAAGTGGCTTAGGTTCTGGGCTAATAAAGGGTTCTCAATGTGGGCTTGGTACTAGGACCAACAGAGCGGCACTCGGTGTACACTTCCTCCGGTACGTACCAATCCCTAACACTACCGGAGGACCCGATGTCGCTGTGCGCTCCCGTACCGTATGACTGGAGGGAATTAGTCGTGGACATAGACACAATGTCTGGTGCCCAGCTTATGGCACTATCAAGTAGTAGAGTGGCCGAGGAGTGCAGAGCGCAAAGAGCTGCTGCGGAGAAAGCAGCAGAGCTGTTACGCAGTAAGTTGTTGGAAAACGGCGCGGAGCTTCTTAATGTGTTATTGCCTACGCACGATAGAACTTCTTGCAACGATTTAACACTCAGTAATAAGTACGGACGCTGCCGCCGATGTACAATCCTATCGCCTGATGTGTCATTCAGCGCAGATATCGAGGTAAACTACATGAAGCAAGGAGTGTTATGAAGTCGTCAATCGTAGACATACAGGATCTAACTGGTTCGGGCCGAGCTGTGCTATTAGTCGACACGACCAAGAGCCTAACTAAGAAGAAGCTAACCAGTCTGGAGCTCGTATCCGACCTGATCACAGTAAAGGCGGTAAAGGACGTAGACGAGGCCGTTGAGGCAGTCAAGACGTTCATTACCACTGGTGATGGGCAAGGCGGCGTCGTTGTGTACGGCGTAGATAGCAGCGCGTTTTATGCAAAGCTTGAACCAAGCACTACGGCACAACTGGCAAGTAAGGATGTCTACTTGCGCGCGTATGCCAAGTCCGACGATCTATAGTTAGGTAATAAACACGGCGGCGCTCATATGGGCGCCGTTGTTGTTTAGCTATTAGCAAACTTTACGGCACAGGCTGGTATAAGAAGTCCGAACGGTGCTACTGCGCCATGTAGGACAACATGAAACACGTCGTTATTCTTTCGGGTCCCTCTGGCTCTGGTAAATCGACCTGGGTCAAGAACCTTTACAGGGTAGACCCGGGTACTGGACAATTTGCATGGGTGGAGAAGTACGGGATTGATCCGCCGCACGTAGTGTCTGCGGACAACTACTTCATCGATAGACACGGCAACTACAACTTCGACCCAAAGCAGTTGCCAAAAGCGCATGGCGAATGTCTGCGCAAGTTCGTAGAGTGCGTGTCCACTGGTAAGTCGTTTGTGGTGGTGGACAACACCAACTGCAGTATTGCAGAGGTGGCGCCATACATGGCACTGTCCAACGCGTACGAATACGCGGTGGAGGTAATCACCATGCTCCCTAGGGGAGGTTGGCTTGATTACCAGAGCTATGCGGACAGGAACCTGCACGGAGTTCCAGCAAGTGGTATTCAGCGGCAGGCAAGCAACTTCACCAAGATGGCGGCCGAGTGGCCGGTGTTTTGGCCCAAAATCGAATATGTGGGGGTAAATAGCTATGAAGCAACACTGGTTGGATAAGTGGGAAAGGGAAAAAGAAGAACACGAAGAAGAACTGGCGCGCCTACATCGAGTCGTAGTGCTTCGTGTCTACGACGCTACCAACAATTGCTGGATGTACGCACAGCAGTGGGACGACGTCGAAAAGGCAAAAAGCGAGGCGCGTATTATGCGTAATACACGTCCGGACATTGCGATGAAACTAACTTGGATGGACCCGCATAAAGCGCGGGCTTTCCGAGAGGTTTCTTGGCGGTAGCGCACGCAAACAAGCCCAAGGGGGCCTCTGTTTGTTTAGCTATCAGTCTTTACCGTTGAGGCCTTCATAGACAATCTGCGGCATCCAACCAAGACCTGCGCCAACAGTAGAGCCCACTAAACCACCAGCTAATCTATTCTTCAGCGTGATCTTCCCCTGCTCTATACCACCTGAGAAGGCTGAGTGCGGTCGTATAACTCCGTGTAAACCACCAAGTACTGCGCCGGCCAATATGGCTTTGGGAAACCAGTCTGGCTTGCTGTCAGTGTCTCTAGGAGCTTTCATGAATCTAGACAGTCTGGACGCCTTCTTTATTACAGCGTCCACATTAGAACCCACTTGCGGCTTTAGTGATGCCGATGACTGTATAGGCGGTAGTGACGGGATTGGATTAGACGTCACGTTGGGCATACCGCCCAGCTCTGTAGTAGGGCTGGCCGATCTAGTTGACATCGGCTTTACAGGCGGAGCATTTGGCACTCCTCCCATTGACGAAGCTGGTGGCGGTGGAGCAATACCCTTGACTGTAACAGTCTGCGCCGGTGGTTTTACAGGGCCAATCTGGCTAGCAATTCTGTCGGCCATTTTGATGAGCTGCGCTCGTTTAAACAGCATACGCTTACCTCGTAGGCGCTGACTTACGTCTTTGCCAGGCGGATTCATGTTGCTAGCTAGTACTGTAGCTACTACATGACGGTCGCCAATATCTTTTAGAACAGCGTAGCCACCGCCAGGTATCCTAGCATGGTGGGTTCCGCGCTCTAGTTTTATTCTTCGTAATTTCTTACGTAGCTCATGCAAGACGGCAGGGTGAGCCTTGGTACGCTCACGTAGCCTATCGTCTGCATGTGCGGCTTGTTTTGCTAGGTAAGAGTCTTGGTCCATGGTGTCGTCTCACTCTGCGGGTTGCTAGGTCCCACGGGGACGACGCTTAGATCCGTAGGATCTGGCAGGCCCAATAACTTAGAGGTCACTACCTGATTCGTACCCACTTCCGTAGTGACTTTTGTTCTATTAATAAAGCGGACGTCCCCCTTGTACAGAGAGGACGCCAGCTTCACTAATCTACTACGTAAGTGAGACGTCATTATTAGTCCAGTGCCGAACCAAGAGCCAAACCGCCCAAGCCTGCGGCACCAGCACCCATTAGCAGCTTGCGGTTCATAGCTTTGGCAGCAGCGTTGCGGTACATCTTCAAGCCTAATAGGCCAGCACCTATCGCGCCAGCACCGGCACCAGCAGCTAGTCTAGCTTTTCTGGTGGCCATTTCTGCCTCGCCTACTCCTGTCTTTGCCGCTTCTAAGTTGTCTCTCAGAGGAGCAAACTCACCGAAACGTGCCTCAACAGGCTTACCAGCTTTGGCTGCTTCCGTAAGCTCTGTGTCTAGCTTACCTATGGCAGCTTTGGCCTCTGTACGCGCTGCTTTAGCACCAGCAACGTTCTTGCCCAGCACATTCTCAAAGAACTGCCCCGCGCCAGACTTTATGTCTGCCCCTAGGCCTTTCGCTGCTGCGCCGTATCCCTTAGCCACAGTTTCTACAGCAGCCATAGGATTAACGGCCTCTTTTACAAGGCCAGTAGCGAAAGCAAATTTTACTAGCTGGTCTCTGTTAGACATGCAGCCCTCTACTGGTTAGAAAATTACTTACCACCTAGTCTCTGCTGTAGCAGGTAGATGTGCGTCTCGTGCTTGTCAGCCACGGTCATCAAGAAGTCGTCCAAGCCTAGTGTCAGCTCGTCGTTCTCCTCAAGCTTGTCGTATACGTCCTTGATGATGGCCTGGAAGTCCTGCTCAGCGGCTAGGGCTGCTTTGATCGCATCACCCGAAGACCACTTCTTGATATATTCTGCCTGTAGATTCGACAGGTAACCCGCCTCTACTGGGTCAGGGCCGCAGAAAGCGACGATCTTCTCACCGATCGTGTCGATGTCGTCGTCCTGCGCGTCATATAGGCGACCAAATAGCTGGTGGTCACCGTAGTAGTTGGGTCCTGACAGCGTCCAGTGTATCGACTGGTGCATCTGGCGCAGGGCCAGAAGAGCGCCTAGTACGTGGCACAGCGTGTCCTTGCATGAAGAAATATCAGCTGCAGTCTTCTCAACCGGCGCGCCGTTTGCTAGTGCGGCCATACGTAGTAAACGCTCTCTGTTCATTGTCTGTCTCCTAACAGCTAAGTGCGGTTATCACTTGCTCTTCTTGTTGTTCTTCTTTAGCTTGGCTCTAACCTTAGAACCGTGCTCTGCTTTATGAGCTCCGTAGCCTGCGCCTACATGACCACCAGCTACGGCACCTAATAGTGCCAACGGTACGGCAACGTGTGGTCCAGCTATGGCTCCTGCGCCTGCTCCGCCAAGAGCACCGGCCAGTGTACCGCCCACTGAACCAAGGCCAGAATATAGCGCGGCCTTACCACGATTCTTCTTCTTATCGGTCAGAGCCGCTGCGCCTAGGGCTGCACCAGGAGCGCCAGCGATGAACTGACCAAGTTGGCTACCCATAACTGCGCTGGCCTTCTTTGAATGCTCTTTCTTCTCTTCTTCGGCAGAGCACTTAGCGCACTTGGCACCACACTTGTTGCAGCAACCCTCGTGGCTAGCGACCTTGTCCTGTCCTACCGCTATGGGCTTGTCGGCCTTGGCATTGCCAAAGGTGACCTTGCGTGGGTAGAGCGGATCGTAGTCACCGCCAGTCGTATTCTTTGATGAGGTCAGCCCATCGGCAATAGCCTGTAGACGCAATCTACCGGCTCCCGTGGGAACTACGTCAACCAGTGTCTCTGCTGAGGGAGCCTTCTCACCGCTAGGAGTCTTGTGCATCTCCTCAGTGTGGTGTGCTTCTTCACGCAAGGCCTGGTACTTAGCGTTGACTATCTCAGCAAGGTTCTTAGGAAAGTCGTCCGCCAATATGGGGCGCTTTGTCTCTAAGGGAACTGGAACTACGGGCTGTAGGTCTGTGCCCGACGCCCATGTTCCCTTGTTGTGCTTATGGTGTGATATGGCGGCGTCTACGCCAGTACTGGTGAAAACGCTAGCGTCACCTTTGCCGCCCTTACCGGCTACCTTGGCTAGAAGACGCGCTTTTTTGTCGTGACGTAGCATAATTTCCTCACGAAGAGTAGGTAACACGTTCACTAGGATACTAAGTAAAGGGTGTAATGCCAATACGCTACGCTTTGAAAGCTCTTAACACCAAATATTAGAGATGATATTGTCGTTGTAAGAATTAGCAAGGAGATGTTCATGTGGTGGCTTCTAGCAGGGTGGTTGTCAATACAGCACGGAGTATTACCGGAAATAGCAAACGACGTTAAATCTGCTGCGGCAGAAGACCTGTGGTCATGGGTCGGCTATATGGAAGGTAATGATGAGCTGGATATCCTGCACCGTAATAAAAAGAGGGTGACGTTAGTGGTTCATCATGAGAACCCGGATGCCAAATACCACTACGTGATAGTGTGGGGCCATGGTATGCACGGCTTCCATGATTTTAAGCACAACATGTACCCACAGCTCCGCACATTAGTTAAACGTGGCTTTAGTTTCACGCTGATAGAGCCTGAGCTGCCGTGGAGCACCTATGAGAGATCAATAGAGGCCCGTAGAGCATGGACGACACCAGGTTCTTTCAAGCGCATGGTAGAAGCTGCTATGAATAAAGTGCCTGCCATGAAGAGGAGTCTACCGCAGAGACTGGTAGTGGTCGGTCACTCTAGGGGAGGTAAGTCTATTGCATACGCGGCAACCAGTGGCGGGCTATGTGACATGGACCCATACCTAGTCCTATGGTCAGACTCTACGTATGGCGATTGGTTGAATCGGGCTTGGAAAGCTTGCCTGCGCAATATCCCAGACAGAGTAGAGATCCTATACATGGCCAGAACAGAAACGCAGAACTCAGTGCGAGCACTAGAGAGTGACGGCCACTTTGAGATGGTAACGGTTAGGCCGTTTAGAAGTCCGTGGTATCACGGCAAAATAGGCGATAATGCCCTGGTGCTGTCTAAATTGCTAAGTAGAGATTAACTACTACTTACACCAGTCAGACTTCTTCTCACCGTGGTACGGTCTAGCAAGACCCGCATCTATCAGAAGGTCTGACAACCGCTTACCGTCTAGCTTGATGTGCCCTAGTACACGACCGCCGTATTTGTCCCACTCGGTGATGTCTACTTCGATCTTCTTAGCTTGCCCTACCGCCTGCTTGGTGAACTCAGTAGCTTTCAGACCTAGCTGCGCCTCTTTGTCACATTTAGCACGCGGAGCTTTCTCTGGTGTGTCTATGCCCAGCACGCGCACGCTTAGATTGGTGCCTAGCTCCTTAGGTAGGAACTTGACCTCAAACTTCACGGTGTCTCCGTCAAGCACCTTCACTACCTTCCAGTCGTATGAGTACGCCGTGGATGGAAGTAAGAAGAATATTACGATAGATATTAAACTGAGAACGCGTGTCATACAGGCTCCTTACTGAGGTGCTGGTGCTTGTGTTGCGGGGGGTGGTGCGGGCTGGTCTACGTACTGGCTAATGTCCTGCACATCAGACAACCCCTTCAGTATCTTATTTGGGTTGATGGCAGACTTTAACCCGTACGTCTTTAGGAGCTGCTGCATGTTGCGCGAGTAGTCCATACCCGGCATCTCAGTTGGCTCAGGGGGTGGAGGAGGCGGAGGCACATTCTCTGGTGCGGGCGGTTGTGACACCGGAGGTGGTGGCTTTGGTATACCAAGCTGTAACCTAGCCGCCATCTTTACCAGTCTGAGTCTCGTATTCATGACGCACCTTATTAATAGAAAATACTAACGAGCAATCTTGGCGAGTAGGCGCTTCATCAACGAAGGAGCGGCAGTTGCTTTCTCTGGTGCTCTTGATGCGGCTAAGAACTTACTGAGGTTATTAGCCGCTTGTTCTGCGGGTATGCCTGCTTCGGCTATCTGTCTAGCCTTGTGAGAAGCACCCACGTCAGCCATGTACTTAGCGTGCTCTAAGTTGTTAGCTGCACCAAAGGCATAGTCAGAAGCGGCTGTATCCATCTTCTTAGCTAAGCCTTGGCCATATAAAGCTGCAGGACTGTCTCCCGTAAATTGCGTACGTAGTCTACTGGCAGCACCTTCGGCACGCTTTCTTTCGGCGTCCCACAATCTAGCGTTGAAGAGGTGTTCGCCAGCTGCACGACCAGACCACTCGGATGAGGTCAAAGGGCGCGCTGCTTCCTTGTTTAGTTCAGTTGCTATCTTTATCAGCTGCTCACGTACGTTTGCCATGTCCGCCACCTTTATTACGAGTAATTACTTACGGGCTAAATCTTTATAGCGCATCAACTGCTCGTCAGTAACCTTCTTTGGGTCTGAGAACAAACCCGCCGTTAGATTATTTTTTGGAGCAAATCTCTGCGGCGTCTCTTCGTCTCTTACGCTGTACTTAGACGTTGGGTACGCGCCTTTGCGAGAAGTGTCTGTACGTACTAAGGGCTCATATTCGCCCGGTCCTGGATATTCAGAATCAGGACGTATACCAGCAGAAGACTGCGGGTCTGTTATCTGGCCATAGGCTCCAGCTATCTTCAGCAATTGTCGGCGCAGTTTGTTCATTTTTATTACCTCAGATATTAGATACTCTTCCTATCATGTCGTTAAGTAAATCGTATCGAACGAATAACCAACCACTCTCGTCAACACCAACAGTGTCTGGATACTTCTCTAATACCTCTTGCGCTAGAACACCTTCTGCGTAGCCATATAGTCCTATAGCGTTGGCCACACCATTCCATATCCAAGAAACTCCGGTCAGACCTATTTTCGCATATACAGATACAAGCAAGGCCGTCACGTTATCTTTCAGACGTGCGTCAGAGTATCCAGCGCCGCCCGACGCTGTAGCTGGCGGCGGAGAGCCATTGCCTTAGCTACCTGCGGGTATTACGTCTGCAAGCTTTTGCATCTTCTTAGTGACGCTGTCTATCGTCGTGTTGAAGTCGGCCATTAACTTGGCTTGCTGTGCGGCATTAGGCGGAGGCGTTGCATTACCCGACGGAGCTTGGAAGAGTTTGGCCAACTCTTTTACATCTCCAGTGCCGCCGCCCTTCATGTGGTCGAGCACTTTTTGTACGTTGGACTCCGCAGTGCGTATTTGGTCTGGTGATAGGGCACCACCTGAAGTAGTGACCATCATATCTATGATGCCCTTTTCTATTCTCTGGCGTGCGTCAGCAGTGGCTGTCTTAGATTTACCACTTACCCAGTCCTCAAGTCCTACGCCAGATAGAGACGTACCCAAGAACGCTTCGGCCCACTGCTTGCCTTTGCCCTTTCTACCCTTACCAAAGAATTGCTCTTCGAGACCTAACATACGGGTATAGCCAGCACCAGCGGCGGCTATGTCTATACCTAGCTCAGTTCTAGACATACCCATACGTGACGTGAAGGCGCCTAGCTGTTCGGCGGTCGCCTTGCTGTCAATCATCTTCTCGTAGAACTCAGTCATGGCTTGAGTGCGCTGCACTGGTCCAACGTTATCGTTACCAAGAGCAGCGAACAAAGACTTAGACGCTTCGGATACGACACCAGTCATACCTGCAGAACCAGCGGCCATTGACATAAACTCTTTTACTTCTCCGCCTTCTTTTCTGTATTGATTGCGGTAGGCTAGGTTTATTTCGTGTGCGGCCTTCTGCAAGGGTTCTAGACCAGCACCTATTAGTATTGGTTGGGCGTCTTTAAATATGGCCAGCGCATTTTGTGCCTGTACTGCTTCAGCACCAGTAAATCTCTCCGTAAAGCGTCTATTTACTTCTTGAGCGAACGCGTCTTTATTACCTATCCCATACTTACCTTCAGTCAGTACTTCGGCTACTAGTCCCTGGTATGTGTTCATCTGCCCAGACATAAAGTCTGCGGCTACATTCTGTAGTCTATTTCCATTTCTAGCTTCGTCTAGCTTACTAGATACTTGCTGAACGTATGTTTCATTGGTTTCGTCGTAGTGACCGCCTTCCTTCATGAGAGCGAAAATTGCGCCTTTATTACTATTAATAAGGTCGCTAGCAGACGTACCCTTTCCTTGTCTCTGTAGATCTGCACCACGCTGGAGCATCAGACCACGCAGTTCCTGTTCTTTTTGCGTAGTGCTCTTTGTCTGGTCTCCGGCGATACCTCTGAGCTGTGATACAAACGCGCCGTCGGTGGCCTGAGTAAGGGCAGAAATTGTTTTATTAGTGTCGAATTTATTTATGTTGGCTAGTGTCCTAGACGCATCTCTTTTGAAGTACATACGCATTGGGTCGTTTATGACAGGGTTTTCGTGTGTAACGTACCCTGTAGTGGCGTCGACTGGGGGGATGTAGTTTGGATCGTAGCTAGGATTTTCTACATATCTAACTTGCGCCGTACCCGCGATCTCTATGAGGTCTTTCCCTCCGGAGGATGCGTGCACAGCGTCGGACATGCGCATAACTTCGTTCGGATCAGCTAATCCTGCTTCCTGTGCCATGCGCATCATTTGTCCGCGCTTTGTGTAGTCGGCGTCGGCAAAGCTCTCCATACCTGTTAGAGCGTTTATGTAGTGGCCTGCTTTTGCACCTAACTCCCAGGAGTCTTTAACTGCTAGTGCGGCACCTACTGGACCTAGGACACGTGCACCTAGTGAGGCTAGTCTTAATGCGCCGCCTGCCATTCTTACGGAACCAGCGGCAAGACCTACGCCGGCAAGTCCGCCTTCAGCAGCGGCTTCTGCTCCCAGGCCTGTTAAGTATCTGCCCGCCCTACCTAGAGTTGCGTTGGCAAGCATTCCCGCGTTTCTGTAAGAAGCTCCGGCTAGTCTTCCACCTAGGCCAACGCCCAATGCCGCACCCTCTAATAGGTCACCAGTAGACTGGTAGCTATCTAGTCCGTGTATACCTAGGGTAGTAGGCAGAAGATCTATCTCTTCTCCATATGCTTCTGCAGACAGAGCTCGCGGTAGATTTCTCTGCAGGAATCCACCGGATCTAGGTCCCAGTTGATACTGGCGCATACCTAGCCCACCGCCACCAGACAACATGGATTCGATATTTGAGGCTCGTGAGAAGTTGCCTGTAGATAAGGCCGATCTCATGGCACGCACGCCACTGTAGTCAGCCGTGACGGTAGTAGGTCTTGTTACGAAGTCTTTGGTTACATCCTCTATGGACTCAGCAATTGACTGAGCTACTGATGCGCCCATTTGCTGGAACTTCTCTCTCACCGGTGCCGTCATTTTGCTTACGGCTAGAGTTAGCTGATCTTGTAGACCTAGCTTCTGTGTTCCTTGAGCGAACCCTTCTACGGCGGCGTTTGCTATTTGCTGCTTTAGAGACGCGCTACTTGAGTTTAGTAGACTCAGCTCGTGCATCTGCTCTTGGTTGAGTCCAGTGAGTCCTTGTCTAGCTGATAATGGATTAGCCATACCCTGCGTCATGGTGGACAGCGGGTTAACAATACCTTGCGGCCCGTATTGGCTCAGGTAGGTGGCGACTAATTCGGAACTGTGCGCGCCGAATAAATCTTGTCTTTTATTTAGCGTGATATTTGACAGGCGGTTGATCTCTGACTTAGAGATCGTTCCTTGTGCTATCTGCTGGGCGATGGATTCATCTATCTCGCCGCGCTGATTCATCATGGCCGCTAGGACTTTTTGTCCTTGCATAGAACCGAAGAATCGATAGCCCGCGTTTTGGAAAGTGCCTAAGTCCTCTAAACCAAAGTCTTCTCCTAATAATTTGCGTTGGCCTATGTAGCCAAATGTGGCTGCGGAAGACATTGCACCAGATACACCAATATCACGGCTAATACCTGATTGCTTTGCGAGCATAGATCCGCCGCGAGCTATACCCATCATCTCTGCGGGAGATATACCTGCGGCTACGCCTAATCCGCGCATACCATATGCAGTGCCGGCTACGTCAGACACGCCTAACGACTTTATCTCTTTCATAGCCCCGTAGGCTTCTGTTAGAGACGACGATAGTGCCTGCGCGACTTCCTTAGTCTTGCTTATTAATGTCTTAAAGTCGGATTGAAATGAATTCATGTCCATGGTGCGGATATCACCGCCGGACACGCCCATTCCCATTAAGTTAGATAAGTCACCTATGCCATACATACCACCAGATTGGCGTTGTATGTTTTCCATCATGGCCGCGGTGGATGCCATAGATGACATCGGTGCTTGCGGCATAAATGAGTGGATTGCGCCTAATGTTTGGCCGCGCATTTGTGCGCCGGTCTTAAATGGATCGAAGGCTAAGTAATCAGCTGCTGCGCCTGCGGCATAGTATCCACCTAATGTTACAGCGGCTGCACCAATACCTGCTGCGGCGCCAGCACCGCTAGCCATGAAACCGCCGCGCATAGCGGAAGCAGTCTTACCTGCGTGTATGGCTTGAGTGAAAGGATCTAGGATTCTTGGTGCGTAACCAAAGGCAGCAGCTAGTCCGATACCTGTGGTGAGACCACCTGGTACACCACCCGCATACGTAGCGGCAGATGCGGCCATATTTGGTATACCGGCCTGAAAGTCAGACGGCATTGGCTGCTGTAGTCCAGGACCTACTCCTGTGGCTGGGTATTGTGCCTGTAGTGCAGCCATATGCTGCGCCTGCATGGCAGCGGCGTCTTGGGCTATTCTCTGTGATATATCGCTTGAGTTTATGGCCATCTTACACTCCGCAAGTGGTGGCAGTGTAGCACACTCGTTCCGTTCAGCCGCAACTTTGGCTTATTTGCAGGTATATGTACATGCGCAGTCAAAAGATTATTGCGCACCAATAAACTTTAGTTGTTGACGGAGGTGTTGCGGATGTCTCTATATCTAGAAACTACTAAGTACCTGAAAGTCATTCTGCCCACCATTGGGCGATTGGCATTTGATGCGCATGTGTTAGATGATAGGGCCACTTTCACGTGTAGGCAGGGCATCAGCATAATGGGAAATCAGTCTGCGATAGTAGTACTGAAAACCATCGATATAGCTAGTGAGACTCCGGACAGTGTCAGAATTGTGCTCTGGTATAGGCAGGCACGTGGTCGTAGTGGACACACTCCTTGGCGGGAGACAGCGGACGCGGCTTCTCCTAAAAGAATTCAGGTAGGTAGTTGCACGTCTATGGCTGTGTTCTTGAATAGGTTCCTGCCAGGAATTCTTGAATACATTAGTGCCGATCCGGAACTGGTAAACGAAATAGCAGTTCGCATGTGCCAGCAAGTGAAAAAGGATCTGCCTAAACTGCCCAGTTCCTCCTTACTGTCTTTTACGTCTCCTAGAGTGCATTTTAGAGAGGTGCGCGGTAAGTACCTTGAGTCCTACGGTACCTCTCCAGTAACCGTGCGTGAACAGTACGTTCATCAGCAATTGTTCCGCGGTATTAATGGTCCAAATAATCCTCTAGAGATTATTCTTAGCGCTTTCACCGCTTCCCACGCGTTTACTGTCATAAAAGCAAAAGATAGCACCGGTCTTATGGGCGGGCTGAATAATATGCGCAACGTCAAAAACTGTGCGTGGTTCTGGATTGGTATTAACAAAGACAATAGATACACCGTGGTGGTGAACCCGGTTGTGTCTCTAGATGGTAAGACTATTCACGATAATATTACTGCTTACGCTGCTGAAGAGCTCTTGAACGAGGTCTTCATAGATCGAATGTTCAGTTCAGGAATGCCTACCATACGGCTTCCTAGAACGGTGGTTTAAGGTGAGATAGCCTATAGGCGGCAGGCGCACCTTCATTGATAAAGCCGCCAAACTTAAAGGGGATTAGAATATGCTCTCTACCATTTTTGACTTCTTCGTCGGTATGTTCAAGCAGGCTCTGGGTATTCTCACATCCAGCGTTATGCGTTTCATCAGCGAAGAGATCATGCCATTGGTGTCCGAGTTCGGTCAGGCGATTGTGCATTTCCTGGCGCTAGAACTAGGACTGATGAGCTATGACTCGTTGGCGTAATATCCACGAGTAATAAATATAGCGTAGTGGGCATGGACTACTATGTGGCATAGTTACCGCTGGTGCAGGAGCGCCGTTTGCCAAATAGATGGCGCTCTTGCGCCAGCGAGGTTGATTATGGGTAATGAGCTTTCATTGGAAGAAGTCAGCGAATGGATAGCGACTATGCTGTTTCTGACGTGTGTAGGATGCGGAGACTGTCCCGATTGTGCAGATGAACGCAAGCAGCTAAAAGGTATGTACGAAGTTCTACGTAAGTGCCCAGCGTTCTATTTCGAGCTGCGGTTTAACATACGTCTGACGGGCCTACACGACGAGTTTGTAAATCGCATAGTCGCTTTCCTCGATTTACTTCTAGAGGGCATCGTAGGTAAAGAAAAGGCCGCCAAGTTGATAGAGGAATATGCCACGATGGGTCCTCTGACACTTATCATCCACGATAAAGAGCTTAGTAGCATCGAACTGGTTGACTCCGACTCTACGTATTTCGATAAGGATATCGAGGGCGCGATTATGGCACCTATGGCCGAGGCGTAGAGGTGTTGGTACGGGGTGGTTTACAACCACCTCGTACTTAGCTATCATTACAGAGAAATGGTCATTATAAATGGCCTTTTTATGCTTCTTAGTGATAAATTCAGTAAAAATAGGCCAAAATAGGCCTCCATGAGCAAAAATAGCCATTTTTAACGTAAAATTGAGCATTTACGGGCTTCAAAATGACAACTAGGCAAGATTTCATAAGAAAAACACGGCCAAAAGAGCTATCCAGCCTCTCTAGAGGCGTGTCTGTAGCGTTGGAAATCAACAGGACAATAAGAGAGAAGCGTTACAGCCTAGAACGCGAGAATCTGCAGCTAGAACATACTAGTAGAGAGCTTGTATGTGCTCTTGGCTGGATTTCTTTTCCTAACCACGTCATGTCTGTGGAAGAAAAGCGCTACGTATCTCTTATTTTCACAAAAGTAGGTTATACGTTAAAAAATAGGCAGTTAGACCCACAATACGCGTTTACATTGCACCAGAAGATGCTTATGGAAGACGACGCGCACAAACTCAGGTACTACGAGGGTTTCTTGAAGGATGGGGACGAGGTCAAGTACCACGCCTGGTGCACATTGCACGGCAAGGTAGCCGACCTAGCCACCACTTTAGAAATAGACTACTACGACAACCATGTAGCCAGACGGGCGCAGCTAGGCTTCTACCCGGACTTTATGGATTATGCTGGTAGAGAAATACCCAGGAAGCTTGTACAGGACCTTTACGAGGAACGTAAAGCGTTTTTACCTGTGCTACAGATGTACGAGTATGGTTACGGAGATATAAGGGCCGGTAAATTGTTAGAGGAACCGATATGAGCATACAAGAAGATATGACTGAGCACCTAGACGGTATATACGACAAGTTCACGGCTATGTATTGGCGTATTGCACCAATACACGACGAGATAGACGTGATTTATGGGCGTGTAATGAACGGAAAGCGCCCGTCGCAATGCTTACTACTAAAGAAAGACAAGCGCGTTGGTTTGTTTCTACTTGAGCCCGATAACTTCGAGCGAGCACTGGAAAACAAGGAGCCGCTTAAGATTGTTCACCGCAGAGCGGAAATTGTTGACGAGAATGTCTCGTTTATTCCTATTCTTGAAAAATTATTATCAGTAGATAAGCCGGTTATAACTAGCCAAGAGGGATGTATGGCCGTCGATACTATAAACGACCTGGCCTTCTGGATGGCAGACGAAAACCCTAGCTAAATTATAGGCGTATTACGGTATAAGTATTATGAGCGTACAGTAACACGCTTAGAGGTGCGTATGCGCGGTGAACCTGGTGGCCTGGAAGATTTTTCGGTGAAAGAAATTCTCGGGGCCCTTCTGGCCCTAGTAGGATTTCATGTGTTCTTTGCGCTTCTTGTAGCCGTATTCGGCTGAGAGCGCGACTGAATGACAACGAGCTAGCGCTCTTGTCATTCTTTTACCTATTACAAAAAAGAAAGGGGCCGCCAGTTACGGCGACCCCTTACCTCACCCTCACACGGATTGTTATACGCTCTCAGCCTCAGCTTCGATGTCAGCCATACTAGCTGCCTGTCCATCTGCCAGTACCTGTGCAGCTTCCTGAGCAGCTTGTGACTGCGCTTTGAGTGTTTCGTACTCTTCCTGAGTACGCACGCCCCAGAATACCAACAAGTCCTCATGCTTGTTGTAGTCTTCCATAGCATCCTGCATAGCATTGAAGTCTAGGCCGCTATCTAGTCCTACCTTAATTAACGAGAACAAGAAGTGCTCGGTGCGCTGTAGCAGCTTAGTAGCTGCCATGTGCTCCTTTGCTAGCTTGTCTATGAACATTGCTATTTGGACAACGTTATTATCTATCTCAGCCACTTTGGCTTCTAGTGTCGCAATGTCACTTACGGTTGGATTTTCCTTTTCCGACATCTGTAAACTCCATACGCTCTATTTGTTCGAGCTCTATTTGTAGTGTGGACCGTAACTCGCCCAACGTGGCCAATACATCTTGTATTACATCGTCAGGAACTTGCTCTGGAGACACACCCGCTGCACTCAGCGGCTCCTTAGTACGCGTTCCTGCGTCATTTGGCAATACTCTCTCGAGTTCTTTCTGCAAAAAGTCAAGGGCAGCGTCCTTGTGGCGCAGGTAGCTTATCTTTACTAGTGCCTCTTTTATGTTCATCAGCTCTACGCTCGTAAGAATCTCTCGATGCAGGACTCTACTGAAGCGCCTCCAGCAGTATCTTTTAACAGCTTAGCTAGCGGATAGAAAACGTGATGGTTCAAGCGAGCCTTTTCTAGATCCTCGGCATATTTTCCCTTATTGCCGGTGGATAGAAAATCCTGCTTGGCTGTCTGTAAGCTGCCAGGGGCTCTGTGCACTTTTAGAACTATATCAGCATTGCTATCAAGCTCTCTAAAGTACCCGGTAACTGCTAGAGCTATCTTGTTTAACGTGGTGTTGAATCCATAAGCATCGGACAGAGTATTACGTCTGGAGATTACCTTGCACTTAGGACATGTAACCAACATGGCTCCCCAATTGTCATAGCGGTTCTTGGCGCTTTCTGGCCAGAACTCGATATTTGGGTTACCGCCTTTTATTATCTCTTCCAGCTCCACTTCAGTGAGCTGGAAAGAGTCTGTGAACACGCCCAGGCATCCCATTTCGCTGCACATATCTAGTACAGAGTCGCTACGTCCGTACTCTCCGCCCTTTTTATACAGATTTATATTTCCTCTAATATTTACGCGCTTTGGTAAATAATGCAGCGTTACTTCCACTACATAATTAGCGCGTAGTTCTGCAGTTACTAGCTTAGACATCTATTACCTCCGCATGCTGGAGTCGATTGCGGTGTGTTTAATTCTACTTAGCGCCTGTGGACCAATAGCCCATGCAGCTGGAATAGTGGCTTCGTCAGGAAATAAGGCCTCGGAGTCTGATACGGTAGTGTTAGCCACGGTCTGTGTAAGGCAGCGACAGGCACCCTGTACCGCGCTTTCTAAAGATACTCCGGGAGGAGCGTCTACAAACATAACCCATGCGGTCACAAGAGAACCGTTGTTCAGTTTATAGGCCTGACCTATGAACGAGTACCACTGCTCTTTGTTCTCATTGGCTAGATATGTAGAAAGTACTCTTAGCCAAGCAGGTTGGTCAGTGACTCTAAACACTGCTCGCAGGTCACCATTTCTAGACTGCATGGCCAACACTTCGCAAGCTTTGGTGGTTTCAAGAGCCTGCTTAAGCTGTAGCTGCATCTTCTCCAATGACACTGTCTCTTTCTTGGTCGACGCCATTGTTTACTCCTTTGACGAATATACGTACGGCCATCCGTACTGAATCCAGGTGGTACGTAGAAACTAACGAGCCCAGCATAAGAAAAGTATTATCAGCAAGCATGTCGGAGATCTCTACACGATAGCCGCTGATAAATACAGATCCGGCTCCTTCTGAGAAATCGGGAGTTATGGGTCCAGTAATATCTTGGAATACTTTTACGTATTCCTCTGAGGGCAGTACTAGGATTGACGGAGCGAATCCCCTAGAAGATATAAGGTGTGCCGCCCTTGTCAGCGATAGTTCTGTGGTAGGACAGTCTTCTATCTCTATTATCTCTTCTAGCGTAGCTAGGGCTATTCCTAGCTCTGGCTCTTCGATAGGAGATTCATCCGATATCGGTGGATCATGTAGAGACCGATAACGCTTTATCTCTACACCTTCACGGCTAACTGAGAACGACACAAGTCCTTTTATGGAGAGCAGCCTTTGTAGTAGGCCAGCAACTTCAGTAGAAGACTTTGGTACTGTTAGCTTTTCCACACGTAATTCTGTGGCAGCCATTTTACACCTCCGGCACCTTCATCGGGGACTCTTTCCTATCACGTAGTCTTGTTAGATAGGCAGTTACTATGTTTGTCATAGTAGTTTTGTTGACAAACGCGTACTCCTTCAGCCAAGTGTGTAGCTCTTCTGGTACACGTAGCTGCATTAGACGCGTAGGAGTGCGGCGTCGTAAGTGTTTGGCCATAAGTCATACATGCAGAAATCATGGTCAACATAACCTGTATATCTGCACCCTCCAGAAAATATTTGTGTAAACCACTTCTTCGATTTTCTTACTGAAGGCTTAGCCTTCGGCTGTAACACACTAAACACAGTAGATAACGGTATTCTTCTTTTTGCAGAGCGCCTATTAGTAGCAGACGTTACGAGAAGCATAAGCGAAGTACGTTCAAGCCATAGCTCAATATATTTTTGCAAATACTCCCGTAAGTCTACTTTCTCCCTAAACAACACTACCTCTGGAAATACTTGGTTTTCACAAGTAGCGCAGCCCGAGTATGTAAGTTCAGATACCCACCATCCCTTACATACCGGGCACCGCCAAAGTTGATTAAAATCCTCTGCCAAAGATAGAACGTATCGCTTCTGGTGTCGCTTCGTCCACAACGTCTTCTTCGGTATCTTCCTCGGACGTCCACGACGGTTCCGTGTCCTCTTCATCTTCTTGTTGGAGGGGTACGCTGTTAGAACCGAGCTTACGATCGATTCTAATAGCTGCGGTGCTTCGTGCAGCCGATTCTTCCTCCACAGCATCTTGAGAGTTTTGGCCTGACGTGGACTCGCCATTGTTTAACCGTAATATTTCGAGTAATGCCTCGAACTGCCCGGAGACTAGTCCTAGTACGTACTCTTCTCCTGTTACCTGGTTCATGAAGACAGCCTCTTGTACGAGGCCCTCTCCCACCAGATATCTGGACGCCACGCCAATTAGTACAAGTAGTGGCTCATTCATTTTTGTCATCCAAGTTAATAACCCACTGCCCAGTGTGTATGTACTTATTCATGCGGTCAGCAATTGCCTTAGACTCTTGCTCCCGCTGCTTGTTTACATACGGAGCCAACGAGTTCTTGAAGTTGTTCAGAGCCTTACTTCTTCCCTCTGTTGATGACTCCATCTGGGCGATAAGTCTGTAGACTTCCTGTTCCTGCCGGTGCCTCTGAACAATGATACACACGACCTCCTTTAGGGAACCCGGCTCTGGCATCCTAACTAAGTTGTCGTAAAACAAATTAGCCCGTGCCCACCCTAGAGGGGTCTCTATCCATTTTTTATGGATTCGAAATCATTGTCGTAAAGGGAATTAACGCGGTCGAAGAACCAAAACATATTGGCAATTAATAATTCTATTAGGCGCGTATTCATCTTCATCAGCAAGGACAGACGACGCTCTAGGATTGCTCTGTCGATCTTACCGTCGATATTAAAAGGCTCACGCATCGAGCCGTTGACGGCGTGTACCGTCATAGCCAACTGCATGTAGACCGCCCATGAGCGTCCTAGTTCTGTAGGCTGCTCGCTCATCATGCGCTCAACCCAATAACTCTCAGCTCCGGTAAGAGACTGAAATGTTACTTTTAGCTTGCCAGGTAGGACAGGTACATCCTGCTGAACGCGTCCTGTCATGATAAGCTCGCCAAAATCCATCGGCGCGCATGCTTTCTCGGTCTTCTCTTTTAGAACCTGGTCGAGTGGTGTATTGGTCTTATTCCCTGTGTTGTCGTCTTCAGCTCCGGCAATCTTACGACGCGCTGCTTCGGGCAACGGTCCTAGGTCAATCTTTTGCTCAGTAGCATTGACCTTAAGCATATCCTTTTCCAGACTGGCCAATTGGCTTTGTAGCTCAGACGGTAGCCGTCTTCCGCCTGGGTCAGGCTGCGTTTGATTGCTGGGCGCTGAGCCCTTCAGGTGCGACTGAAAGTCCTCTTTGGCCTGTGACTCCTGGTCCTTGTCAGCGTACACTACGCTGGCTCGGGCTTTTAGGTCCTCAATATTCATAATTACTCCTCTGTTACAAATTCTCCGTGTAGGGCCTTCCTGCATCCTTTACAAGAAAAGGACCCCCATTTGTTTGCCGCCGCAAAGGTTAGGCAGCCATCATAGTTGGCGCAATCTAAATATCTGCATACGTCATCAGTAGTAAAAAGTTGATACGGACCTAGTCCGTTCAGCTCGTCATGACGACGTACTGAGCACAAATCACGGTGTTGCCAAATTGTCAGTTGTGCCGAACTTGCCACTGGTTTCACCTAGTTTACTGTATACACATCAATACAGCAGCGGTTTACCACGTAGCCTCTACGACTGTCAATAGCTAAAAAACGACGAGATGACCTTGGTAGATCATCGCGCCGTCTTTTATTTCTAGGGAATAACTACCAAGGCGTAGACACTGCCTGGTACTACATCCTCGTAGTGATTCCTAGTGGGGTACTTAGCTGTATCTAGCCTAGGCGCGTGGTTAGCAGCTATCGGGAAGTAGACCTTGCTACTTCCGACAGAGTGCCGAGTCAGAAAATTATTTATGGCTGTTTCATTAGTGGTCAACTTGCGAAGTTGCTTCTTCAGCAAGTCGCCTTTCTTTGTCCAGCGAGACGGGTTTACCAGTATGTGACTTACCACATGCGGAGGCAAGCCAAACTGCGGTGGTTCAAAAGTCATTTCGTACACGCTCCATCATCTTAGAGACAACACCAAATTTACTTTCTACTGTCAGCAGACGCACGAGCGTCTCGCTGGGTATTACACCCTTACGTCTCTGCGTATGATTGATGTGCTGTAGTAGTAGATCCGACAGAGACTCTACGCCCTGCTGCGTAGACTCGTAGAACTTCTTAAAGGCCTCTTTCTTGAAGACGACCAGATCTCGACTAACGGTTACGTCAGCGTCATAGTTTACTGTAGGTGTCTCCGGTTGTGCCTGTGTAGCAGGTGCTTGCACTACTTCAGGTTCTGCGCTTACTGGCGCAGAGACTTGCCCAGTAGAAGCGCTAGACCGTAGAAGTCGACTAACTGACTCCTGCGTTAGCTTTTCACGAAGACTCGCAATCTCTCTGTCTTTAGCCGCCAGCATCGTCTTGATTAGCACATCCGGCATTATCGAGCGCCCGTTGACAGTAATTTCGATATCGAACTCTGCCAGATTCTGCATGTGCATATTGATACTGGCTTTATCGATTCTCATCACAGCAGATAAGAAGTCCTTGAGCGGATCATTGGGTTGTATTGACGTCAAGTCGAACTGCATGTATACCTCCTAGCTGCTTGGTGCTTGTGCAGCACAGCTCCTATACCAAGATCGACTTTGTATTTGCGTGCAAAAAGCGCGTTGTTCTTTGATATATGAATACTGCGTAGAGTTCATTAGGCGTGTATGGCGGAATTGGTAGACGCGGCAGATTTAGGTTCTGTTGTTGAGAGACGTGGGGGTTCGAGTCCCTCTACACGCACTGTCAGTTAGGTGAACGGGCCCTTAGCTCAATCGGTTAGAGCAGCAGTCTCATAAACTGCGGGTACTGGGTTCAAATCCCAGAGGGCCCACCGGGAGTACCTGATTTAGAAAGATGCGACAGATCGAGTAAGCACCTGCAAGTGCTCACTGGTAAAACGCATGCCTGTTGCAGCAGGAAAGCGCTACCTATAAAGGCGCTCAGGTACTTTCCTTAAGGATGCTTAACTCAGCGGTAGAGTTCCTCCTTTACACGGAGGCAGTCGGGGGTTCGAATCCCTCAGCATCCACCAGCGCGTATAGTCAAAGTCCACGCCGAGTGGCCGATATGCAGAGCGAGTGTCTCTGTATATCGCCATGATATTGGCTATCACGCGCTTTTTACCAAGGGCTCATAGCTCAGCTGGGAGAGCATCGGCTTTGCAAGCCGAGGGTCAGGGGTTCGATCCCCCTTGAGTCCACCACCAAATAACCAGGAATTTAATATGAGTAATAAAGCTAAATACGTTGCCGCTTTTTTAGCTGCGTTCCTACTGCAGATGTGGTTCGACGTAGCAGCGTACGCGGCCAATAACAAGGTGTACACCCTTGGATTGGCCATTAGCTTTACTTACCCGCTTATAGCTATGGTTCCTACGATATTGATAGTAGAAGCACGTAGTGCACAAGATCGAGTAAAGATAGCTCTAATGGAGGGCGTCGGTTACACGGTAGCCACTGGTGTATTTCTAGTGGTTAGAGATTGGACCTAATTATTTGAGGTAGCCATGTTTGATTCGACATATGCCGACAACGTGAGTAGCAGGTTAGATGCTGCGTACAGTCCATATAGCAGGCCGGGAACGAATAAAGTTTGCATTAAAGAAAACGTGGTTGTGGTGGAATGGCAACCAGGCGACGGAACTAGATACAAGGCCATAGCGTGTATTGCTCCGGACGATAACTCGGTTTACGTCTTAGGACGAACGTTAGGAGAATCTTACGTGTTCGAAGCACCTGCATCAGGCTTTCTACACACAAGCTACTTCTTGAGTAAGTGTCCGTTGTCTAACCAAACCCACTACACTAAAATGAAAATATGTCAGTTGGTCGCGTCTATGCTACAGGTAGACACCGATGCGGACGATCCTGAGCAGTTTCAGAAATAGCACATGTACCACGTGTACAAGGTGTAACGGTGCCGTCCTCACGGGCGGTACTAGCCGGAGGGATGCCAGAGTGGTTTAATGGAGCGGTCTTGAAAACCGTCGACGTTAAAAGCGTCCGGGGGTTCGAATCCCTCTCCCTCCGCCACATCTATAATGGGGACGCGGGTGTAACTCAGCGGTAGAGTGTCAGCCTTCCAAGCTGAACGTCGTGGGTTCGAATCCCATCGCCCGCTCCACAGTGATACTAATCTAGTAGGAGGTAGCTTGGATTATCTAGCTAGCGCTTCTGGTATAGAGGGATTTGTATGGGGAGCCGCGTTTGGCTTCGGTGTATCAATCATAATAGATTTAATCGGGATGTATCTTAAGAATAAATAGCGGCTGCGCTTGTAGCTCAGTCGGTAGAGCAGCAGACTTTTAATCTGTTGGTCGAGGGTTCGATTCCCTCCGAGCGCACTACAACTAGAGTATAAAAATGAAACAAGAGTTTGTAGTCTTCACCGGCCCAATGTTCGGCGGTAAAACGTCAAGAATGCTTTCGCAGCTGGAAAGAGCAAAATACCAGAAGAAGGTAATTAAACTGTTCAAGCCGAGCATTGATACTAGGTATGCAACGAAGGCTGTTGTTTCTCATAACGGAAACCGCTGGGAGTCTATTCCTATCAGCGAGGGTAGAGAGATCTTTGACCATCTAGGTAAAGCAGAGGTAATAGCGGTTGACGAAGCCTTTATGATACCGGGGGTGTCAGACGTTCTGGTTGAGTTATACAAACAAGGAAAGCAAATATACGTCTCCTCCTTGCAGCTCTCGTCAGAAGGTAGCGCCTTTCCAGAGATGGCAAAGATACTGCCGTGGGCAACAAAGATTGAGCTTTGTCCCGCGGTTTGCTTCTGCGGAAACGACGCCTACTACACAATTACTTTGGTGGAGAAGCAGGAAGAAGTTAAGGTCGGAGGTAAAGAAGGGTACGAGCCTAGATGCAAAGCACATACGGACTTTATGTCTGTCGAGCATTGCGTAGATCAGCAGTTAAGTTAGCGGTCTAGGATCATCCTGCGAGCGCACCCCAATGGAAGGTTGCCAGAGTGGCCAATTGGAGCAGACTGTAAATCTGCCGGCGTCAGCCTACGGTAGTTCGAATCTACCACCTTCCACCTGGAGATGGGGTGTTCACCTCCGGGTCGCGATCTATCTCTTCTCTCGTCCCCCATCGGGCGCCGTATGGCCTAGTCCAGCGACAGAAGTAAGATCGTCGTGTACTCCACGCGTTAGCACGATGCTTAATTGTGCAGGAGCCTTTCGGAGTGTAGCGCAGTCTGGTAGCGCATCTGCTTTGGGAGCAGAGGGTCATGGGTTCGAATCCCTTCACTCCGACCAAATTGTTTTCAGTGCGCCCGTAGCTCAGTCGGATAGAGCAACGGCCTTCTAAGCCGTGGGTCGCAGGTTCGAATCCTGCCGGGCGCGCCATTATGTTATAGGAGTGCAAATGTTATTCAGCCCTAATATTGATAGGCGCGTTGTAGTTGCATGCTCTGGTGGTCCAGATTCTATGGCGCTACTCCATTTCTGTAGAGTGGGTAGGAAAGATATAACTGTACTACATTTTCAGCACGGTGAGTCGGACTTCTCAAAGCTAAGTCGGTGTCTAGTGGAAGACTACTGTTCTGACCACGAATTACCGCTCTGTGTTACTAAGCTACCATATGGTACAGAGGCAGAGTGGCACGATATGCGTAGCCAGTATTACCAGATGTCTGAAGCACAGGTAGTTACTGGACACACATTGGATGACGCAATAGAGTGGTATTTAATAACGGCGTTTAAGGGTAATCCCTCCTATACGCCAGTAGTAAACGGAAAAGTGTTTAGACCTATGCTAAACACTAATAGGTCTTCTATACGAGACTACGCTGATAGGAATAAGGTGCCGTACTTAGTTGATCCTACTAACATCGGTAAGTTCAACGATCGGGCGAAACTACGTACGCACTTGCCAGCGCTCTTAGGAGACTTTCCTTACTTGCGTGGAACGTTAAAGAATTACTACAACGATAGATTTGCAGAACTATCTACGCAGTGTTGATATTTTATAAAACTCTGGTAGCGTACGCGTTACCAGCTAAGCCGGGTTAGCTCAGTTGGTAGAGCACCTGATTTGTAATCAGGCGGCCGGGAGTTCGAGACTCTCACCCGGCACTGTATATGGTTAGTCGTTATGCTTCGCGAGAATGGCGGAATCGGTAGACGCAAGAGACTTAAAATCTTTCGCTTTTTGGCGTGCGGGTTCAAGTCCCGCTTCTCGCACCAAATGCAAAAATAAGAAAGTTTCTGATATATGAAGAATGTCGGTGACACATATAACTAGTACCTAGCTAGTTACTTGTGTTACCAACTGTGTCTTACGGAGGCCGTTCGCTCCGTTTGACGAGACTAACGCGGGCGGTGCATTGATATACGGCTGAGTATCCTGTGACAAGGAGAAAGACGGACGTCGTGCGTGGGCTAACTGCCAAGGTGGAGTACACATAGAAGGGTCTAATAAATCCTTCTATGTGTACTCTGCCAATTTTTTAGCCAGCATACACAGCTACAGGTGTTTTGGGTCTATACTTGGTGACCCCTTGCGAAGGTATGTCGCGTTGACACTATAGGTTCGGTACTGTACAAGGGGCTCGCGCTAATATATGCGCTCAATAATATTGATAGGTAATAAAATGACCCAAAGCAACAAAGTATTTATCCTGTTTGATTTAACTCAGCTGTACTTCACCAGTAGACGCTTAGACTTGCTAATAGACTACAAGGAACTACTTGGCGAGATAAAATACTTACTAGATCTAGATGGAGAGGCTTCCGACTCTGTGTCTGCCATCGGTTTTACAACAGCCATAGACGCAAATAAACCACAGCAAAATTTTATAAAGAGATTGGAACAATCCGGTTATGTGGTTATACAATACTCACCCACTAGGGAGTCTAAGGATAGTTACTTACCAGAAATGTTGGCTTACGCTATGGCTAATGATGCCAGCGAGATAGCCCTTGTAACAAACATCGAGGCTGCGTCTAACACCCAAAAGATTCTAAGAGATGCTGGAAAGGAATGCACAATAGTCTACTTTGGGGAAGATGTACCTGCATCTTGGGCGCAGCTGATTCTCAAGCGATCTTTGGACTTTACTGATCTATCCGACCAACTAACTAAAGATAGGATTAGGTTAAGTCCTGAGGTGGCTAAACTAGATGAGGCACCTTGATAAATCTAGCACTTTGCGCAGTACTCTCAGCAAATCCAGGCGTACTGAATAGTAAGGAAGTACAAGTAATTTGCGAGAACGAAGCTGCTCTAGTTAACACCGCCAAAGAATCTGACGTACCTGTAGAAAGACTTATATGCGTGGCACACGTAGAGTCCAAATGGGACGCTAGTCAAATAGGTTCCAGCGGAGAGTGCGGGGTTACTCAAGTACTCCCGTCAAAGAAAGTACCCTGTGCGTCTTTGAAGAAGGTCCCGGTTGCCCTTAGTAGGACAGCGTCTTTACTAGGCAAAACTAATGCGTGGTATAGACTTGCGCGGGGAGCATGCGGTAAAGATACCACATGTACCATCCGACATACCCTGATGGGTTACAACGCTGGAACTGCTGCGGCCAAGGGAGCGGGTCCAAAGTTACGTCGCGCTAAAAATTATGCAGCTAAAGTTATGAGGTGTGAGAAAAATATGAGTTCACCTCTCTTTCACGAAGAAGTCTCTATTGACGCTATTAGGGCCGGTGATATGGTCCAGTTCTATTCTAAGATCGGTGGGCACCGATTTGGTGTAGTTAAGAAAGTGTCAAAGAAAGATGTGTCCATAATGGCTACGGGCAGGAAACAGCCAGAGCCAGTAAGTAGAGGCAACATCACAAAAGTATTCAGAGATATATTTCAAGACAAGGAGAAAATATAAATGCCTTCTAGCTTTGATCCTACAATTGATGATGTCGATGAAGTCGAAAACTTAGAAAACTTTGGCATTTACGAAGACGACGATGAAGACGCATCGGACAACTTCTATGATGACGATGACGACGAAGATGACGATGACGACGATGACTACGACGATCTTCGTGATGACGATGACGACGATGAGGACGAAGCGGAAGATGATGATGATGATGATGATGATGATGATGACGAAGATAAGGACGACGATGACGAAGATGATTTCGTAACCGACGACGATACTGAGGACGTCTATGATATGATAGATGGCTCTGACGACGGGGTTTGACCCTGATTGGGAGTTTAGATGAAAGTTTTAGCTTGTTTATCACTAGTAATTGTTTTCGCAGGCTGCAGCAAGTCTACGGCTGACGTTGACGCTGGTAATGCAGATGTCGATGTAGTAGACGCTGTAGATGCTGACGCAGCTCCGCTGGCTGGAGAAGTCTCGGTAGCGACGGATGTCACCGTCACCGTTGACGCCGCGGATGATGTGACCGCCGTAGACTAAGTCTGCAAAACAAATAAAAATAATGTTATATGCTCTTGTACCTACTACGGGTGGTAGCTAGTAGTAAGGACGCAATGAGCCAAGGCTGGACTGTATCTTACAGCCGAGAACCGGTTCAATCAGGCAATGTAACGACTCTTTTGTTTGTAGCTCATCTGCAGACAGAAGACGCAGAAGCACCCGACAACGGAAGATTGCCGTGGGCTATACGTCTTACGTCCGAATGCGGCGGAAAGACTTACAAATCTGTAACTATCGCAACAACAAGCAAAGCTAGGACAACAAAAGCCGTTAGGCTTTTCATGGAGAAATAACATGGGCGCACTCTCGATTGATGATCTGCAGCGCATTCTGGACGAAGCCACCAACGCGTACGAAGATGCCAAGGCGGCATTCGAAGAAGAGTTCTCGACCGAGAACATGGATGAGTTGACTGCCGCTGCGGCTAAGATGACGCGCGCCAAGGCGGCGTACAACGAGAAGCTGGCTGAGGCTCAGGGCGGTAACACCGTCCTTCTCAAGGGTAGCTTGGGTAAGGACGCGGTTCCGGTGAACTTCGTCCCTGGTACGCCTATCAAGGACATCGTGGCTTCGGCTGGCTGGAATACCAGCACCGCTAGCTATGCTTACGTTCGTGACAGCCAGCTCGTCCCGCTGTCGGCTAACGACCCGGTGCCCGCAGGCAATCACACCATCATGGTGCAGGTCAACGTCAACGCTGGCTAATTTGGTAGCGGCGTAGGTCTATGGCTGCGTGAGGGGGCACTGCATACATCTAGTATGTGGTGCCCTCTCGCGTTTTTAGGGGTCAGCAATGTCAGAACTGAAAACGCGTTTGATGGGCTGTTTCAAAGTAGATGACAGTACCATAGAGTCAAAACGGGTAGAGGCGGAGCAGACTAAGAAGCTTGTCGACACTGCTGACGCCGAACTCAAGGAGGTTAAAGAGAAGAAGCAGGCGTTTATAGACGCTATAAAAGAAGAGAAGGAAAAGCTTAAAGAAAAGCTTCGACTAATCACAACAAAGGAACAAGCACTTGCTGACGAAGTTTACTACGCCGAACGCAAGTCTGATGAGCTTAATGACCGTCACCAAAGCACTATAAAAGCTATTCAGTATATCATTAAAAATAAAGCGCTGTTTGAGAGCTACAAAGATCTGTGCGATACGTTTGACTATGACAACGCCTCAGAGCTACTCAGTACCGTTGATGTGCCTACGGTTACTGTCTCTACTCAGAGTGGTACTGAACCCCCCAGAATCAACGTAGAGTTTCGCACAAAGGTATTCCGTATTATTCAGCGAGGTACCGGTCTCAAATCGCACGAAAAGTATGGTTCGTACCTAGTAAAACTTGGCTGGGATGTACAGAGATACGGCGCTAATCTACAGGTCACTGCTAAAGATAGTAACGATGTTGTTACGACGTTTCGCGACCACCCGCACATAAACTACAACAACAGTGTGTGTACGGGTGACGAGGCTATACGTATCTCAGACTCTTTACTACATGGAAACGTGGCCAACGCGCTGGCACTTCTAAGCGGTTGTCTGTTGTTTGCTAATCCAGCGAGCGCGTATACCAATCTCATAGATAGGGATCCCAAAGGTCCTTGGGGTAGGATCGTGTGTCCACACTGCAACGATCTTGGCGTAGCTCCGGCCGCTCAGGGTTGTGAGCATGTACACGAGAGTATTTTCTGCGCTAACTGCTTTCAGGAAACGGCAGTGTCACATTGTGGCTCATGTCCCACTTGTTGCGCAAAGCTACATATGTTCTCGCTAGTATCTCTAGAAACAAACAGCGGCCTAAACAACTCTGGCTGCGTACCTAGGACGGTATCATGAGTGTAGTGCAAACGAAGAAGCTTCTGTTCACGCCCAAGGCGTGGATACAGATGTGGCGTCTTACCGAGGCATGCGATATCGAGATCTCTGCTCTCGGCTTGCTGCTGCCTGGCAGAGACGATGTCGTTCAAGAGTTTTATGTACCAAAGCAAAAGTGCTCTGGTGTGTACACTGAGATGGACGACCAGTCTCTGTCTTTGCTGCAGCTAGAGTTGATCAATCAGGGCGCTGATACTTCTAGACTGCGTGTGTTCTTCCACAGCCACGTGAACATGACAGCTAGTCCCTCTGGCACAGACGAAGCTACTATCGATCGTCTGGCTAACGGCGCCTTTATGTGGAGTATTATCACTAATAAAAGTGGTGCTGCAGCCGCGCTAGCTGGTAAAGATCCTGGCAATAATCTGTACTTGCGTCTAGATACGTATGATCCCAACAGCCACGGTAACAACAACAGCGTGTACAGAAATACCGTAGTCAACTGCTCGTACGGTGTGTTGTATCAGGGCACCGTTACTAATAAGTGGATAGAAGAGTCACTGGCTAAAGTTGAGCGTATGCACAACGTGGTCACCGTACAGAAACAGTCCTTTACTGCTCCGGTCACTAGAACGTGGCAGGCTGGAGTTCAGACCAACCTGCCGGTAAAGACTAAACTACATGATGACGACGATGACTTTCCTGCCTGGTGGGGATGGCAGGGCACTAGGAACGTGCCTCCGGTGAGATTTATAGAGGAGCCGGCAAAGGCTAAAAAAATAGAGGAAAGACAGGTAAAGACGGAAAGCACCGTTATAAACGTTGAGAAGAAACCCGAAACGATCCGAGATAATATCGGATATTGGACACGCAAATGGCTGTCAAGCTAGATTTCACACGCCAATCTACACTGATCCCTCAAGAGGTATCAGGTATGACAACAACTGTCGTTGGTGTCGGTTCTATCGGCTCCCACGTTGCAGAAGTGCTAGCAAAAACTGGTATAGGAGTAATGCACGTCTGGGATGCTGATACCGTTGAGTCCCATAATATTGCTAACCAGGGTTACTACTTGAATGACCTTGGTAAGAAGAAAGTGGATGCTCTAAAGGAACGCCTAGAAGTAGGAACTGGCGTCACCATTGTACCGCACGATCAGTTCTATGAAGGCGGGGCGTTTGGAACAGAGTTGGTTGTGTCCGCCTTGGACAGCATGGCTGCACGTCAGCTTGTGTTCACCAACTTCCTAAACGATCCGTCGACTAAGATCTATCTCGACGGTCGTATGGGTTCTAGATTTGGCAAGGTGTTCTTTGTCGATAAGGAAGACAAAGACTCAGTGGCAAACTATCTGGGATCACTACACAGTGACGCTGAAGCGTTTACAGAACCGTGCACGGCTCGCTCAACGATCTTCTGCGCTTATGGGATTGCAAGTCTCATGTGCTCAGCGTTGGTGAGCTGGATTATCAGTGAGAAATATCCACATCAGGTAGCTGTGGATTTTCGTAATTTCACCGTGCTTCCTCAAGCACGTTAAGCGCATATAGCGCGAGGTATAAATAAATGCGTACACCTTACTTCTTGGCGACGGAATCGTCGCCTGTCCGCTTCACTATCGAGTTCAATGGAACCAAGACGATCTTGGTGCAAACCAGGATTGGCGATGAGCTCGCTTGGATCGGTCGCCCCTTCTCGACCGAGTCTGATGATTTCTGTAAGGTGTCTTTGGTCATCGGTGCCAACGGTAGTATTCCGTACGGTCCCGCACTTAACTTCATCGTAGATGGCGGTAATCCTAAGCGTGGAGCTGTTCGAACCAAGGAGCAGTATGACATTAGTCGTCAGATGCTTCAGAAGGCGTTCATGCACCATGTCACGGCGTTCTACACTGTGGAGCAGCGAGAGGCTGACCTGGAAGAGCTGGGTGTAGACCTCAGCACTTGGCTGCACAACCGCGGCTTCTCGGTGGTGACCGGGGAGACTACCGAAGAAGATATGGCGATGTACGAGCTGCTCGGCATGGAGAGTGAGCTTGTGGGTATCCTGATGCACCACAAGCTCGTGGCCCTGCCATTCTTCGGAAAACTTCTGGCTGGTCGCGTTCCGCCATCCTTTGCTACTATCGTGGAAGGCGAGTGGGACCAGTTCTCCTCAAGCATTGCGGTGACGAATCACCTCACCATGGGCGAGGTAGCTGCCATGAAGATGTCTGGAAAGAAGTTCATGCGCACGTCTGAAGTTAAGAAGTCAGTTGCTTAAAGGAGAAGAGAGTACACGTGGACGGGCCTAGCCTGTCTACGTGTGTCTCTCTTCTTTACCTAGGAGGATTAAATGCAGGGTGTTCGTAATGACGCTGAGGACATTGGTATTTTCATTGAGTGGCGAGACAGTACGGGTCTTGGAAAGTTCCACAAGAACATCTACCGAGACCCGGTAGACAATGCCCCCTACAACAAGAGTGAACTGAGTCCAAAAGAGAAGGGCCATGTGTACAGATACCGCATGACCAAAGACGGCGCCGTTATCTACATGCCTATGCGCGTGATGGACGAAGAGACCGCTGCGGTGGTTACGCAGTTTGCGTCCTTAGCTGCGGTTCCTCCGTGGTTCAAAGAACCGCCACCCAAGACCAAGCGAGTTCGTCTACCGTACTACATCTGGCAGCACTTCTCGCTGAACGCCGAGGATTTCAGTGCGTTCAAGGTAGAAGCAGAGCGTCTGGAGTGGGAAGTCATACGCGGTTTCTTTGATGTGACCGCCCTAGCGGACGAGCTAGACAAACTGCACTACAGAATGAACAAGTGGCTGGAGGAGTACAAGCGCCTTATTGCTCTTACCCTACCGGGTGCGACTATCAGTGACGCGCAGAAAGAAAGTATCTGGAACGTGCTGTCATGGCTTGAAGAGACTCTTGGTGATCTTCAGATCGCAAGAAAGCAGTTTGCGGTAAACATCATCACGTGGAAGGCTGAGTTACCACCTGGTGACCAGATGCACATATTGCCTATTCTGCACAAGATAGAGGCAATAAACATAGAGATGAACAACTGCAACCTAGCTGAGTTGTATGCGAAGCTTACAAACGCGTTAGCGGGAATGGTAAACAACAATCCTGCTGACGCGGATACTTTGTATCGGACACTGGAAGATCTAAAGAAGGTTTATCCGATTCTGCGTATTATTTCGTTCGATAAAATAATGCACACGCTGACGGTAACCGCCGCAGGCGGAGAGCTGGTATACGACGGTAAGAACGTTATTGTCGTCTCTCAATTCCAAACGGCTGAGACAGCTTCTGCTGGAACAAAGACAAATCAGCTGACCAAGGTACGAAAGCTTCTCTAACTTAACATTTCTAGTTTTGTAAAATCGATACTATCGAAACAACAAAACTCTACCAACAGGTTGGTAGAGTCAATTTTATTGACTTTTTCTTCTAGTACTACTAACCTCTTAGTTTGTAATCATTACTAGTAATGTTAAGTATTAGTTGATTAGAGGTATAGTAAGTTAGACTGCAAACCAAGAGGTTTGTTCTTCAGATAAAAATCTATAATGAAATTCACTCTACTAACTGATTGGTAGAGAGTTGTTGTTTCGTTACCCTCAGTTTTACATTACTAGTAATGTTTACAAACTAAGAGGTAGAGAGGTGTTTTTAAAAGTGCAATGATTATCACTCTACCAACCAATTGGTAGAGAGTTGATGATTCGAGACAGTTAGTTTAACAAAACTAGAAATGTTATATGAGGTGGACAGAGTGACACTAGCAGAGCAGATAAAATATCTGATAAGTCGCTCGGAGATGCCAAACTATGAAATAATTCGCCAGCTTGGAATATCTTCAGCCGCTTTCTACAAAAGTATAAACGGTAATATATCCCTCGAAATGCTTTTAGACATACTTCGTGTAGCTGGTATCCCAGTTTCCCTTGATGACCCAGATCCCGCTGTTGCTACTCTTCTGGGTATGTATCTAGAGCAACGCCTAGAACAAGAGAAAACGTCCAAAGGCGCTAGACCTTACTCAGGTGTGATGTTCATACTCGAGTACCAGCGTATTGCAGAAGCGAGAGCACTACATGAGCAATCCGCAAAAACGGACGCGATTACGGAATAAAACAATAGCTAGTGGAGTTGTCTATTACGGAGTAAGTTTGACAACGTTGCGTGTGGAAAGGGAACTGACGCAACAACAGCTGGCTGAAAAGCTAGGTGTTTCTTCAGGCGCTGTATCACTTGTTGAGAGTGGCAAGCGAGTTCCCTCGTATGAGTTAATGACAAAGTGGCTAGCGCTGTTCGATCTAAAGCCAGAAGATCGCCCAGATATAATCAACAGTATATCAGAGCAAATAAAAGCAACGCGAAAGCGCGGAGAGTTTGAGCGGCTTGCGTCGGGCACGACGCTGAGTACACAAAGAGTCGCTATTAGTATTGCCGTGGACGATCTAGTTAGGATTGTCCATACCGATCTTGAAGGTATCAGTACGGCCAAACTTAGCAAGCAAGCAGTATCGGATATACGTGCTTGCATCTTCAAGCTTGCTGAAAATTTAGTCGCAGCGAGTTGACGGTAGATTACTAGAAGAGTAAAACAAGGCGCGCTGAGAAACCCTGGCTACCACCCGTTCAGCGCAAGAAATTCAAAACAACTTGAGGAGTTACGTTATGGAGCAGTACTCGCACCTTTCAATACCATTGAGCGAAATCAAAACCGAGTATCCCGGTTTTACTAATTGTCGTACCAGCGTCGGAGATCTGACGGAGATCAAGAAGAGCATCGAGGTTAACGGCCTGCTGACTGCTCCGATGGTTTGGCAGACGGAGGACGCAGAGGGTAAAGAGCTTTTCTTGCTCATCGCTGGTCATCGTCGTCTACACGCAATCAAAGAGCTGATTGACGAGGTCGACGGTTTTGACGAGATGTATCAGGAGATCAATTGTACCGTCTACCAGGGTGACCTAGACGGCGCACTCACGATGAACGTCGCAGAGAACGTACAACGTGAGGATCTCAATCCTGCGGATGCCGCTGACGCGGTAGGTCGCTTGATGGAGCGCATCGGTAATCAGGAGAAGGTGGGTCAGGTTCTAGGTAAGAGCCAGTCATGGGTCAGCGGCCACTTGGCGCTGCACCGTCAGCTTTGTCCGCAGGCTAAGGATGCGCTGCGTAAAGAGCTAATCACTCTGAAGCAGGCGCGTGAGTTGGCGGTGTTGTCTAAGAAGGGTGTACCCAACGTAGACGCACAGGTGGCAGCTCTCAACAAGATGCTTGGTCGCGGCGAGACCGAGAAGAAAGACACCAAGAAGAAAGAAGCGACCAACCGCACGAAGACAGACATCATGCTGCTTCGTAAAGCGCTGGTCACCGATGACGAGCTAGACATCGAAGAGTCGCACCGCGATTCATTGCTGACGCTGATCCGTTGGTTCCTGTTGGAGCTTTCGGACGAGGAAGTACTGGAGCGCGTTGAACTGGACAATGACTACAAGTTGAGCGTAGAGGACGAGGAAGTAGAGGTAGCTAAGCCGCGTAGCGCTGGTCGTCCTAAGCTCTCCGAGGAAGAGAAGGTGGAGCGCGAGAACGAGAAGCTGGCGCTTAAGGTTGCGCAAAAGGAAAAGAAGGACGCTGAGAAGCAAACGGCTAAGGCTGAGGCGTCTCGGAAGAAAGAGGCAGAGAAAGCCACCAAGCAAGCAGAGAAGCAGCGCAAGGTGGAGGAGGCCGCAGAGAAGGCGGCTCAGAAGAAAGCCGAGGTGGCTAAGCGTGCCAAGAAAGACTTGGGCGACGACACTGAGGAAGAAGAGGAAGTGGTTAAGACGCCGGTTCGTCGCATCGTCACCTCCGCCGGTAAGAAGTTGCCTAAGTAATGTCAGACAATTCAATCACGCAGATTAAGCGTAGATTGGGCGCCAGCGATCCGGTGCTCTTCGTAGTAACTCACGAGGAGCACCGGGTTGTTGACGATCTAATCGAAATCGCAAAGAACAATAAATATAGTGCTCTGCTCGTATGGACATATGGCGTTGGTACAGCTTGTAAGTACGCTGCATCAACGTCTCCACACAAAGTGGGTACGGTTCTTACTGAACACGCTGGTGATCCTACAGCACCCATAAAGTACCTAATGACCGCTACGACAGAGTCTGCGTCTGCCAACGGTGCTAAAGACGTTTTGATGGTGTTGAAAGATTATGGCTTTTTCTTAGGTGGCGGCGGTGGCTTCGCAATAGGAAGACTGCTCAAGGAGTTGCGCTCTCAATTACTGATGGAACGTAGAGATTCTACTTCAGTAATCATTGTGGACTCGGAGTCGGATATTCCACCACGTATGGAAAAAGTATTAACGCTGATAGATTTTGATCTTCCTACAGAAGAGCAGATCGCGCATGAGTGTTACTACACGCTGAAAGACTTACTCGCTGATAAGAACAGTGAGAAGGAGATAGCTAAACTATCTACGCTTGTAGCGAGAACTACTGTGGGACTAACCTTACAGGAAGTTTCGTCAGCGTTGGCAATGTCTATCGTGGCTACTGGCAAAGTAGATACGCAGATGCTGTTGTCGGAGAAGAAGTCCATCATCAGAAAGTCTGGTGTGTTGGAGTATTACTCCGCAGAGCATGACTTACACGTAGTAGGCGGTCTGGATAATCTGAAGGGATGGCTTCGTGAGAGAACAGACGCGTTCTCTGAAGAGGCAAAGAACTTTGGGTTGCCGCCTCCGCGTGCGTTGCTAATGATGGGTGTTCCTGGTTGCGGTAAGTCTCTGGTCGCTAAAACAATCGGCAAAGAGTGGAACATGCCTGTGCTACGCATGGACATCGGCTCACTGTTTGGTTCTTTGGTTGGCGAAAGCGAGTCTCGTATGAGACGCGCACTAAAGACTGCTGAGGCTGTTGCACCGTGCGTGCTGTTCATCGATGAGATGGAAAAGGGCATGGGCAAGTCAGGAGGCAACGACGGAGGCACATCCAGCCGTGTGTTCGGCAACTTCCTCACTTGGATGTCTGATAAGACCTCTCCGGTGTTTGTGGTAGCTACCGCTAATGACGTTAGTTCTCTGCCGCCAGAGATGCTACGCGCTGGTCGCTTTGATGCGATGTTCTTTGTTGATCTTCCAAACGATAAAGAGAGAATGGAGATCGCAAAGATTGTAGCGGCAAAGTACGGTAGAGCTGATGCCAGCTTTGACTGGGACACAATATCTACAGCAGCCTCTGGTTACTCAGGCGCTGAGATAGATACGTCTTTTGTAAGTGCTATGTATAACGCGTTCTCTGCTAAGACTGATGTCACTACGACTAGCTGGATCTCTGCCATATCATCAATGGTGCCTTTATCATCTACTATGCAAGTAGAGATAGAGTCGCTGAGAGAGTGGTCAAAGACACGTGCCATACCTGCGTCCAAACAGCAGTTGGCGTCGACCAGTGAATCGTCAGTAAAGAAGCGCTTTATTAAGGGGAGTATCCTCGGATGAAGTCTACCGGCATTGACTCCGTAGATGAGTTACTATCTGGTGGTTTGCCAGTTGGTGTTGTAGATATCTATGGAGAGCCGAGTAGCGGTAAGTCGGCCTTTGGGGCGTGCTTGATAAAACAAGCCGCCTCAGAGGGCCGTCCCGCCATACTTATCCACACCACTCCATTGGATAAAGATAGATACCTAGAACTAGGCGTGCCTGGTGATACGACTATTGCCACTGTCCCAGATTGGAAGACCTTAGGTACGGTGTTCTCTATTGTAATGCGGCAGACACCTAATCTGCTAATAATCGTAGACTCTGCGTCAGCGTTAGAAGCCTCCGCAAACGTAGCGCGTTCTCTGAACAGAATAAGCTACACTGACAATAGAACTGAGACGCAAGAGACCATTGATATGCTGTCCGACGCGTGCGACGAGGCGGGTGGCACAGTAGTTCTAATAAGCGAAGCACGCGCCGTACTTGGAAGAGTAAATAAAGTGCGTTCTGCTCTGAACACAGATATGGGCGTGACTGCAAAGCTAAGTTTTAAGATAGCTGAAACAAAGTCTGCGTACGGTAAGGTCGCCTATAGAAAAGTAGACATCTTAGTGGAGAGAAATAGAGACGCTGTGCCTGGTAAAAAGACACAGGTGCATGTGTTCTCTGACTCTGGAATAGATAGATACTTAGAGCTTCTAAAGTATCTAATATCGACTAAGAAGGTCGTATCCAAAGGGGCATACTGGGTTACCAAAGCCGGCACTTTGCTTGGTCCAGGTTACGAACGCGCTTCGCAACAACTCAAGGAGCTGCATGAAAAAGGTGACAGTCAAGATTGATAAGAAAGGCAAGTCTACAATAGAAGTAAGTGGGTCACCCGGTTCCAGTTGTCTTGTGGTCATAAATAAGATAACCGAAGCCCTTGGCGCAAAGGTCGCGGATGAAAAGAAAACTCCCGAATTTTACGCTCAAGAAACCAACGCCAATTCGATTTACGACGGCAAGCCATGAAATTGTCGGTACTAGACATCACGTACCGCACCCGAGTAAATGGGCCTGGCCTACGGAATATCGTCCACCTTGCGGGCTGTCGAATTCGTTGTCCGGGGTGCTTCTCACAACACACGTGGTCGAAGAGCGCTGGAAAATTAATGGATGTAGAAGAAGTTCTAAAGCTTCTTCTACAGGACAATCCAGAAGGCGTATCAATAAGTGGCGGTGAACCGCTAGAGCAAGCACCGGCGTTGTTGGAACTGGTAAAAGAGTTATGGTTTAAGAACCTACCACTAGGCGTACTTTTATTTACTGGAATAGATCAGCGATCTCTCAATCAAATTGAGGAATGGGCTGATATCAAGAAGTACATAGACGCTGTAGTCGCTGGTCCATACAAGCAGGAGATGTCGATGACTCCTGTGCGAAACCTGCTATCTAGTTCTAATCAAAAGGTTCTATGTCTGAGTTATAAAATAACTCCAGATATGTTGGTGAACCTGCCTTCAGTGGAAGTCAAGATTACTCCGACAGGTAGCAAGCTGCTAGGATTTCCTAGCGCGGAGGGAGACTATGTCAGCATTGAGAAAACTGGAACTACCTGAGATCAAGAACGTCGAAGCATTACGATCTGCTCTTGGATTAATGAACAAGATCGTGGCAACCAAGTTGCAGACCAATACTACTCGTAGAGGTTTTGCCGCTTATCGTGAGCAGCACAACTGTGCGCTAGTTCTGCCGCGTGAGGTGTTCTCAGGCGTGGAAGATATAGCTTGGTGTTCTACTCCAGCTGGTACGCTTGAAGTCATCTACGATGTTGATGACACGCGTAAGCTGGACAAAGCGTTTGGTATAAACGACTTCTTTGGCGCAGTACCTCAGTACTACACCGCCGCGGTGGCAAAGAAGGAACTAGAGTTGGCTGGTTACACGTGTGAAGTTGCTAAGGAGAAGGACGGTACGCTGCAGGTAGTAGCTACCAACTGGGCATAACAAGAGTGGGTGTAGTCGAAAGACTGCATCCATTTTTAGCTAGGAGGCTGTTATGTGGTTGTCAGTACTCAATTGGTTCAGAAAGGCGAAGGTAGAAACAATCGCCCTATTGGTGCTGTTAGGCGGTGCTGTACTAGCTTTCCTAAAATTCAAAAGCCAAGAAAAAGAGCTCAAAGATAAAAACGACAAGATAGAGGATCTTACGGGTCAAGTGCAGACTGGTAAGCAAGCTGTTAAGACTGTTAAAGAGATCATTGAAGACAAAGAGAAGAAAGACAAAGCGTTAAAAGAGTTAAAGGATAAAGAGGCCGCCGATAAAGAAGCTATCGCGGTTAAGTTAAAGAAGGAAACAGAAGAACTAGATGCTAAAGGTACGGCCCTAGACAAGACCACTGGGGATGCGGACGCTGCTGCTGATGAGATAAACAAACTGCGAGGTGTGTGACATGAAAACTAAACTCACAGTGTTATTTCTGTTAATCGCAAACGTGGCTACAGCAGCGGAGCAATGTACTAAGGCACAAGGTGTTTCTGTACCATGTGCCGGAGTTGTACTACCAACAGCTTGGGCTGTAGAGGGAGAAAAGTGCCGCTCTGTTGAATTGCCTAAGTGCAAGCTAGAAGCATCTGCAGTATCTCTTGCTAAGGACGCGTCTATTACGGCATTAGTAGGCGAGGTACGTGTAGAGAAAGAGTACTCTAAGAAACTAGAAGAAAAGCTGATGAACTGCGTCGTTCCAGTAAACAAACCAGTAGAGACACCTTGGTATTCTTCAGGATGGTTTCTATTTGGCAGTGGCTTAGTAATAGGTGCTGGAGCAGTAATAGCCGGAGTACATGCCTCAAACTAGATAGGCATTATCTACGATAAACAGGAACCCACCAATAGATCCTTAGGTGGGTGTTCTGTTTTTTTGCTTTCTTATAAAATTTAGCTATGGGCGGGGCGAGCGGGCTATCTGCTTATAGGCTCCACCTTCTTGTACCTGCTTGTTTAACGCGTTGTCTACTCTACCAACGCCAGTTATATTTCCTAAAAAGGAACTAGTGCTAGGAGCAGCGTAGCCGCCGGCAGCGTAGTTTTCCTTAGTATCTTCGAGTGCTGCCTTAGCTGAATAGCCGGGCACGCCAGGACGCAACGTATTGCTTACAGGCTTAGAAGGAGCTACAGGGGCTGAGGCAGCGTTCTCAGCTTGGCGAGCTGCGTTTGCACCAGTGAACATGCGCTGGAACATCGACTGGCCTGAACCGGTTACATAGGCCATCTTAGACTTACCGGCCATCATCTTGCACTTGGCGCATCTTCCGCAGCCGCAAGATCCCTTCATCTCTTTCTTCTCTTCTTTCTTAGAAGAGTGCTTCTCACCCTTCTCGTTTTCCATGTAACGAGCAGCCATCTTTAGTAATAAATCTCTTACAGTTGCCATTTTTGTTCTCCATTTTAAAGTAAATAGCCCGCCGAGTATTTTAGTACTTGGCGGGCTATCCACAATAGAAACTAGATTATTTTAGAGCGTTGAACCAACATTACCATACGAGCCAAACGGATCTGCAATGAAGCCCGAAGTTTCGGTGCCACCAACGTCGCGTATCAGTTCCAGCTGGTTCATCTGGACCGGTACAAGGCGCTCGTACTGAATAGAGACTGACTCTGAGATGATTAGTCCCTGAGCGTCAAATCCCATTGAGTGCGACGGCACGTAGCACTGCTCTAGGTAGAACGCGCCGTAGGTCGTCTCTTCGTTATCCTTTAGTACAAACAGAAGCCCCATCGGCTGGCTGAACAAGTCAGACGCCAAGTTGATAAAGAAGTTATCGTAGCCTGGAGGGATCATAACCGAGTGCAGCTTCTCTCCCTGCGCCGAAGTAGCTTCTTTGTTATTAGCACCGGTTCTAAAGGGAGGGACACCAAACGGGTTAGTACCGCTTGAGGTGTCGAAAAGAGAACGCATTTTGTATGAGTTCTCTTTGGTGCTATTCGACGTGTCGTAGTACGCGTACAGAGCACGAAGCAAGCTAGGGCCGTGGAACGACAAACGACCTAGCGAGATTTGGCCCATCGAGCGACCGCTTATGAAGTAAGAACGATCAGAGCCGATTTCAAAGAAGCGGCTGATGTTCTTGCTCTGGCCTAGCGACATCTGCTGAACAATGCCTAACGGATACACAGGCAGCGACTTGGCAGAGTTCAAGTTACCCTGTGTAGCCGATAGATGTCGTAGGAACGGAGGACCCGCGCATAAAACGGCAAACTGGCTGCTGATGAAGTTGCCTTCGCGCAGACCGCCCTGAACATGGTGTGTATATGGCTTCCACTCTGAAATGCTAGGCATCTGTGCTCCTTTATCAGCAGATAATAAACCCCGAGGGGATGCTCCGTCCTACCGGCTAGAGCAGTTGCCGGTAAGTAATTTACTTAGCCATCAGCGTCACAGTTGTGGCGCTAGTAACGATGACGTTATACGACTTAGCAAACCCAGCCGCTACTGTAATAGTAGCTGGAACTAGTGTGACACTGGCTCCGGCTGTTATGGTCAGGTCAAAATTAGCGGCTAAGTTAGCGACAGTGAACTCGTAGGCTGTTCCAACTACAGCACCAGTCAGAGCTATTATATTAGCAGCCGTATCTGTTGCTTTTGATCTAGGAGCTGTAGGGGTTATCGTAGTTACACCGTTGGTAACCAAGTGCGCGGCAGTGATGATAGCCGTATCGTTGGCTAGAGCCACGATAGGAACGGTCTTCAGAGTATTGCGCACGGCTACTGTGCTAGCAGCCGTGGATACTAGAATCTGACCGGCGCTAGTGTACGTCGCCTTAGGTACGATGGTACCCTCAGCGTTCAAAAAGCCCGCGTCTACATCGTTGTATATGTCAGTAATAACTCGCGCAAGAGGACCGTAAGTACGATATACCTTACCTGCGGGACGCTTTTTAGAACCGAAGCTAGTTGATGTACCCATTTTGAACTCCGATGGTGCAGACCTTTACACCGTTATGATACTTCCAACAAAACGTAAACCTAGGTAAAAACCTTAAACAGTGATGCGGATCTTTATCTTGTTCGCTGGGTAGAACGGAACCGCAACAATGTCTAGCTCGACGTGATCCGGCGCTGTATCGGAAACTTTGATGCCAGTGACACTTATTTCCGCTAATACCGTACCACCTAAGCTTGAACACACACTAGTGCAAGTGATGGAGATCTCCTCCAGCAATGCCTTAGTAATGTTGTATCGTCCTATGTAGCCCTTGACCGATTCGCGGAGAAGCTTGGCTGCGTAGTCAACCGCCTTGACAACTGACCACTCTCTAGTCTTTAGAGAAGAGGTGTTGGTTGTCAGCTGATGACGGCTGAACACCGGACCACCCGAGGAATCCTGGATTATCCAGTTGACGCCACCGGCAGCGGCTGTAGCCATCTGCGTCTCCGTGAACTTGTCATTAGAGCCGATAGGACGTGTGAAGCCTACCATTGGGAAGTTGGTAAAGCCCTGTGCAGGATTCTGCTGGCTCGAAGCTCCAGCCCATGCTGCGCAGAAGTAGAAGCCCTCAACCAGTGTCTCAGTACCGTTTACAAGGGTACCGAAGTACGCAGGCTGAATCTCAGTGAAGCGCGACATGGCAAAGCCTGAAGCGAACGCTGCGATTGCCTCAACCTGCTGGTTCTTACCGGTGGTGGTTGTATCGTCAATGGAAGCCTGACGTACGAGCAAGCTGCAGTTCTCACCGGCAGCGGGGAATTCCGCTAGCGCTGAGGCATCCTCTTTGTAGTATCCGTCATCGTTTCCATTTGATCCGGGTCCGCCACCAGCGTCAAACGCGTAATCTACTTCGATGACAATCTCGGTGGTGCTGGAGATCTCAGTTACGAGATACTTGTAGGCATCGCCAGATCTATCGATGTAGATACCGTTGGCCGCCGAGAAGGTAGCGCCTGGGAACGCCGAGATGGTGTTTCCGTTTGCATCCTTCTTGCCGTCTAGGGCGTCTACGAAGCTCTTACCTTCTATAGTGAGGGTCCACTTACCAGCTGCTCCCTCTGTAGCGGTCATTGTACCGCTCAGACATAGCAGCGACTCTTTCTCTGTGGGCAAAGTAGTGCAGCAGATGCCTGCGCGCTCCTTCTTTCCACCGGGAAGAGACATAGTAGAGCAGTGTAGAGCTAGCAATTTGTGTACTTCGCGGTCGAACGTCATCGGAGCGATGGCATAGACCTCGTAGCGCTCTAGCTCTGTGAAGGCTCTACTGTAGGCCTCGGCGGTGCCGTACGGGGCATCTGCCGAGACATCGTCAACGCCCATGCCGGTAATCTGTACCGTAGGCGCATTGTCGAATGCTTTTGCTATACCGAACGCCAGCGGGTTGGCTGGGCTGATCGGTCCTATCAATGTTTCTACCTCTGTCGTGTCTTGGAACGACATCAGACTTGGGTTCGCCGCAGCCGGAGTTACGTCTAGGCGTAGCGCCGTGTAACCAGCGTACAGAGTAGACGTCACCGCTGACGGAATTCCTGCCGAAGAGCGATTAACCGCCGCCTTCACAGTGATGTTCTGCGTAGCGGTGTCTATGACTACTTCTGGCGCTACGTTTCTGGCAGGCGAGTAAGTATCTAATGCCTCGGCACGTACGTACCAATCGGTCAGTATTCCGTAGGTGTCTACTGACGACTCAGACAGGAGCAACTGCGCTCCTGAGAAAGCCGCATAGCCAGCTATGTTCAGCGACTGTATCGCGCTGATACGACCGTACGGCGTGCCAGCGTTGTTCAGTGAATCGCCAACCTTTGCTAGAGCCGATCCACCGGTGAAGATACGTCCGGTGTAGTCCTTGCTGTCTTGCGCAAACGAGCTAGCCCATCCCTGCTTCCACGATAGGTTGGCGCTCGATCCTGAGAAGAACGCTGCCAGAGGCACGTTACCTGCGCTTCTGACGAAGGTGGTCTTTAGATCACCGCCGTTAGTGGCGCCCATGTACTTGGTGTAAGTAACGGTAGCGCTCGAGTCTAGGAAGTACTCAGTCAGGTGAGCTGTATTTGTATTAATAAAACCGATGTTGTCGGCAAACTTCACCTGTGACATGGACGACGAGATGCCCGTTACCGTCCATCCGCCCACAGAGGAATCCGCTAGAGTGAACGATGTAGTCACCGACGAGTAAGGCACGTCGTACAGAGTAGCACCGTTAGTAGCGGTGTTTGTAAGTGCGGTCTTTACTGCAGCTGTAGTTGTACCTTTTACCTTCAAAGTACCTGTGCCTGTCTTGTCGATGAAGCATAGGCACGCGACACCATTGATAGTTCTAGACGCCACAACTATAGAAGCCGCGTGCGCTCCACCTAGGGCAGCAAGAGCAGTTTGTATCTGGCCGACTGCTGCTGCGTAGTTTGCCGCACCACCCGCTGTAGTTATTGTGGTATCGCCGCCAACAGCACTATGGGTTAGAACGACGTTAAAGGCAGCACCGGTCCATACGGCTGCGGTGGTGTTTGGGGCAAACACTATGGCAGCCTGCGCTTTGACGCTCAGAAGGCTAAGAGCCTGTGAACCGGGCACTAGACCGCGCTCCATTACTGAGCCTACCAATGAGGTAGGGCCTGCGATGCTGTTGTACGAAGAGTGGTGTAAAGAAGAACCCGTACCGGCATCATTATTATCTGGAGTGATAGATATGCCGTTCTTGAAATTGTCGCGTACACCACTGAACAACTTCTGCACTACCTTGGTGTTCGAGTAAGCTACAACCTGTATGGTCGAATCTTGGTACTGTTTGTAGAAAGAACTGGTCGGTGACGGATTGGCTAGGAGCTGTAGTACTGCTACTGACTCACCGAACTGCGACGTTATGGTTACGCTTCTGGCGTAAGCGTTAACGGCCACGTTATCTACGGTAACAGTACCAGCAGCGCCCAATATGGAGCTGGCTAGTGTTGTGTTTAGCGTGGTGACAACCGATGTGCCGCTGGCAAACGTGGTTCTAATGGCCGGTGAGCCGTTGATTGATAGGTCAATCCACTCGCCAGTTAGGCCCAAGTCAGCGCCAGTAAACGAGCCGACCTTTACTGAGCCGGTCACTGTGGCTACCAAGTTCTTAGTAGCTGAGCTATCAGCAGCAGCGAAGTTCAACGGATCTGAGCCACCGGTCAGGTAGCATGTGATCGCGTTGGCACCGCTGATATCGTTTTCTGTTACGGCCGCAGCGCCGTTTGTGTACTTGAGCGAGATCGACAAGTCTTTGGTTGCGTCGAACCCACCAGTGATGGTGTTTAGCGCGGTCTCTAGCTGCGCATAAGTCACAGAAGATGCACCAGCACCTGAATCCAGTAGCGTGATCTGCAACTGCTTCAGACCGGCATTCCATGCAACGCCGGTAGCTACGCCTGAAGTGATCTTTACGCTCACTTCGTTACCGGCCTTTCCTACATAGTTACCGATCGCGGCGTCTTTGTTGGAAACAAATCCCTGTAGACCGAGCGCCTCTACGTATAGGTAGTTGCCGCCGGTGGTGTCAGGAGACGTTCCGCCATTACCCACGTTGTTACGTAGAGGAAGCGTCAACGATGCGTGCGTACCTGGATGGAACACAGTGTTGGTCTTACCACCACCGACGTTCTTACCATACAGACCTATACGCTTAGAAACGATCGGCTGGAAGTAGTTACCATCAAAGCCGCCGTCGTCAATATCGGTATTGAAGATACGGTCGATGGTGCCGTTGGACCACGAGTTGTGGATGATAGCGCTGACGTCCGATAGCTTTACCGGCTCGCCGCTTCCACGGTAGTTGTACAAGTCTATGTTGTTGGCATCCCAAGACAGATTGCTTGTGGCTGTCTTAGTAGCCGGTAGAGACGAGAACTGTACGATCGACGTTGTGTTGTCGTACTTGGACTTGCCCTTGAACTCTGTGAGATCCACTGACGATAGACCAAGATCCGCGTAGGCGCTTGTTCCGTCAGTAGCAGCTAAGAACAGAGAGGAGGAATCACCCTTGTTGAGGGTAGTGATAACGAGCTTGTCGTTAACGACCGCTGACGTAGCACCAGCTAGCTGCTTATTGATGCTGCTAACGATGGTGGTAAAGGTCAGAGGGTTACCAGACAGCGGTGTCGGCAGGATAATGACCTGCGGATTTCCACCGTTGACTACGACCTTGAGCTGTTTGCCATTGCAGGCAATAGGCTCTGCAATAACGTCGCCCGTTATTTGAGCCGGCGTGATAACGACTGACGTGCTATCTAACACACCTTCAGCCGTCGTGGGGGAGACAATTTGGTAGCACGGACCAACGACACACGCTGGTAACGCTGCTGCGAGTACGGTAGGTGTGTTGTTTACAACAACCTGTTCAACTTCTACGCCGGGTCTCTCTAACGTTGCCATGTTTAGTGTCTCCCACAAATAAGACGTTTTAGAGTTTATCTCGCAGAAGCTGTGCTAGGTACTCACAGGCTGTGTTATTAGTCTTCGCTTGTAATTTTTTCAGTTAGCTGGCCATTTACGTAAGTCTCTACTGCGTGTAGGAAGGAAAAGTGCTGACCCGTATCTACGGAAAAATGGTCTTGTATAGATATGGGCAGAACTACCGACACGGCTCTTCTGTAGGGAGATGTTGCCGACGACGATACGTCAGCATACGGCATTTCCGGCGTCATGGACATGCGCCCAGGCAAAGTAGTCATACGACCCGTTCTATTGAGCATGCCTCTGAATACAGGTATTAGGCGGAATAAATTATAGGCAATATTCTGCGCCTCAAGTCCTTCTCTGGCTATCACAGTGATAATCAGATTGCCCTGCATTAAGTCCGTATATGTAGTTGATTCGGAGAATATGCCTGGAGATAATGTCTGACCAATAGACGTATTGGCATTGGTCATCTGTGTTCTAGATACAACAATGTTTGGACGTTTGTTAGTCTTGTCGGACTCATATGGGTCATGTGCGGTTATGATAATCTCGCTTATCTCGGGGTCTATATCCCATCGATACGCCCCCTTCGGCCTTGTTCTGAACACTCCCTGCAGCCATAAGATAAGGGCGCGTACTGCGTAATAGACGCGGTCGTCTATTTCCGGAAAAGTATTATCCGGTGATATCAGCGGAGAACCTGTGTTCATTTTTTACCAAATATGCTGGACGAGGCTGGGTCAAATCCCGCAGTCTCTAGGTTAGATGGATTCGTATAGTTTCTATGCGGAGACGCTTCTAGTTCTCCAGCTTCTAGTAGAGTCATCTTAACCGGGAGAGAGAACTCAATATCAGAGACAGGTATGGCATGTATCGGTGCTTGCTGCCTTACCAGCGCTCTAGATTTCTCTATACGTGTAATAGAAGTACCAATCTTCCAACGAATATTTTCGGCTTCTATTACAACATCGCCTTCGGATAATTCTGGATAGTTGCCTAACTTTATCATAGAGTTAAGACTTTCTACAGGACCATTTTGCGTGTGGTACGTCATCTCCTGTGGAGTAAGAACTTGTGCGTAAGTTTTTACCGGCGTATGGTAGCCACCTACGTATGTAGTTCCGTAGCACACAGGGCAATCAGCTCTGCGCGAACGCATGGTCGTTCTATCAAAACAGGTAGTACAGCGCTGACCCGAGCGTTTCCTAGGAAAGATCCAGACAACGCGCCCCTCCGACTCTTTTAGACGAAGATTAGCATGGCGAGCTATTTCGAGAGCTGCTAGGTCTGGGCGAGCCTCAAGACGCGCACCGCCCAAATCAGGGCAGGTCTTCTCTTCACCAGTAGAGCGTTTAACTACTCGTAGTCGGTAATATATACGCTGATAAAAAGAAGTATATCCACGTACAGCCGCATCTCTAAAATGCTCAACCGCTCTAAGAGCGGGAGAGACGTCCACATACGGGCCAAACTCAGCTTCAGCGCGCTGCACAAAAATGTCGTAACTATTCAAGTCTTCAAACGTAGAACCTAAGTCCCAGAATATATCTAGGTATCCTCTGTCAAAGGCTCTGACGCGTATATTACTTGGATTAAGCATTTCTGTTCTTAGACGACATGTTCTTAGCTAGTAAACCGCCAGCCAGAGCACCACCGCCTATCAGACCGGCACCTTGAAGAAGTTTCTTGGTTTTCTCTGCAGCCTCGGCTTCTCTAGATGCTCCAGTAGCATAGTCTTTGGCCTTATTAGCAATGTTCTTTAAAGACGCAGGAGTTATTAGTCCTGTCTCTAAAGCACCGCGTGTGACTGACATAGGCGTTAGGTTACCTTGTGGGTTACGCATAGACATATTTATTTCGTCCAAGACGTCTGCTGCACCGGTGCCCTTCTGAAGATTCTTTGCACGTATAAACGCGTTGTAGTAGTCCGGTCCCTTGGCGTAGGCTGCTTGCTCTCTAGTCGGCTTTCTAGTTATGAAAGCCTTAGCTCTATCGAAGGCTGAACCTAAGTCAGGCTTTGCAGCACCACCTGCGCGGAACTGGCTGAGTCCCTCTCTGTATCCTTCTGCAGCAGCCGACAGACCTTTAACGTCCGATTTTAATCCTTGAAATAGCGCGTCTATGAATGCCTGCTTATCGATGGTCGCTTTCTTAATTCTACCAGCACCCGCAGAACCACCACGTATACCAACACCACGAGCGGCTACACCTTTCTGAGACGAAACAGATGTAAACTGCTGCCGTGCTCCCACGTCGGTATTGAGAGAACTGGCCGGGGACGGCGTGTAGCTCTCATCCTTCTGCGGAGGAACGTAGGTAGCAGCAGTCTTCTTAAGCTCAGTAAGAAAAGCCATACCGTTCACTATACGAGCGGCCTCATTTTTCTTTGAGGTCTCTGTGATGAAATCAGTCAAGCTCATGGTGCTACCTTATGCTCGGTTGGTGTTATAGGGGCTTGCTGTCATACAAGTATGGATGGTTCCGCTAGCGGCGCTAACACCATCTAAAACAAAACGTAGGCCGCCCGGTAGAGGAGCATACGTGTCTAAGATAATGACAGTATTAGCGGTAGATACTGTATAACTTGAAGCCAAAAAAGTGCTGGTAGAATCTAATGGAGCCCAGTCTTGCCCATTTACGCTACCATGAACTGACAACTTCACGCCTGCGGTAAAGCCCTTAACCTGAAACACAAAGCGTGTATAATACGATGAGTCGTCTATACCTATAGTTAGTGTAGCGCTGCCGCCAGTATAGGAGGCTACGTTTCTTTTTACTGGAGCAATTGAAATAGACATGAGTCCTCCTAGCGCTTATCTAGTGTATCAAAGAAGCCGTTTATCAGTAGGTACTCTGTGCTCATGCCCACTTGATATCCTAAAGCGTCTCGAAGATTTATGGACTGCTTTAGTCTGAACTTCTTATTTTCGTAATCGGTCTTAAACATGTTCCACCACTGCATGTACAGCTGTGGTTGTTCAGTCTGTATTTGTATCTGCCCGTCTGCATAAGGCAGACGATTTCTAGTCTGTAATAAACCCAGAGACTCAATAAGCTGAATAATGGCCCCGCGTACTAGCAGATCAACGCTAGGGAACTCCGCTAGTGATGCGGCGTTAATCAGCGGAGGAGTATTGTTATAGTCATCTAGCGCAAGTAACAGCGCTGTGGCTATATTTCTATCGCTAGACTCTACACCGTCCGTAAGTCTATTTAACTCTGGATAGTCACGCATTTTGGCACGGACTAGAGCTATGTAGGCTTGGACAGATTTTATTAACGCGGAATTAACTGAGTTGTCTAGCGTAGGACTGTCCATTTTACACCGTTGTACGACGTCTCTTCACCGTCTTTACTTCTTCTGCTGCTGGCTCGTCGACTACAGCTACATCAGTAGTTTCAGTGCTAGCGGGGACTTCGGCCTGTTCCGGTGTCTCCTCAGAAGAAGCAATCACGGCTTCTGGAGCGGCGCTCTCGACATTATCAACAATATTGTCCGCAGTTGAAATCTTAATTACATCTTCAGTAGGAGGATCAACTAATAATACTACATCAGATACAGAGACCATTTCGGCACGATCCTCTAGTAGGCTTGGCTCTGACACAGGAGTAACAGTAGACGGAAGACGGTTTATCTTGATAAGACCAAGATTGACGTACACTTCCAGTTTGCTTTTTACCTGGCCATAAATATGGTCACCAATGGTAATTGTCTCACCAGGGCGGATAATTCTCTGGCCAACAGTTATGGGACGGCGCGCTAAGAAAGGCTTGTTACCGCGCTTAAGTGGATCGTGGCAGGTCATAATTAGATTAGAAATCTGATACGGCATTTTATTAGCTCCTAATAGTTGAGGCCGACTGGCGCCCTGAGTTTACAGGAAAACCAATCGGCCTCAACCTTACACGAACAACTTTTTCTTAGAAAGTGGTTACCTGCGGGTAAGCGCCACCCTCTGAGATGAGGTTGTTGAGCGTCGACAGGTCCTTCTCTGCAACGGGCTGGTAGTTCGCGCCGTTTGTTGAGCCGACCTTGCCGGCATCGACCGAGCAAGCGTACAGCTCCAACTTACGAACGCCAGCGACGTTACCGACGTACAGACCGATGTCCTCCCACGCCTCGAACGAGTAACGGTCACGGATCTTGTCCGTGAAGAACGTCAGCTTGCCGAACTGCAGGAAGCCGCCCAAGTACTCCTCTGGCGCGAACGCGTAGAGGTTACCGGGACGCAGGATGTCGGTCTTCAGGGTCTTGAAGAACTTCAGACCCTGGACCTGCTTGTACTTGTAGCCGTCAACGGTTGTCTCCATGACGATCTTGTCGCCTACGTCCGACAACACCCAGTTGTTGAAGTCGAGATGATCGTAGTCGGTCATCAGGAGCTTCTCAGCACGCAGACGCGAACCCTGTCCACCGGTGCCGATGAACAGCTTCTGCAGCTTGGTGATGTCGTCCTTCTGTAGCGGGTAGATGAGGTTCTCATCCTGAGATGCAGCCGCACCGGCCGCCGCGCTGTTGGCGACGACGTCGTTGCTCTTGCACTTACCGCGCTCAACACAGGTCTTGTTGAGTACGTTGTAAGCTGTGCAAGCGGTGGTGTCACCGAACGACGCTGTCGACAGGGCGATGTTATTGGCCTTCTTCTGAACAGCCTGAACCGCCGTCTCGAACAGCAACAGGCCCTGGCGATCTTCGATCTCCTGGACGTCGTTGCTGATGTGCTGCATGACTACGTCGGTGATCGGGAAGTCGTACGACTTCAGTTCGATCTCCTCGTACTCATAGCGCTTCGAGTTGATGCGGTAGAAAGGAACCTCGAAACGCGGGGCCGAGAAGTACGAAACTTCCGGCTGGGCGCGGAACGACGCTGTCATCGCACCTGTGCGCAGATCGGTCATCTGAACAATCTTGACCATGCCCTGGTGCTTGGTCGAGACCTGTAGGTCTTGGCGTGACACCGGCTTGCGGGTCAGGATCATGCCCAGAAAGCCTTCTTCGCGGATGCGGTCTTTCAGCAGCTCGGCGCTCAGACCAGCTAGCTTTGTACGACCGTCTTCTGTGTTCATCTTATCGATGAACATCTCATTCTGCAGTGCTCCGTCACTCATGGTATTTCTCCTTTACGGGTATTCCGAACTAGTCAGTTAGCTAAAGTAAATTAGGCGTTCAGAGAAACCTGACGAGGGAACTCGTACAGCTGAACCTCGATCTCCTCTGAGCCCGCAACGTCGCTAACAACCTGAGTTACGAAGCCTACAACCCACGCGGTCTTCTTGCTTACCGGGAACAGTACCAAGCGCTTGTAGGTACCGCTTACGACAGTAACGTCTACCATTTGTACGGTGAGCTGTGTGCCCGCAGCGTACGCCGTAGCGATGGCAACGGCGGTCGGCTTACCGAACAGCTTGGTCTTGACGCGGAGCGATCCACGAACAACTGGAACCTTGGCGCTGCCGAGAGCGTCCTGGTCCGTCTTGAACTGGCTCTGCCATACCATGGCTAGACCTGTTCCCTGCGCCTCTGCCAAGTCCGTCAGGGTGTCTGACTGGAACTTCAGGTTTGTCGCATCCAGGTCAGTTACCCAACCGCTGGTGCCAGTTGATGCAGGGGCGACGATGAACTGTCCGTCTAGGGGACCGCTGCCGTCCGTGATCGCTACTGCCGAGTAATCAACATCCTCTATTCTGGTGTAGAGGAAGCTCGAAGTAGGCGAGCAGTTGATGCCCTTTGTATTGTACTTTATATCACCGATTTTTGTATCTGCCATTTTGAACCTCTGTTACTACGATAGTAGGAACGCTTTCAGCTTGTCCGAAGCTGTGGCGTGTGTCAGGTCGGCTTCATCAGCCACCCGAGCGAAGGACATGTCGGTAGAAGCCATGCGTAGAGCTTCGCGGGTAACTGTGAGGTCTTTGCCTGAAGAAAGCACATGCGCCACTTTCTCTTTGTGCGGGACCTCTTCGTTGCCCATTCCGCGCGCATCCATGAGGTCGACAATCTCCTCAGCGAGCTCCTTACGTTGATAGTTAGCCAACGCACTGGCTAACTTCTCCTTTTCTGCGTGTAACGAACGAATTGTATTCGCCGCGTCTGTCAGAAGTCTTTGGAGTGTTGCTGTATCCATTGTTTACTCCACGGTTACTTATTTACCGCCAGCTTGTGACATCAAACGAGCCTTTATCCGGTTCGTAGCTGCCCCAACGGCCATTGGCCCTTTGCCCTGGGCACCTGCGGTCTTCGTGCCTACTATTGTCGCACTCTCACCGGCTCCATTGGCAGATTGTGCTGCTGCCAGCACATCAGAAAGACGAGTACCAGCCGTAGCTGCTACAACATCAACTGAACTGTTACCCATCTCTGGGTTAGAGGAAGTCTCCTCAGCTACTACAAGCGCTGACGGAGTGTCTACCTCTATATGATTCTTTTCTCGACTGGTGTATTCAACACCGTCGTTTTTGGCAAAGCGCGAAATAATATTAGCGACAATATTGCGCGTATCTTCTACGTAAGCTTTCTGCTCTTGCTCTTGATGAAAAGCAACCTTCTCACGCAGCTTGTCGGTCAGGAAATCCGGCTTAGCAACGCTAGCGAGCTTCTCAGCAACAGGCGTCTTTTGAGTATAGGTGTGCTCTACTTTTTGTTCTGAATCGGCAATATATTTACCGCTAATAACTTGCGCGGCGTACTCGCACGCAGAAGCTAGCTTCGTGATGTACTCAGGCTCAATAGCTGCTGCCACTTTCTCAGTGGTTTGTGCTTTTTTGGCTGCTAGTAGTTTTTGAAGCGCGCTCATTTAATGCTCCACCGTATACAACGAATATACACGGAAACTGTGGGTAAGAAAGAATCGCTCCTTCTTACCCACAGTCTCCAATGCTTATTAACCTACGAGAGCCGCCGCGATGGCGTCGACGTCGTAGCCATTGGCGTCCAGGATATCGGCTGCGGCCGACGTGATGGCGTCGTCCAGATCCTCGTCCTCGGCGTCAAGAGCTAGCGCGGCCTCCTTGAAGAAGCCTTCCGGCTCACCGGCCAGAGCTGCCAAGATGTTCTCGGCGCGCTGCATGGCCAGACCTTCGAAGATTTCCTCGTCCGACAGACCCGCCAGCTTCTCATGCGTCTCAGCAACAGCCTGAACCTTGTTGGCCTCGTCGTAGAACGCGTGCAGGGCTGTGCGGCCGATCAGGTCGCCAACCGACAGCGCCTCTTGCGTGGCGTCATCAATTTCCTCACCGCCGAAGTCAGCCGAAGCCTCCTTCAGTAGCTCGCCCTTGTATGCCGCGAAGATCTCGCCCAGGTCCTCGTCCGACAGCGCGTTCAGGTCAACACCCTGCGCCTCGGCTACCTTCTCGATCTCAGCAACGATGTACTCGTCCAACGCTTCCTCGTCCGAAACTGTCTCAACAGTCTCCTGAACCTGGGCGGCGCTGGCAATCTTCTCATGTGTTCCATACAGCTGTGCAAGTAGCTCGTTCATTGTGTTCTCCAAGTGCTTGTTGTTTGCTGAGCAAGAGTGTCATCAAACCGTATTCGGGTTCTAACTATCGCTCTACGGGCCTTGTCTCCACTACTTAGCGGAGCATTTTATTAAGTAGGCCAGACTGGACAAGCTCTTTGTCCGCTATCTTGGCCAAGCCCGCTAAGACAGACATAGCAAGCACTGGATGCTTAGCTATGATGCTGTCGGCCGCTTTCTCCTGCTCATCGGAGCCCGAGTGGGCACCATAAATATAGGCTAGTGGAATAGCGCCAAGAAGGGCCAATGGAACAGCCGCTGAAGCTGTTTTTACTCCAAGGTTTCTTCTCACCAGACTATCTTCGAGCAGTTCACCGCGAACCGTCGCCAGTAAGTTTAACTCGCGTTCAGTAATATTGGCAACTATAGTACCAATTTTTTCTAGTAGCTGTTTTCTGTACCCATTGTAAGCGGCAGCCACCTTATCTAGAAGTGGTGTCTTAATCTTACGTAAGGGCTTCTTAGCCCTAGCCGTTTTTATGATGATTATTCTGCGTGATACAACAGGTTCAAAAGCTGAGCGCTCTTGTAGCATAGGCATTAGCGCAGACATTATGTTATGTGAGAACATGGATGGGTCGCCAAACTCTACACTCTCGTCTGTATCATTGCTATTACAGAAACAACAACCGCTGTCTGAGTATTGTCGCGCAAGGCTAGGCTTACCGACTATGTTCAGTACAATACGTTGAAATTCAGAGGGCTTAAGTACTATACCTGCCGATGACGCGGTAGTAAGTATTTTACCAAGATCACCGGACTCAGACATTTCGTCTAGAGTCTCATCTGGTATGTCTACTTCTTTCTCACCAGGGTCTACTACACGGGCAGAAGTCGCTCTTACACGCTTTAGAATCTCTGCGCTTTTACCTTTGGCTGCCAGCTTCATTCTAGATTTGAGAATATCTGATGCGGCAGTTAGGTTAACGTCTTCAGCCAGTTCTGCAGAAGAAGGGATACCAAATCTTGCGTGGGCGACTTTGTCCATCACAAAACTTGCCCTATCCGCGCCTATCACTACTATAGATAGGTCAAAGAATTTTGGCTTAGGGTTGTAGACAAACACCTTACGACCGTCAGGCAGCACTTGGCTTAGTTGGTCTCTGGCATGTTCACAATAGTCCTGTCTAGTGGCTGATTTGTGCCCACAGATGGAACACACGTCATATGCTACTTTACATCCCATACTAACTGCGGGCTTTTCTCCAGAACTAAGCCTATCCCACAGATCAGCATGCCCAACTTCCTTGCACTTCTTTTCATCGATCTCTATTACGAGCTCAACTCGGTGCATTACGAGGTTATAGGCTGAACATATAACCTTGCCATAGGACTTAGTTACATCCTTATTGCTGTGGTTTCTGTAGACGCCAGAATTGAGGAAGGTCTTGTATCCATACTCAGACGTACCATCAGGAGGATTAAGCTCTTTCTCCTCGAAGAAGTCACCATTGAAGTTGGAACCATAGTACTCGCCAGCACCCATAGCATTTACAAGTATGTAGATCTTACCGGGAGTTGACTTCAGGCCACTGATGCACTTTTGTACATCTGGGTGTACCACAGAAGCTTCTTTAACTAAGGGTGCGCCTGGGCGTATTATTTCTGAGAATAAACGCGAGTCATCACTTCCACTCACTGTTATAAGCTTATACATGATAGTACCTCGGCTGTGATGACCCGCGTAACTTCAGCTATTAATCGTTTTCGTGGCTCATAGACTGCAGATTTTTTGCCATCTCTAAGAAGCCAACATCACGGCGCTTACCTGAGTAGCTTAGGTTCTTTCTTATTTCTGACAGTGTCTTTACGTCAGCGCTTTGTATGCCCTCATCCTTGAAAGCAAGGGCTCTGCGTACAAACGCACCGGCGACTGTCGGATCTTTTGCCATCATAGGGTTGAACGTATGTAGCGTAGCAAAGCTCTTACGCACGACGTCCTTGTCTTCTCTCTTTAGACCGGGGTTTTCGGCCAACATCTTGTCGAAGCTGTGCTTGCGCTCGATGGGATTCTTTACGGCCTCATATCCCTTTGATGCGGCCATTACGCCGGTACCGAGAGCTAGACCACCTAGACCAAACCCAAGAGCGCGGCCCATGCCGAGTCTAACTTGAGATGATAGTGTGGGCTTGGTCAACCGCTTCATCGCTAAGGCACCTGCGCCGCCGAGCCCAGACAATATGAGCGACTTGGCTATATCTCCGCCGTGTGCGCTAGCAAATCTTCCTATGGCTCCTGGGGAGGCGGTCTTTAGGAGTCTTTCTCTAACTGACTTGCTCATTGTACGTACCTCTGTGTTTGCTAGTTACTGTTTTGGGCGGTTGTCACTATCAGCCGGCGGCTCTTTCTCTTAAACCCCACTGGTACTTACTAGTGGCGGGAAATCTTGGATCTTGCATTCTGGCGAAGATAGGAAGATTTTGTTGCGACTGCGCTGCGTCTCTAGCCAAAGAGCGCTCAAACTCTGCAGTGGGTTTTATAAGCGCGCTAGGAGCTAGAGGCTCTACAGCCACCTTAGCTAGGGCTTGTGGTGACAGCAACTCAGTTATGGGGCCCGGGAATAGAACCGGTGCCGCTGCGGTTGCCGCTAGAAATGGATGTTTCTTTGCGAAGGCAATTGCACTTCTGCCCAGTCCTTTACCAACCTTGACCGGAGCAGCCGCTACTCCGCCTACAATGGGAGCGGATGCTGCGAACAGGCCGCGTCCCGGTAGTTCTAGCAGCGTGTCTATACCCTTAATAGCTTTAGCACCTAGTGATATGCTTTTGGTACCACCGGTTAGAAAAGCTATTTTTACTAGCGTATCTCTGCGAGACACAGCTACCTCACTATTGTGGCATAGGTTGCGATGCGCCCGGTCCTTCAGGAGCTGGTTGAGGCACTGAAGGAACCTGTTCTGTGGTGTCTATGGGAGCACCTGAGAACAACTCTACAGTCGGGTTGGTATCTGGCTGGCCACGCAATAACGTTAGCATCTCTTCTATGGCAGCGCGTGTTCTCTGTGAAGTGTCCTCGTTGGATAACAACTTCTGAGATACTGCCTCTAGGTCTTGGACCAGTCCGGTGACCGGATTATCGTCTATCAGTTCGTAGCCAGCGGCCATCTTGTGCATAGACGATGTATCCATAGATCCGCGTAGCTCAGAGGCTATTATCGAAAATAAACCAGCAGAAGGATTAGCCTTAACTACGGCAGCGCCAATGGCCCACGGCTCTGTTCCGCTGACAATTTCTTGATGCACTTCTCTATTTAGCCGCGCGACCTTAGCTAGGAAGCGCGCCTCTAGTACTTCAGTTTCGGCTTTTAATTCAGCTAACTTATCTTTATGCGACAAGAAGCTACGTATGACCTCGTTTCTAGACGGGCCTGTAGAAGCCCGCTTCTCCAGCGGCTTTACCCCTAGCATCTTCTCTAGACTGAATCCCTCGCCACCCGGTACATACCGATTGGATGCAGAGCCAGTCCATGCTCTAGAAGCTGTCTTTTCTTGCACCGGAACGGCATCACTATGAATATTACGCGAGATAACTGAGGCGTCTGCTACAGGAAATGCGACGTTCTTCTCGTACGGCTGTCGAAACTTGATAAGGAACGTTTCGTTGTTAGCAAACTCTGCTGCGCGCTTTATCTGCTCGTAGTTTAGTCCGGCCTCTTTCGCCATCTCAGAAACTGTATCATTTAGTGGCGTGCCGTTCTCTACATACGCCTTTGCCGCAGCCTTACCAATTGACTGAAGCTCGACAGAGTTTGCGCCACCGGCGCTTTTCTTGGACATAATGTAGTCTACTAGGTTCATTACAGCCTCCGAGTAAATAACATACTACCAGTTATGTACGTCTACGATAGCCCTTAGCGCGATGGCTCCTTATCTGGAGTCAAAATATCTGGCCTCGGGTACACGACCATACTCGCTAAAAAAGCATACAAAAGGGAGTGCGCTATATCATCTGGTTGTCCGGGAGTTCTAATTATTGTACTGGAGCCCGTCTTCTCGCTTCTTTCAAGAAGTAGGCTAAGGATATCAGGAGCTGCTGTGTGCTCCCATAGTTCCCATCTTGGAAAAGAAAATACATTGGTTCTGTTTATGGCATTTACTAGTGCCATCAAAACCTCTGTTCTGTTGGCCATCCATCGCATCAAAGAACTGTCAAAGTATATTTTCTTAGTATTTACATATTGATACCGGAGAATCTTTTGTAGTCCGTATCTTCGTATAAGAGTATCATTTCTGTCTAATCCGCCACCATAGTCACAACCTACTAGATGCACTTTGTATTTATCTATGAGTGAGCATATTGTATTAACAACATTTGCAGGTTCGGCCTCCATACCCGTTAGCCTCTTCATGTAGAAGACCATGACCTTCTCACCGGCGTAACCTATTATGCTTATTGCCGTAAAGCTGCTGGTCTCAGAACCTCCGCCCCAGTCTACGCCCATGAACAGAGGCGTCCTACCTACGGCGTTCTTAATGGTGTTCTCATCAATACTACTGTCAGAACTATCAATCAGCGCTTGCTTATTTACTAATTTTTCTCCGGCGTCATAGCTAAGTCCCAACACCTCGTTATGAAATTTGGACATGGGATATTTAATTTTCTTGTCGTAGACTTCCTCCCAAGAAAGCCATGAGACCATTGGTTGGGCAATCCTGTAGCCTTCATACGGTATTATTCCGTTCGGAGGATTACGTAGCCAGTTCTCATCTCGCATAGAAGCCCACCCAGCGTCTGGATGACGAGGGTTTATGACTTTACCGCATCTAGTACAGCTAAGACCTTTGCGCTGCACTGAGTCATAGACAATTATATTCCAGTGCCTATAGTCCCCGCCTCCACAACTATCGCAGGGTATTACCCACTCATACTGTGTAGAGAACTGTGCCCAGTAATGCTCTATGGGATTATCAAAGGTTTTGGGGGTGCCTGCGTATTCTTTGGTTTTCAGCGTACCGTGAGAAATACACTCCTCAAGAACTGGTAGAACGTCGAGCAGGATGTCCTGTATCTCGTCTACAACTAACTTGTCGGCGGAAATACCGCGTGAGCTATCTGCGTCATAGTGTGCGTATCGAAACGTTATGCGACTACCTGTGTTAAATACCTTTAGAAGCACATTATCGACTACGCGCTTCTTACCAGTATTACGCATGTAGTTCTGTAGAACAGGCGACATCTCTATAGGAGTGGCGATACGCTCGCTAGAGAAAACCGTGGTCTGTTGTTCCGATGGAGTTACATACAATGACCTAATAAAAGGTCGAAGTACTGAATACGAAATCAGCTTGTTACCGAGAGTAGTGCTCTTCTCGCACTGACGTCCAAACTTTAAAAGAAGATTTTTGGCGGGAGTATCGTAAATAGGAATTAAGTATTCTCTTCCGGTAAAATCAAAATTGGATAGTATGCCTTCGTGGTTGGGCATTCTAAACGCGTAGTTGGTGTACTCAGAGGGGAATAAGTCTATGGGTGAGGGCATGGAGTCCTGGCAAGAGGAAGTTATCGCAACCCTGTCGCGCGCTATAGGCGCTGATCTACAGAGATACTCTGTAGAGCAAGATGAGCTTGTACTTTACTTAGATCCAGGAGTAAATAAAACTACCTATGAGAACATCAAATTATTTCTTTCCCTTCGTCCCGGGCTAGGTCCGGTGTATGGCCAGATGAAAGAACATCTGGTTCGTGTGAAGAGTAAGCGGAAATAAATTTGTCACAAATAAAATCGGCGCGTACAAAGTCATCGAACTGACTGCACTTGCCGTCATCCGCCGGCCATCTCATTTGTAGTAGGTAGAAGAAATAGCATTGTGAGCACGACCTAGACGAATCGCGGCTCAATTCAAGGTTTCTATCTCGATCTTTTAGTTCAGGCATTAGCCCTACTTAGGAGTCTCATATTTATATGGAGACGGGGAGATCATACGTGCAAAGAACCCCTGCTGAGGAACTTCTTCGGGATATAAGTACCGCACTTTTCCAGTAGGAGCAATCTCCTTTCTTACGTACTTGTGCGGTTCTTTCAGTGCCGAATAATACTGCTTGTTAGTCTTATACTTCTCGGCAGCTACGTCATACATCCACTCATCGGTTGTACGTGGTTTCTCTGCGCCAAGTATTCTACGAAATAAAGATGGCTGCTCACTAGCAGGCGCTACTGACTTATAGCGACGTACGTCTACGACGCGCTGCTCAGGAGGTCTGTGCGCTTGACCGCCTAGGCGACGTGCACGAGCTTCTGCTTGCAAGATGCGCTCTGGATTGAAGTGTCCGTCTAGTGCGTAGAAGGCGGTTGCATTCTTTAGATCTAGTCCTTCTGCGCCTGCACCAGAAATGACTATGACGCGCTTCTTACCTTCCTTAAACTCGTTCACGCCCTGCTGTCTAGAAGTTTCTGTGACGTTGGTGCCGTTGACTTCTGTACCCTTACCTATAAACAGCGCGTGGTCTATTCCAGCCTTACGCAGTCCGGCGTCTAGAACATCAACACCGCCATTAACAAGATTGGTATATAGCACTACGTTGTTATCCGGCTTTTCGGCCAAGTGCTTTACCGTATCTTCTATTATGCGTCTAACCTTAGGCGTCTTCTCAGCGGCTTGTTCTGGCGTTATGTCTTTGCGACCCATTCCAACAGAGTTGGCTATTTGTCTAGCCTGCCCTATCTGAGTAAATATGCGCTCAGTGTCTCTAACCGAGATATTAGGGTCTCGTCTTTCTATGTATTCTGAAATTGGCCCAAGTTTATTAAGCGCTAATTCATATAACTTGTACTGCTCTTCAGACATGGGAACAGGTACTTCTTTCACCTGTTTCTTTGGCATGTCATTACCGGACACATCTTCAGTGGCTACGAAGTCTACTTTTGGATAAACAGCTTTGACGAACGCTGGGGCGTTCTTTAGACCTACCTGTTTCTTAGTAGACCCTGTGAACGACTTTATGGCACCAATAGTTCTAACGAACTTGGTGTTGAACTCTTGCGACGTAAGATTAGGGTTATTCTCAGATAGTGCTAATAAAGGCGCTATCTCTGATGGCTTATTGTTTATGAAAGACGCAGTAAGACCTATAAAGTTCTTAGCTTTCTGTCTACCAGCAACAAGAGCTTGATGCGTGGACGCTTCAGCATTTCTAACGCGGTGATACTCGTCAACGATCATAGTGTCAGCGCCAGCGCGTTCCATTATCCCTACGGGATCTTGTCTAAAAGTCTCGTAGCTAACGACGTTGTACTGTGCGTTAGGGTCTATCTTATTTGGCTGGTTGGCTATATTGGCTTTACTGGTCGTAAACTTAGTAATGCTGTCAAAGAAGTTATTACGTAAGCCAGCTGGAGTGATTACAACAGCCTTCTTGGCCTTGCCTTCGTCCCGCATCTTCTCAAAACCGTAGATACTGGTGAGCGTTTTACCAGTACCCATGGCATGAACCATTATCATCTTACCGTTGTTCTCCTCCAGGCGCTTGACCGCTTCTACTTGGTGCGGCTTAGGCGTGAACTCGGGTATCATAGTAGGAACACCAGAGCCACTTTTTGGTGCGGCCTGGGGTGCCTGCTGTTCAGCAGCGGTCTTTAAAAGAAGGTCGTAGAACCCAGTCACGGTTCTCCTTGTTTCTTTCTTGATAGTATAGCGTTGCCCGCGAGACCGACACCAGCACCAGCGCCTAGTGGTAGAAGAAGCGCTTTTGGCGTATCTTTTATAATACGCTTGGCGCGACTAGTGTCTTTACCAGAAGCTATTGTACGCTTTATCGCTCCAACACCACGTGCTATTTCCTCATCTCTTATTGCCGTAACCAATGGTTTAAGACTACGCTCCATCATAGTAGTGGCGGGCGATAAGCCTATTTCCATTCCAAGCGTAGGCTTGAAAGCTTTGCCTGGAAATACTCCGTACCGTATCCCTTGGTGCGTGGACTTAACTATCTTCTCCTTAACAAAGGGAAGGGTAGTCACCATGTTCTTTATGCCGCTAAGCGCTCCGTGACCACCGGCCATACCAGCCGCGGTCCCTAGGACACCTGGGCCACTGGCGGCTAGACCAGTCATAGCCATTAGATGAGGATAGTTCTGCTTCAGCCATCCGGGCTCTTTTTCAAGTGCGCCTAGTGCGGTGGGTAATCCCTTTTCAGAATATGGGTGACCACCATGTAGAGCCCACTTACCTACTTCCTTTAGCTTGCCACCCTTAACGTAAAAAGGGCGCTCACCTACTGCCATAGATATTCCGCCTAATAAAGGGGCGGTGAGTGGGTTAAGCTCTCCCTCCGCTCCTTTTAAGGTATCCGGTCTATCTATGATGAACTTCTGCATTTTCTTTAGAAATGCTTCTCTCTCACCAGGGGCTTTCTCTCTTAAAGATCGTCCAAGCTTTATGCCTAGTTCTCTGTAGGCCATAGACTCTGGAGATACTCCGCCTATACCAACGCCAAAGTTGGATAGAAACTTAGCTCCCATAGGGGCTGTACCGTAGCCGTACAGACCCTCCTGAATACCTAGACCTACTTGTCTGGAGCGAGCACGGTTTGTTGACTTCTGCAGCGAAGCTACAGCTTTTTCCCCTAGGAGCTTCTTCAGAAATCCTGACTGTGCTTTGTAGCCATAGCCTGCGCCAGTAACGGTATGTTGTAGGAGACCAGGCCCTGCGTATCCTAAACCTATTTCTTTACCCGCGTGCGCTGCGGCCGATCCGCCCATACTTAGTAGCGCGTCTAGGGCTGCTCCAACCGGAACGGCTGCTTTTTTCTCTTTTGGAGAAAGAACGTCTACCGCCTTGGCTAGAACTAAGCCTCCTAGGACACCGCCAGCAGCACCACCTAAACCTGCCGCAGTTATTTTACGCAGATTGGCTGGAGTCAGACGAAGTCCTTTTCCCTTAGCAGCTATTTGTGCCGCCTCCTCTATTGAGCGGCTTATAGCGCCTACACCAGCACCAGCAGCCACAGGGGCTAGATATTTCATAGCTGGGCTACTATCTGACTTGCTTCTACCAGCGGCCACACCAAAAGTGGTGGCAAGAGCTAGAGGTATTTTATACCCGGCGCGAATACCAGCGCGCATGCCACCAGACGTGGCCGCGGCTATAGGATTCATACCAGAGGATATACCTTCTACACCGGCCTCCAAGAAACCCTTGGCAGCCGCCAAACCGGCAGTAGATCCTGCGACTAAGGCAAGGCCTCTTCTCTTATCGTCTTTGTTCTTCGATTCAAGTAGGCGAGTACCTTTCACAAAGAAAGGAGCACTAAGTATTCCAAGTCCTGCCCCAAGAGCGCGTCCAGCCCCTCTACCCTTAAACCCCTGGCGCAAATACGTACCAAAGGCTCTATTACCGCCTAGAGCTTTGTTTTCTACAGCATACTCTAGGGCACCTTTAGGAAGATCTCCGACTACCGCTTTTAGCCCAAATACGGGAGCTGCCGCGGCAACTGCTGGTAAATAACCGAGATCTTTCTTCTTGTTACCCGCCATTTCCTACCTGCGCTGCTAAGATCTTAGTAAGCAACGATTCTAGCATAGCATCTGTAGGTTTCACAGGTAGATTGGTCAGTTCTACATACCAGGAATCGACCTCTGGTACGTATTCAATGATAGAAATATACCCAGCCATGCTGACTAATCCTGCCTTAAGAGCCGACGGTGTATTACTGGGGAATACTTTATCTTTGTTATTTGGCCAAACGTGGATACATACCTTGTCTGATCTAATGACGTAATCAAAACGTAGTTCATCATTCTTGGTGTTGGAAGATACTAGCTCGGGGAACTCTAGTTTGGATAAGTCTATTGCGTTAAACACTACACTACTCCTTAGTGAGCTTGTTATTTAATGAAGCAACTGATGAGATTTCGCGACGTCCTAGTTTAAGGGCAAATGCGTTTAGATCCTCAACGGTGGACTTGATTGCGTCCTCGTCGCGAGATAAGAACTCTGCAGACTTAAATACTGTCTCGGCCCACATCTTAGCAGCCAGTGCGGTCTCTTGACCATTGCCATATGAACTAAGTTCTCTAAACCGCATGGCCGATTCATAGAGCATATTGGAGATTATTCCTCGCTGCTCAGTTTCTTTTATGTAACCTAACTTCCATAGGGCAAATTCTTCTCCTCTAAGAAGACCCTGCTTTAGCTTCTTACCGTGTTGGCTATCCTTACTGTCTAGAAAATATATTTCCCAGTCGTAATTAGAAAGTAAGTTTACATTCCAAAAGTAATGCCGGTACATACCGATGACTGCTTCTGGGACAATGCGCTTAAGTATTACTTCTAGATAATGCGCAATATCTGCGTCCGTCATACCGCTTATGATTAAAAGTTCCAGCGCGGGTCGAAGTCTATATTCAGACAACAACTCACGCGCAGCAACTGCATCTGGATCAGATACAGCCAACCCTTTTATCTTCAGTCTACGTAGTGTAGGGATATCGGTAATGTGACGTCTTCCACCTAGCTCAGCACGTAACCTAGTAAGATATTCATCTTCTGGTACGGGCAGTTGGTGGAGCTCACATAACTCTCCGATCTGCTCAGTAGTGGCCTGCGCAGATACGAGAAGATATTTTAGCCAATATTCGTATGGGAGGCGCATGGTCCATCAGGTGAACGTCTGTTCATCTGTAGGCAAGCTTAGGCGTATTTGTAACTTTTTCAAGCCCTGTATAGCTCGGTCCAGGCTTGTCACTGATGATGTTAGTGCGTTTTCCGGTATGTCTGGTACGCCTATGCGTGCTCCAACCAGCGTCTCGGACAGCTTGGCGAGTGCGTCTTCCAGAGTAGGTATAAACTCTATGTAAGTGTTTATATTCTCCGGAGTGACAAACTCTAGCGACAATACCGCGTCTATGGTGTCGGGGGCGGCTAACACGGCTGCCTCCTTAACCAAGGAGGCGCGTATACCTGTTATGTCTATGAGAGCTGACGCCTTCTTTTCTACAGGCTTCTTCTTCGCTAGGGTGTTAACCTTCTTCTTAGGTACTACGCGCATAGTCGAGTACGAAGAAGAACCACACATCTTAGCGACCTTCTCCTTAGCACCCTGAGCAGTATCGCCCAGCGCCAAGAACAGAAGACCAGTAGACGGAGCATCGCTCGTTGTATGGACTAGTGTATCCTCTTCATTTAGAACGTCTACACCACCACGAGCATTGGACTTAACTGTGTACGCTCCAGCGAGTTCCTTAAGCGCACTAGCAAACTTCAGCTTATCCTTGTCGCTTATGTATGAATCGCCTTGTGTTATCGGAATGAACTTGGCTGAAGACGGGATCAGCATCTTGTTGCTGCCGTAAGAAGCAAGCTTGCTGACTGCTGCTTCTTTCAGCAGGTAGCGCTGACCTAGGTCTGTATCAGCCTGGTGTACGTTTCCATCCGCGTTGAGAAGAGTAGCTCTTACTGTTAGCGGCTCAGTTACGATATCACCGATAATAAAAACGCCGCGACCGTGAGGTTCTCTACCTGAGAGAACTGATGTATCGATATTGCCGCATCTTATTCCGGCTATCTTCTCTTGCAGAGAAGTTCCTGCTGCGCCGACCACAAGAACAGCATCTGTACGCTTTCCGCCTAGAGTATGCACGTTATCTAAAACAACGACTCTTTCGGCTTTGGCTGTCTTGGTCATTGCCGCGTATACACCGGAGCCAGAAGCTGTAGCTACCTTGTTCAAGGCACCAGTGTCTGTGGATACCTGCTCTAGCGGAGATGTGGAATCGGACAGGTATGCGACACCGTTAACCAGCGCTTCTTGGCGTATCGCTAGGGGTAGCAACTCTACATCTGCACGGGCTAGCTTCACTCTGTCCTGTGCTACGGCAATACCTTCTTCGTTCTCAAGCATACGGTCTAAATAGAAACCGTCGCTGTTTTTAGTAACCAAGCACGCCGAAACGTTTAGCTCCGCAGGGTCTTCTACATATTGTACAGGCTCAGCCGAAGCTATTTTCCGCAGGGAGTTGGCAAAGTTCGTGCTCTCTTTTACTGAGTACATCAGCTCTGGAGAGTTCTGTATACCCGCCAAGAAGGCGGCTACTTTCTCTGAGGATACAGTGGGAACTACGGCCTCCAGTATGGACGCGCTCGCTGTCTTGGATTGACCGTAACGCGGGTTGAGGAACATGTCCTCACCAGCGATAGGGAATCCACCGCCAACGCCTATTTGTGCCTGTGCTGGGAGCGAGCTCTTGGCTACTGCGCTTACATTGCTAGCGCTAAATAAAGAGGCGGCTACTCTGCCCTGTGTTAACGGCTGAAATCTACCATCTGACGTGATAAACACATCAAATGGGAATACGCGACGGCCTGAAACAATAATTGGTATTCTGATTGTGGGTGTGTCTGGATTAGGAACCGCTGTCATCGGCCGAGCTACAAAGACACCGTACATATAACCAGCAACGTCATCTTGCTTATGTATCTGTACGTTTACAGAGTACTCGCTAAGAAATTGGTGTTGGTGCATAAGAGCGGCGAGAAGTTCTGTCGGGTAGTTGTTTGGGTCGTCGCCCAAAGTACCACGAACAGCTGCAATCTTATCGAATTTTGGGCGATCGACCTTTCTTACTACTGCCATAACACACCTCGTTGGAAATAGCGTAACTTATTACGAGCGATAACGGTAGTTGTCTGCCTGCCTACATTTTAGTCTGACGATGCTTACACGCGGCATTAGTTAGTATACTGTAGTCTCAGCGTCTATTGACGGTTTGCATATTTCACAGGAGACACAATGGAAGCAGAGCTAATACTTAAACTGCCGGACGGCACGACCAAGACTATTCCCTTGAAAGATGTGACCTTCAACACGACCTATATGGCGGGCGGAACTACGGAACAGCCCGCACTGGTCGGTCGAATCGCCCTGTATGGTGAGCTTGCAGATGCTACCCCCGACCCTTCAGTGACCTAGCAGTCATGTCCTCTTAGTTGCGGGCAGCCATGATGCGCCAGGTTCCAGACGGCGGAGTCAGCGAACCGGCGGTAAAGTTACGGAACCCGACTTCGAGTGTATTCGACGCCGATACGCGCGCCCACATGATGCCCAGACCGGACATGCTTGCGGGCGGCGACAGTGATACGGCATAAGGCACAATTAGCCCCGTAACTGTGAACGTCTGGACGGACTCACTATTGGCAGAAACCGCGGTTGGGGTCAACGACTGGGAGTAAGTCGCGCCGCGCAGCAGCTCTTGACGGTCTGTTGAAATGGTCGTGTACCATTTCGTGCCGTTGTACTCAATGCACCCGTCTTCAGGTGTAGCCATAACGGTACCGGAGTTGATCTTGATAGGTGCTGTATTTGCGGAAGCCGTTCCGGCCACCAGGTGCAGGGATGCGGTAGCGTTGGTTACGCCGATACCCACCAGACCCGAGCTGTTGATGGTCATACGCCGAGTGCCGAGGTTCCAGAACGAAATAGATACAGCGTCTGCCGTGTAGATATGAGCACCACCAGCGTATGTACTGGCGCTAGAGCCCGCTCCGAAAATCACATTACTGACGGCGGTGCTGCACTTGAACCCGGCAACCGCCGAGGAGCCTGCGTTCTGGTTGCTGACAACAGGACCAATCAACGCGTTCGAGGACAGCGTCATGGTCAGGACAGCAGTAGAATCTGTGTATGTAAGGTTCGCGCTGTCGAGAAGGCGTCCATTGGTCGTGCTGAAAGGAATGCGCCCGGAGGTCAGGGTGGCGTCACAGATTGCAAGCCGCTTGCGTGCGGTGCCGGTGGAGATCGTGAGCAGCAAGTCGTCGGTCAAGAATTCAACCGCGCCGGCCTCGGGTGCCGTCAGCAGCGACCCGCTAACGAATTTGACCGGCGACGTGCCCGCTGTCGCAGACCCTGTCCGCAGCACCAAGGTGCCGGTCATCGTGCCGCCGGCAAGCGGCAGCTTGGTCGAGTCGGTCGCGGTGATTGTGTTCTCCGTCATCGACGTCACGCGCCCCTTGGCGTCGATCGTGACCGTCAGTGACTTGGTGGCAGACCCCAAGGTAGCCGCAGTAGCAACCGCTGCCAG